TTAGATGGCGCCTAACAGCGCCGCAATTTTAGCAAGATCATTGTGATTTTTAGCTTCATGGATGTAGTATTCATCAAGCATATACCAAATGACCGGATATTTTTCTTCAAACTCTTCCGCTTTTGTTTCAAAATCTGACTTAGCGGTTTCTACGAGTCTATTATAAATCTTCTGACATAAAGCTAATTTATCGGCGTTTTCACCTGACCCGTGAATAGACCCGTTAAACGACTTAACAAATTGATTTAATTCTACAGAAGACTCCCAATCTTTTACATCATAGAAATTCTTAATCAATGGAGTCAACGCTTTAATTGACAGAATATTGTTAATTTGACGTCTAGATGTAGTAGAAGGTGGAATCACATCAGCATCAACTTTATCAATCAATTCAATGAACTTATTGATGAACTCATCCATCAGAGGGTCTAATGCAGCATCTTGCGCGTATTTCATTGCGGCCGGACGAATCATCCAGAACTCTGAAACATTCACGTAATCACAAGCACCTTTAATATTTGTCTGATCAAACGAAGTCTCATTGCCACTTGGAAATTCAACGATAGAATCACGAGAAATCCCTATCGCGTAGCCTTCAAGTTCTCGAACTTCATTAGCACTCATACAGAACGAATCAACTTCCCATTTTCCATCAGTCTTAGTCCACTTATGGATATTTGGAGATTTAGGACGCTTAGCGCCTTCTTTGTCTGAATTGCTTGCATTCAGTTCAGCATCTTTAACTCGTGCTGGTTCCATATCAGAACATTTAAATTTGATGACTTCATCACCTTCAAACAGCTTAGTGATTTCGTTCATCACATGAACTTCTTTTTCATTATCCGGATTTACCAAGATAACATAGCAGTACTTATGAATATCAAGAGCATACATACCACGAATAGTAGAAGCACGACGAGATGGTTTATCATCAATCATGAACACTACTTTCTTGTTATTAATTGAGAACAAGCTTTGTGCTGAAATTCGGTTACGAACGTTCCACGAGCTTGAGATTCGTTTACGTTCAGCATCTGAACCGACATAATAAGCTACCATATTCGCGTTGTAGACCAAGTTCTCTACTTTGCTATAATGGAACATCGATACCCAGTCTTGATATGGTTTATCTTGGATAAGAATAGAACGAGTACCCAAAATAGTGCGTTGACGGTGGTTAAGTTCTTGTAATTCACGAGATAACTGGCGTTTATTTTCAATCGTCTGGAAACGTTCCAAATCAGCAGCTAACGTTATATTTTCAAGATTGTTAACTTTATTTCTGATATTCTCGATAGTCTCTTCATTATAAGAGAGTTCTTCGCGAGATGGAGTAATATCCAGTTCACCTAAGTCAAAGTGAACATAAACTCGCCCATAACGGTTCAAAAGCCAGTCAGCTTTGATGTCAGGAATTTCGCTCATCTTAATAGGATAAACGATACGACCATAAACCGCGTACAATGACTGATCATTTTCAAATGGGCTTGAATCAAGACTGAACCACTGTTTTTCTGGAGTGAATTCAGGGAAATAATTGATTTCAACCTTCGAGCCAAGAATTTTAGGTTCAACACCGGCAAATGTGCGGAAAGTTCGCTTGATTTCTGTTTCCCATTTAGAGATATCATCAGTCTTAACCGGAACAGTGATTTCAATACCGGTTACATCATCTTCGCCCATCGGTTCATTAAACAGAGGAATGATTTCTGGACCAAGGTTTTTCATGATCGCGGTGTAACCCATTTTGCGACCATTGTGGCATGAAACGATTGTGAATGTTTTGGTGTAACTAAATGGAGATTTAGAACCAAGACCCATTGCACCGATAAAATCATTTGAATCAGACTTTGTTGAAGCGAAGTAAGTGTTATACAAACCAGGCTTACCATCGGCTCCACGAATCTGAACATCAGACAGACCTGGACCAAAATCACGAATAACAAAACGTGGGTCCAAACGAGTAGGAACTTTAACTTCAAATGGACGAGTTTGACCATTCAGCTTATGAGCATCAAGACAGTTCGTCGACAATTCACGTACAATTGCGTAAGGTTTGTTGGTGTACAACTTATCTGAAAGAAGGATAAATGCCTTAGCGTTGTTTTCAATTCCGAAAGCAGTTGCTTGCTGGTTTGCAGAGCCAAATACTACTTCCTGTTCTTGGGAAATAATCATATTGTTCCTATCAGTTTTAGTTATGTCGTTTAATTAAGTCTGCAACTTCGAGAAGTTCATCTTTAGTTGCGGTGTCGTTTTTAATTTTAATACGAATTTCAGAAAAGCGGTCTTTAAAGACTTCAGCTTCGTTAATATCGAAGAATCGTTGAATGATTCTATACTCACGGAATACTGCATCATCAAAGAGTGTCAAATTCACGTTATAACTTTTCATTACCAACCTCTCTGAGAATCGCTGCGAATTCTCTTATAGTGTATTTTTCACGAGCTGAATAGACCAGCTTCAGTGCTGTTTGTTGTAGGTTAACTGGAATGGCTTGGTTACTTTCTACCAGTACAGCAATATGTTCTATCATCCTCGAGAATTGATTTAACCAGAGATCATCTGGTGTATCCTTGAGTTTATCCAGGTACATCTTCTTACTGTCTCGGATTGTTGCTGCTACGTTGTCTAAATTAACATAGCTTCCATTAAGCATTTTCATAGGTCACCATACAAAAATGGGACTCCCGAAGGAGTCCCTAATACTTACCAAGTGGCCCGTGATACCTGGCCATATACTTTCTTGAAAGAGTTATCAATCTGCCTTACACGAATTGTGACCCAATCACCGGGAAGTGGTAATGCATCAGTCCACATATAACCGTAACTTCCATCTACGAGTGTAATCCAAGCTTGCGACATAAACTCTCCTTATTATTGAGCAAGATTGCTCATGTGTATTTATTCGCTCATCCAGACCTTGCGAGGAGCTGCATCATTACCCATAACCATTTCAAACAATTCTTTCCAGTTATCAGGTAAAGAAACTACATCATATACTGGTTTTTGAATAACTCGTTCATATTCGTCTTCTTCTAAAGAACCAAGACCTTTGATGTAACGAAGTTTCCAACCAGATAATTTATCTTTCTCTGCTTCATATTCAGCAGCAGAATAGTACCATTTCTGTTCAGAACCCTTTGACATAATGATGACTGGAGTTTTAACGAAACGAATGCGCCCTTCTTCAAACAGACGAGGCCAATTACTGAAGAACCCTAACAGACTCGGATAAATTGAACCAACACCATCGACGTCAGCATCAGTCATGATAGCGATATTCTTATAGTTCAGAGTATCAAACTCTTCACCGATTACCAATCCAGTGATTGCGCAAATATCGAAGATTTCTTTGTTCTTCATTGCTTCAGCAGCTGTCATTCCCCACGTGTTCATAACTTTACCACGCAATGGATAACCACCATGAAGATCGCGATCACGAGTGTTAATCAAATAACCGATAGCTGAATCACCTTCTGTCAGGAATAAAGTAGTCTCAACAGAATCATCACCATATTTAGAAGGTTTGATATGTTTTGCTACCTTAGCTTTCTGCGCCTTCTTTGCAGCCTTAGTTTCTGCCGCTTTCTCTGCCGCCAATTTACGAGCCAACATAGCTTCAATAATCGGCATATGAATCGCTTCGGCTTTCAGAACTTGTTGTGCAAGTTTCTTGTAGTCCAGATTCATATGAGTTTTTACTTCGCCCCATGGAGAAGTCAAACGCTCTTTAGTCTGAGAATCAAAACGCATATTACTCATATCACGAACGAATACAACCAGAGTTAAACACTCTTTGATACGAGCTTTATTGACGTCCAGTTTGTACTTACGCTTAAGCATCGGGATAAGCTCATTACTCAGTTCATCGATAATCAAATCAACATGAGAACCACCCTTGCTTGTATGAATATTGTTCACATAACTCAGATGACGAAAACCATCGTCAGAACGACCAATCGCCATTGAACAATTATCTTCATCAAATACGATAGCTTCATCATCGAATTGCTTAGCGTATTTCTTGAAGTTACCCTGTACTTTCTTACCCATGAATTTGAATTCAATATCGGGGAATACTACTGACAGAGTTTGAAGACGATCATGAATAATATCTTCATCAATTTGAGTCAATCCAGTACTTTCAAAATGACTAAAATCTGGAATAAATGAAACTATTGTGCCAGTCTTAGTTTGAATGTGCTCTTTCTTTTCTGCTGGAACAGTTTCCCATGAAATATTTTCAGCACCGTTAGAACAACGAACTACAATTTCATTTTTACCATCACATGTTGCACCAGCGAAAGTGACTGAGAAAATGTTGGTCAGAGCACTGCCCACGCCATTCATACCGCCAGTTTTTCGTTCAGCATCATCACCGAAGTTACCACCAGCTCGAGGTCGAGTCCATGCGGCGACTGGGCCTGGAATAGTATCTCCTTCGGGAGTAACTACATCAGCTTGAGGAAGTCCACGACCATTATCAGTTACAATAATTTTGTTGCCTTTGAGGTCAACAGAAATTTTGTTCGCAAACTTGAAGTTAGTACGAATTGCTTCATCCACCGAGTTATCGATGATTTCATCAATCAGCTTAATTACTCCGGGAACATATTTTACTGGACCGAACTTACCGAACATAAAACGGTCATGTGATTCATGAGCCGAAGAACCGATGTACATACCACTACGTTTGATAATATGCTCACGGTCACTAAGAATTTTAATTTCGTTATTGATCATTTCATTTCCTCGTTTAGTGGTGAAATATTATCACGGATTTAGTAAAGCATTTAATTCAGCTTTGTAACGAATCAAATGATCAAAGGCTTCATTACCTTTTATTTCCTTATGACATTTGTTTGCGTAATACAGACCGTAGTTTTGTTTATAAGCTTCGAATATTTTCCAATCGGCTTTTGAAATATCAGAATAAGCATATACTGCATACGTAATATTAGTATCTACACCATAAGTTTTATCGAGTTGTATTACAATATCTCTGATTTCAACTTCATAATATTTTTGAAGCCAAATCGTCTGACCTGTTGTGATTCGAGTAGGCCACCAAGCAAATCGATAACGACTAATAGCACGTTCAACAACTTCAAGATGAGCTTTAGCTTGTTTTTGAGCAGTTGTTAATCCGAAAATCATATATCCTCCAATAGGGCCGAAGCCCTATTTACAATGCTTACAATTTTTGTTTTTGCAACCTAAAACTTCATGAGGAAAACGTCTGCCTGAAGCTAGTAGTCGGATATTTTTCTTCATACCACGCAAATGCTTTGGAGTGATTGGAGCAGTGGTGTAACTTGTCAATGTACGAGTACAAATCTTTAATGTAGTAATAAAGCACAAACGATCTTCATACTTGTGCTTGCCAAAGCTTTTAATAATTTCCATCATTCAAACCTGATAGTTGAGTTCTTAATAAAAATGCTTGAACAAACAGCACCTTTAACTGGAATACCTGTAGGGCCAACAGCTGTAAATCCAGTGGCTTGAGAATCATCTTTACCACAAGAGAAGAAGCTATACCCCGTAGTCTGGATGTTTGTGAACCCATTGGCCCGAAGTACTTTAACAGCATTGTCAGCATCAGTGCAACCCGACAATGCAAATACAACAGCTAGAGCAATCAAAATATTTTTCATTTCACAGCCTTTTTGATTTTAAAAACTCGCCCATCAGCGAGTTTGATGATTTTAGTTTCACCTGGTTTGATGGTGAAGTTGCGAGCTTTTGGATTCATTTAAATTTAATCCGGTTTAGAGAATCAATCAGCCAAAGACGTTCTTCTTCAGAAGAAATAGAACCAATAACAATTCGGCCTTCAACTTCGATTTTAGGCATTTCGGCTTCCGCTACATCTTCTTCAACTTCATAGACGCAATCATCGATAGGAGATTTGAAATCGCGATTACATTCTACTTCTTTGAAATGTTTACGTTCGTTTTCAAAAAGTAAAAAGAGCTCGTCGCAATTAAAGCCATACATCTCGCGTGCAACGTTAGTGTCAACAATAGCGCCATTTGAAAGAACAACTTCGCTTACTTGAAATTCTTCGTGATAGCGCTCTTTATCTAGACGGCTTACTTGAAACAGTCCGTCTGTATTGCTTTCAATAACTTCGCGGATACGGCCATTAGTTCCTGATTGAAACGTTTCAGCATTAGCAAATGCGTAAGTCTTTCCTAATTCCCATTTCATAGATTACTTCCACCTGATTTTAAGTTATCGTAAAAGCCGCCATGAACTGATTTAGGAGCAGCTACAGTACGTTTTGCAAATCCAACAAATTTGCAATCTTTGTTTGTGCAATTCATTGGCTCATCACGTTCGGAGATCTTTTTAATCTTTTCAAAAGTGTCCCCACACGGGCATTTATAGTTATAGACTGGCATCTGGAATAATTCCTTTCAACATTTTATAGGCTGAAATTGCTTCAGAAAGATTAGTGATAACTAACGTAGTGTGAGGCACTGGAATATCATCAGTGATCATTTCTGAATCTTCAAATTTTTCATCATTTGCGGCAGCCATCTGCTGATCAATTCGAGTCAATGAAGGCTTAGGGTTCACTGGATTTCCGTTAGGCTCGACTTCGATGAAGAATCCAGCTTCATCGCTCGACAGATAAAACTGGCAATCATCGTTTTCATGATAGACTTTGCCAGTAGATTCAAAACGGACTTTTTCTACTGCATCCCAACTATTGACCTGAATAGCTTCAAATACTCCACCATTTGCTTCAATGACGTTTACAATATCTTCATTTGAGTGATGGTAGCGCTCAAAATCATCACGAGAACTATTACCACGGAAAGCATAGAATTTATTTTGTTTAAATCGCATTAGATAACTTCCTTCCAATAAGTTGTGCCAGCTTCAGTGATGTGACGAACTGCAGCGTAAACCGCCCGAGTTCCTTTATACACGTAAGCGTATGTAGTGTGCTCAAGATGACCAGATACATCTTTCTGAACTACAGTAAGATCAAGGTTGAAGAGGATATCTTCGAATTGGTCTTGAGTGAGTTGCTGTTTCATTTTGTTTCTCCATGTTTGTTGATAGGGCTATAGTATCATAGCCCTTCGGGAAAGTAAACGGCAGAGTTACACTGTGATGTGTTTTCCTGCGATGCGGGTAGGATTACGTCGGAGAGCACTCAAAGGGATGATAGCGTACTGGCCTTGGTAAACGATGTTCGCGACTTCACCATACTCTTCATCGGTGTAGATCAAAGATACCATAGCGTTTTTGTTTTTACATAGACACTCAAATTGATCACGTCCTGGAGTACTATAATGAGCTGCATTTGGTTCCATCACAACCACTACATCGCCTTCACGGATTTCAGTACGTTCATCCATCGGGTATTCAATTACATAGTAAGATTTAACGTAAATCACTTTACCTTTATTACTGCGAATTCGATAACCATCGCGAACTGAACGTCCAAGAACTACGCCCACAGCGCCAGCGTTCTTACCAGAAATAACTTTAACTTTATCATTCTTCTTAAACATATTAACCTCGACCTTTAGGTAAAGAGAGTGGATCAATTTCATCACCGACTGGAGCTTCGTCCAAGCCTAGTGCGTAACGTTGAGCGTATTTTAACATCAAGATGTCCTTAGCACAATCATGAATAGAGTCATGCGCAATAAATCCGTCAAGAACACCCTTATGTAATGGAGTAGTTGTAAGACCACGAGTCATCAGAAGACTTTCAATTGCAGTACGAACATCTCGTTGGTTCCAGAATTTGCATGGTTCTAAACCAAATGTATCGATATCTTTATCTGCGATACCTTTACGACGTTCACCTTCACGGAGAATATCAACCAGAATAGGGAAGTCGAAAGACTGACCACGGCACCAACCAAAAGAATCCCATGCATGAACACCGTTTTCTTTCAGGAATGCCAAAAGCTTATACACGCCTTCAACATGATCGATATCTTCTGAAGATGGTGCTAAGTTTGCGCGAGCTTCAGCGGATTGTTTTTTCCACCATTCAATTGTAGAAGCACCGAACAGACGAACACCTTTTTGTGCTTTCAAATTGAATTTCAATTTCATTCCACGAGAAACTAACTCATCAAATGTTTCAATAACTTCTGGGTTAGGATCGAATACTACCGCTGCCAAATCAATAACGGCAGCGTTTGAAACGTTTCCAAAAGTTTCATAGTCAATAATAAAATCTCTTAATTGCATAGTTCTACCTTCAAATCATAAATTTGTTGAGCAATATTATCACTAATTCCGATAAGCGGGCATTCGCCTTGGAACCATGCAATAGCTAAAGCTTTATCACGAATTTCATTGAGCTCTGACAGTAGCTCAATTCGACGATTGTTTTGCCAGACTGAGTCTAGCTTGTTAATCTTAACAGCATCAATCAATTTTTCAAAATCATCAATATTCAAACTGTACATAAATCCTCACACGAAGTAAACATCATGACGACCACGAGTAGTACCCACATAAAGTAACTCTAACTTGAATTTGTTATCATTGCTAACGTGAATACACGGAGTGTAGATAAAACTTGTATCTACAGAAATACCTTGAGCTTTATGGAACGTAGAACAAGGAAGTGCTTTAACTTTATGGAACTTACGCTTAGCTTCCCAGAATTCAGACCAAGGTGCTTTACCACCCTTATTCCAGTTTTTATAAGTATCAGCAGCTTTAGCCAAGAAGAACTGGAATTTGTTCATTTCTTGTTCGTCACTAATGACCCTTATTTGTTCTCTGGCGTACTCTTCATCATCGCCATATGTTTCTACATCTAACACCCAATGACGTATCAGGTGTTCACCAGAGACTCCCTTGGCACCTAAAAAGGTTGATGTGTACTGAGCATCTAATATACGAACATATTGTCCGTTGTTGAATAATGTTTCAGTGAATTTCTTACCATCATACATCAACTCTCTCATCAGAGGTTCTTGCATAACGATGATTTCACCAGCAATGAAAGCATCTTCGGTTTGGTATAACTTACGACGAATAATGCTATTCAACTTATCAACAGACTTGTTTGTGAATGCAAGCATTCTGTTCTCAAATAAATCCATCGGGTCTTTCACAATAGAGAAGTACTGCATCATGTAATCTTTCAATGCAGTTGAGCTCTGGAATCCATGAACACCGTGGCCATCTCTGATATGCTCGTAAATCCATTTACCTTGACGAATGTCTGTAGCAACTTCGATAATTGGAGCATTACTTCTCATTACTTCATCGAGTTCCAACTGTAGGAAATCTTTGTGAGTAAAGAATGGAGACTTATGAGTCGAAGAATCCCCAGGAGATACCGGACGAATCTGAGCTTCATCACCAATTGCAATGATTGTACACCAACGAGGAATTGAAGCCATCAAAATCTTGAACAGCTCACGGTCCCACATAGAAGCTTCATCACAAATAAGCACTCGGCATTGTGCCAGGTCTGGAACTTCTTTTTGTTCGAAGAGCATGTTCTCTTCATAAGTTGTTGGGTTAATTTTGAGGATACTGTGAATAGTAGCAGCGGCCATACCCGACAATTTAGATAATACCTTTTTAGCGGCATGAGTAGGTGCAGCTAAGATGATTCCCGTTTCTCCAGTAGAAATTAAATGATCTACAATAAAGCGGGTAAGAGTAGTTTTACCAGTACCTGCTGGACCATTAATTGTTACGTGAGTTTTCTTCTCTTTAATAGCCGTGATAGTCGTATCAAACGTGCTTCTTTGGCTTCGAGTTAATTGTTCAAATGTAATTCTCAAAATGGCTCCTAAGCTACTGAAACTCGTTTTACCTTCATGGTGTTAATGATCAATTGCAGATGACGACGAGTTTCTTCATCTTTAACTGGAATGTAAGTAATAATATCACGTTTAAAGAAAAGCCATTTTATCTTCTGAGTAACAACTTTCATTCCGCGATCAAGACGTTCTTGTAACTCAGCAACTTCTTGAGCTAAAGCATGACGAGCGTCATTCTTATTAGTGTAAATCATAGCTCCGCCGATTGGATTATTTCGGTAGAATTCATATACCGGGATTTCATACCCGGATTTGTCTTTGTAGACCAACATGTAACCATAGTGCATCACATTTTACCTCTTAACAGTTGGAAGAAGGTGGCGGAAAGTGGCAAACCTTTCTTCAGTTTAGCTTTATCAAGACGAGAGAGATTCTGAAAACGATTCAAACCCTGGATAATTATACCATAATCATAAGAAGTATTTTCTGCTTTAGAAGTCTTCTTCGACGCGGCGCGTGAAGTCACAACTTGCGGAGCTTTATATTTTTGTTTGATTATCGCTTTTATACGAGTGATTCCGCCGTGAATACGAACTTCCAGTGATTTTTTATGTTCTTTAGTTACACCTTTTTGTAATATGTGAGCTTGACGAGATTTGATGTTCTGAACAATTCGGCGGATTTCTTCACGTTGAGTCTTAGGGACATAGATCAAGTTAATGTCTTCAAATCCAGGTAAATCAATACGATGAACGTTTTGAATAGGCTTTTCTTTCACTACTGGAGCGACATCTTTCTTAGCATCTACACGAGCAACAATTCGTGCTGCGGTCGTTTCTTGAAGCCGAATAAGATCTTCAATTTCATGATTAGCGCGAAGACGATTATACTTCAACTTAACCGGGATGACGTTTCCTTCCACGTATCCAATTTTGTTGTTAAAACGCTCAAGTGTCATTTGATGATCACCGGGCTCTTTATGAAATTTTTCACCTGAGTATGCACAAGTGTCTTGTGCCATGATGTTCAAAAGATAGTCCATGCTCAGATTGAACTCTTTGCTGCGTGATGATGCGCTTTTGTAAGTTTGAACTAAACGTTGAGCGATAACAACTTCACGAGGCATAGCCATGACGAATCCTTATTTGCTTTATTTGCGAAGGTGGTATAATGGTTTCAAGGATTATTCTATTACACTTTCCGTTGAATGTAAACGGTCAGAAAGAATAGAAGTTCAAATGATAGATTTTGTAGACCGGAGATAATGGGTCTAACTGATAATCTTCAATACTGACTATCTCAAATTGAGTTCCGATAGGGAACATCCACTCATCCTCAGCGTTAATCATCTCCAACTTTTCCATTCTCTCATCACCATTAATCGCATTGCATCTAAACTCAGAATCTGGCGCAGCCAGAACTAAATTCATTGCGTGCTCTTGAAAGTTAAAAGCAAATGGACAGTTACGAAGTGACAAAATAACCTTCGTGTTATAACAATAAGCACCAGCAAACTGTCTAGCAGTTGCAAAGTCAGACGAGAATGAAGTGACACGATTATCAGCAATGATACGACCAACTTCCATATGACTGAGCCAAGCGGCGGTTTTCTTTGATACTCCACGATATAATTCTACTGGCACATCTGAAGTGATGTTGCGACGAACGATTGGGTCTAAATCTAGATGCAATTTAGGGTCTGCTTTATCATTAAAGCATAGCCATAGTGTAGATTGCTCATAATCACTGAATTGCGATATAGCATGCTCATAGTAAGAAGGATTGAGTTCCGCACTTTCGCGGATTTCTTCGAGATGTTCTTTTTGATATAACATGATAGCCTCCGTTTAACTAAGGCTATCATATCACAGTGAGAGGAGGATGTAAACGGTTAGGCCCAGGGAGCCCATGGAGGAGGGAAGCAGAACAGATCAGCTAGATCTTCTGCAGCTTTGGTAGATTCGATACCGTGTGATTTAAGCACTTCAAAAATTTCTTTTGAGATATCAATCTTATGTAAATCCACAACCGGCTTTTCAGCCGGCTCTAGCATATCAAACAGATCCATTATCGATTGTACCGAAGTAAGTTATCAAGACGCGTTTGTTCATACAGACTTTCACGAGCAAGTTTTGCTGATTCAGATTCAGTGAATATTAATCCACGGTCTTCATAATGGTTCCAGATGAATTTTTGAAGCTCATTGAAATCATTGTTATCAATGATGAGGAACTTTTTCCATATTGTTCTTTCTTCTGTATTAATAAAAAGCTTGTCGCCTGGATTGTATCGAGGTACATCATAACCAAGACGATTTAATGCTTCTATATGACCGAAAGGAGTTCCAGACTTTTGAGTAACGTCAGCTTCATGTCGAATAAAGCATACTGCAGATTCAGGAAAACTCAATCCATTAATTAGTTTATCGATTTGCTCATTGAAATACTCTTCGTGCTTCATTGAAGAGTTTGAAGTAAAAGCTGAAATGATAACCGAAAACACATCATTTTGCTGAATTATAGTTCTTCCATTTACCTTTTTGGATAGTTCAATCGAGTATTTCTTACTGATGTTTACGCACTTTTCCACAGATAGCACCTTCTTCAATATTATTTTCTTCAAACCACTTATCGCTGGCTGCCAACATAGACGGAGCCGCACTTTTTAATAAAGCTAATGCTTTAGCAGAACGATACCATAATTCAAAATGCTTTTTCTTGTGCCGGCTTTGGTACCAAGGATTTTGGTACTTAGTCGCATCCACCTGGACTACTTGAATCGCAGGATGAGTAACTTCCCGAGTCATATGAATCTCCTGAATAACTTGGAGTATGTGGAGTATAAATCGGAGCGTCATAACTGGATGACCGACGATCGTCTAAACGACTTTTTAAACTCGAAGCATTCAACGGCTTAGCACTTGGGCCTGGATTAGCCTTTGGCTGAGACCTAGATTTAAATCGTTCAGCCTGGATTTCATGATTGCGACGAATCAGATATTGCATATCAGTTTCTTTAGGGCGAATAACTTCTTCCATCATACCATCACCAACATAAACCCATTCTTTTTCTTTAGATTTAACCACATCTTGCGTGGAAATAGGAATCATACCTTCTCCTGGTTTAGTCGGAGCAAACAAACTTTTTAACCATTTAATCATAACCATGTTGTCCCAAAGCGAATAACAGACTGCTCACCTACAAAGTGAAAATGAGCTTCATATACTACACGTAAAGCAGTACCTTCTTCACGATAACAGTGGATTGTGATATCTACTAAATCATACAGACAAGGGCTATTAGCAATAAATGGTCCGTCGTGAATCAGTCTACTTTTGATAAGACTATTAATTCCACCGACTGATTCAACTGGTTTCATCCAAGCAGATGTTTTCATTTTATCTTATCTCCAAGATACTGGTCAGCAAGTGCTTCAGCTTCTTCATACTGGTGCTTAATTTCTTTTTCTTTGAATTCAGCGTTAGTATTTTTTCGTAGTTCAGAATGAAATTCTTCTACCCAATCGTTAGGTTCTTGTCTACTTTTGATCCAAGCTTTAATCCATGGCAATGGATTTTGAAACTGTGTTCTCATTGTGTTATCCTCATTTGATAGAAGAATTATATCACATCGTTTAAAAGCAAAAAAGGGACTCCCGAAGGAGTCCCTGAAATCAACTACCACTCGCCGGAACGCCTTTAAACATGTCAGCGTTCTTTGCGATCCATGCATCTCGTTGATTCTCTTCAAATACAGTAGCGTAAGCAGCTTTCTCTGAAGGGAAAATCTGATAATGAGAACGAGCAATACGATGAACATCACTGTACAGCTTAAATGCTACAGAAACTTCCATTGGTGCTACTACTCCATCGGCATTGGTATGCTCGAAGGTTTTGATATTTACATAGCTCATAAACTCTCCTTTGTTGATTACAGGAGTATTTATATCAATAGTTGTTAAGAGCTTCTGTTATATCCGCGATGATATCTTCCGAATCAGCTATTAGTTCTCGAAGACACTCATATCGGTCTTCGAGAGTTAAGTGAGTCAAACCCCAATAATTGGTTAAAGCATTTTCAATATCAGCGTATGAAATCATTGATACCACTCCCAGTCTTTACCGCGATAATATTTTGAATCAACTGTCACGTAACCACCGCCTCTGATGTGTAATCGAGTAGGATTACCATTAAGCATGAAATAGTTATTTACCGCAAACAGCCAGTGCCGACGAAGTTCATATGCATCAGAACCATAGGCTTTACTGGTTGGTCTGCCGTCTTTGTTCCACTGATATACATCAAAGTTCGATTGCATCAAATTCACCTTTTAATATTCGCCATAAAAATAGGCTAAGAATTCGTTCAGTTCTTCTTTGTTTTCGCATGCAATAATTTGACGATCAGACGTTGGAACAAATCCATGAGAAATAAGAATATTGTTCAGTGAAATATCTTCACTATCTGGAATGGAGCAAAACACCCCATCTTTTTCATATATTGTATGATTCATTAATAACCTCGGTCTTGACGAGCAAAGTTCTCGGCATTTTTCAGGTAATACAATTTGAAGATTTCTTCTGCTGTCATACCCAGACCATGGAACATATTCAGGATGAAGTGCAGAATGTCAATCATTTCGAATTTAATTTCAAGCTGATCAGCATCAGACAAATCATTAATCAGAGTTTGTTGTAGTTCACCGTGTTGATTTTTCCATGGCTTCCATACTGCTGAAGCTGCTTTCTCACCATTACTCATACCGCCTAATGCAGTCAGCAACTCACGGAATTCATCATCAACGTAATCTTTCTGGTTGCGCAACCAAGCAACTACTTCACCAGCAGTAGCCAGGTTATCCGGATGCTCGTTATATTCTGGTTTGTCTTTAGCCAGACGAACCTGTAAAGATTTCTGCATATCAAGCATTACTTGCAGAGGGTCTTTGTGTTGAGATACTAAGGTATCGTAATAAGCTGCTTGTGCTTTATCAACACCATCAATCAGTTGACTACATTCATTAAAGTGCGCCATTTTATTTCCTTTCAAAATATTCAGAGTGAGGATTAGTACCCTGACGAATCAGAGTACTTTCAGAAATTGTCTGTCCAACTACGTAACGATAAACTGGTCCAGTACGATGTACAATAACTAGATCCTTTATGCAGACAAAGATATTAGAAGACATTACCATAACCTTTATACATACCAGTGTTTGCAATAGCATCTTTAATAAGAGCATCAAACAGTTTACCATATGCTGCTGGAGTTTGAGCATATTCCCAATAATAATCAGCGGTATCTGAATAAGCTCCAACACAGAATGAAGATCCACTACCGAAATTTTCATGTTCAATGAACAGATACTCATTAAAGAACTGAATCAGCTTCTGGTTATCGGTTTCAATGAAACGACCCCAGCCGCAATAAGGACCTTCGTCATCGCCAAGGCTCATAATCTCAGCATGGAGTTCTTTCTTTTTAATTTTGTATTTGATTTTCATATTTTTCCTTTCAATTCTTAATTAGTTACGAAACCAAGTTCTTCTGAAATATCTCGGAAGTGATTCATTTTGTCAATCTTTTTGTGAATTTCATACTCGGAAGATTCAAATTTGAAATCAGAGTATTGTCTGATATATTCTATAGAAGCCATTATATCATTTAATTCATTTTGCAATTTTTGCCGGTTAGTAACTCCTTGATATTCAGAGTCTAAACCGAATTGCATTATCTTGGAACAGAGCATTGCGACTTCGTTACACTCTTCTCCAAGCTTTAAGAATGTGTGTTGTTGCAGATTCATATTAAATAGCCTTAGGAGGATATATGTCTGAAGAAACTGAAAAGAAATCTCTAAAGACTCAAATAAAAGACCAGAAAGGTAAGATTATTCTGGTCGGAGCAATTTCTGCTGCTGTAGCAACTTGGAACTATATTATCATACCTTTTGCGTTAGCATACGGTATAACGCTTCCACCTGTTCCACTGGAGCAAGTTATTTCTCATATAATGGTAGGAATTTAAACACCGATCTTACTATACTTCTTGAGTCTGAGTTGTGCCATTAAACCAGACGCTATATTGTTTTCGATATAGCTCTGGATATCTTCAATACGAGCCCCTTCCTTTTGAATCATATCATTTATATCTTTCTTTTCCCATGGCGCTTTATCCCAAAAGACAACCCTTTCACCTGCATCAATCAAACGTTTCATTCGCTTAATTGTGTCATCTTTGCGCGGTTCATGGTCCATTATCCAGACTCTATCTTCTTTGAATGGAACTAAACTCAAATCCATTGCACCGCCAGTAATCGCAATAGCATTATCTAAGAACAATGAGTCTATTGGACCTTCAAGTACATAAACATTTCTACCTGGTTTTGCAGTGTCTGTCCCATATATTTTGGTCGCATGTTCGTTGGACTTAATAGTGATGTACTTCTGCGGAGCATCTTTTCTTAAAGCACGGCCTTGAAATGATTCAATTATTCCTTCTGAATTGAATATTGGAATAACCAATCGAGGCTCATCTCGCTCCGTCTTATAAGTGTCTGGATTTACTGAGTTCACCAATGCTGGCCATTTTAACGTAAAATAAAGTCTATTCCATTTATCCTTTGGAATTTTACGTCCGGCGATGTATCGAATTATTGGATGATTAGAATCCATTTTATCGAGACGTTCGCAATGAATAAGCTTAATTCCTTTAGTCTCTTCTACAACTGGCGTAGGTTTTTCAACAGGTTTTTCACGTTGAACCATTTTATCTTTTCGTAATTCGAGAATGAATTCGCGATAAAGATCTGGCTCATATTCTTTCAAATAAATCCCAATAGGCTTTACATAGTCACAGTTATAGCACTTTAATAACACATCATCAGGTAGGCCGTACGCCCAGAATCGTGCTTTGTTTTCGTCCTTTTGCGAGTCTCCACAAACCGGACAACGACATCGAAGTTTAAATTGTGCTGCGTTATTTACTTGAGTGAATTTTGGAAGATGAGATAGTGCGCGGAATGCGAACTCATTATGAACCCATGACATATTATTCTCCTTGGCCTTATTTCTAAGGCCATTTTATCACAACTTATTAGGATTGATTTTGATGCGCTTACGTTTTGCGGGGATTTGCTCAGGACCTTTATTTGTGATTGCTCCGGTCGTGGTACCAGAGGCGATATTCTGGACACTTCCACCGGAATCACCAGCTACCATGTCCTCGAACAATGGAAGAGCCTCAAATATCTCTTTTTGTTCGGATTCTGTTATGTTGTAACGAGATGCTACTGTACTCCAAGCTGACATCATCGATGCGACGCCGTTTAATCCTGGAACTGTAGACATCATACGCTTAATTGACCGAACACTCGCATGAAAGGCAGTATAAGCTACTTTCTCTTCTGGAGTGCTAGGCCGTTTCAGAACGGTACCCTTTTCGTCAATTATTTTTGCTTCATATGCTTTCCACTCAGTGAAAGGCTTTTGCATTAGGCGAATGAATTTGTACGCATATACTGCGTCCATCGCCCCTTTAATAGTGCTCATAAACACCTCCTGGTCTATTTAACACCAGCGTAGATGCAAGTATATTCCGGATAAACGTTGAATGACTTAACGTCTTTTCGATAACTTTCACCCGCTCGGTCGCACATCTTACTGGCTTCAGCATAATCTTGAGATTTTATTTCAACCTTATCAATTGCAGCGCCACCGGAATCGCCGGTTGTCAGAGCCAGAATCAGAATAAAAATATGCATTACAGTCCCACCCAAGTCAGAACATCTTTAGCCGGAATATTTTCGCAGTACAGATTAGTACCAGCAACTACCAGGTCATTGTCATCGAGATCTTCTACAAGCATTGCCTGATTTTTATCTGCAACAGCTAGTAAGTCTTTAATGACGCGAGGCTTTTGATCTTTCCAGTCGCCTTCAATGAACTTAATACATGGAATGCTTGAATACCCATCTGCTGCCATTGCTGGGGTTCCAGCGCAAGCTGACAAAGATAAAACTGCTGCTAAAATGATCTTTTTCATTAGTCAAGTACCTTGAAGTTATTAGTGCGATTAATGCGAAAATCAGATTTAGTCGCGTTTTCAACTAATTTCAAGTTATTGGCGCGAACAATGCGGAAATCAGATTCGGTGTGAGTTCCAACTAAAACTGAAGGAGCACCGTCGATTTTATCTATGAATACTTCCGATACTACGACAACAGAAGATTCAGCTCTTAGGTAAACACCAACTTCGCCCCAAGCTGAACAGCGTTTTCCTTCAATTAATTTTACAATCTTACCTGGACGAATATCAGAAGTTACCTTTGACTCGTTTAATCCACGAGAAACGGCCATTTTCAAAGCTTCGAATAATGTCTTGTTCATGTTGTTATCCTCTTGTTGATGTAAGATCATAGTAACACACTTCCCTGTGCGTGTAAACGGTTAAAATTTCATATCTTCGGCTAATGCATCAAGTTTGGCTCGAGATACTTCAACCTTAGCTATACGATTTTGCTCTGCTACGCGCTGCTGACCACCAGATGTTTCGCTTATTGGTGTAGGTTTATCACCGCCTTCTTGTGCGATTTCAACCCAGCGTTGATTACCTTTCTTAACACCAACAGAAAACTTATTGTTCTTATTTTTGTCACCATAACGAGACTTAATTTGCTTGATGAGTTGTTGTTCCATCTGTGCAAGTTCTTCTGTCTCTATCACTGCTAGCATAAAGTCTGCTGTTGCTGGTAGACCCGCCGATTCTGCAATATCACTCATGTTCATATCAGAAGCATCCCAAGCACCACGACCAACCTGAGCAGCAGACCAAACTACAGTTTCAGTTTCAACCGCAAGCGCACGAAGTTCTTCTGCGATCGCTTTAACCAGTGTGTAACTATTTTCAGTGTATTGACGAATACGACATGAAGCACAGATACCGAGGTAGTCAATCATAATGACATCTGGCACAAAATTCTTCTTGAGTTTCAACTCATTCAGAAGTGCCCGGAATGTATTCGCATGAGCTCCACCCGTTGGGTATTGTTTGATGATCAGACGACCAAGAGTATTCTTTTGGCGCCATTTTTCCATCTTGCCTTTATATTCAGCGTACGAAACATTACCATCATCAATATCATCAAGTGACACATCCAAAAGGTTAGCATCAATACGTTTAGCACAAACTTCTTCCGCCATCTCCATTGAGATATAAAGAACGTTCTTGCCGGTCTGAAGATAATCAGCTGCTAATGAACACAGACCCAATGACTTACCAACGTTTACACCAGCCATTAAGATGTTCAGAGTACCAGTCTCTGCGCCACCCTTTGTGATTTTATTCAAGATATTCATCAAGAACGGAACTTTACGAGCTTTATTTTGATACGCCAACCAACGAGCTTCGTAATCATCCATCCAATCATGACCAATATAAGAGTCAAAACTAATAGACAGAGCTTGTCTCATGATATCTGGAATAGCACCAATATCAGGAAGCTTTTTGTTACGTTTCTCTGGAGGTAATTCAGCGTTCGTTTGAATTTCAATTATTTTTGATGTGGCATTGTACATCGCGTGAGACTGGACATATTTTTCAGTCTCTTTAACTAACCATGACAAGTCTTCAGGAGTATCGGCTAATTTGTCTAAAAGCTTTTGTGCGCCTTCAGCTTCCGATTCACCCAGCGAAGAATTACTTAATGCAATATTCAAAGCATTCAACGATGGAACACTTGAATATTCATTGATATGTTTTTGTAGTAAGGTGAATACGTTTTTAGCTGGACCATGCTCGAAATACTCGGAGTCCATATAAGGCCACACCTTTGCGAAGTAGCCTTGGTTAAAAATCAAATGCGATAATATTGTTTCTACCACTTGAAGCCTCATTAAAATAATTTGAAACGGTTTTTCTTCTTCTCTTTAAGAGAGTGTTCTATCTGCATTTTAATACATTTTTCAACGTGCGGTGTTAGTTCGGCTTTACGATCTTCTGATAACGTAGAGAACTCTAGTGACACTCCACCGCCTTCAATAGCAGTTAATGAGGTAACATATACTACATGATTTGAACCATCCTCTAGTGTTATCAGGATTTCCTGGATGACATTCTCCATAGCCTTCTTAACAATCTCAGCGGAACGCTGGTATATCCTTTCCATCCTTTCAAATTCCCCCTCCTGAGAGGGGGTATCTTCTATGATTTCAAGGTCAAGATCACTTAAATCGTAATCACTCATTATAGACCTTCTGTTGGATGACCCATTACATCATCAAAATTATCCAGATCATCTTCCAACTGAGCAGCTGAAGGAGCAGAGGAGCCTTCAGGAGCTTTAAAAACTTCAGTCTTAGAATTGATCAGTTCATCTACTTCGGCATCAACCACTGCGTTACTATCAATTGCACCCAGTTGATAACGATTGCGAATTGCATCACGGAATGGTTGGTGTTTAAACATTGGACCCCAAAAATCTACACAAGATGTAGCGGCAGCGCGCCATGATTTCTCTTCACGAACCATTTCACCGGTTTCGATATCAAGATACTCACGAGCATACCAACCATTCTTAGGTTTAACTACAAATCCAAGTTCCAGAGCCATATCCAACAGACCAGAGTATGGATCAATACCGCCATCAAATTTAACATCAATGAAGAACTTACTCTTCTCTTTGACAGTACGAGATTTCTCAGCGTTCAGAACGAACTGATAACCTTGAAGATCTGTACCATCTTTGATTTGACGCTTACCAATGATGAACACGGTATCTGCTGAATACATTGGACCAGTACCACCAGTCATTACAGTTTTACTAAACATCTCAATAGTTTCGATTGTGTGGTTAACCGCTACGCATGGGATATTCTTGATACTGAAATATGGAGTAACGATACGGAACAGAGATTTCAATGCTTTAGCACGAGTCATATCCGCGACAGATTTTTCGTTCAGAGCATCTTCAGTCTCTTTCTTGGACGCCAAGTTACCGATAGAGTCGATAAAGACAATAACTTTCTCACCACGTTCAATAGCTTCGAGCTGGTTCACCATATCAATTTTAAGTTGTTCAACAGACTGAACTGGTGTGTGAATTACACGGTCGGGATCTACACCCATAGACTTCAGATAAGCCGGAGTGATACCGAATTCAGAATCGTAGAACAGACAAATTGCATCTGGGTGCTTCGTCATATAAGCACTGACCATAGTCAGAGACATATTTGATTTGAAGTGTTTTGAAGGACCAGCGAAGATTGTCAAACCAGACTGCATACCACCATCTAATGCCCCACTGATTGCGATATTCAGCATCGGGATTTTAGTACGGATTACGTCTTTCTCATTAAAGAATTTAGACTTTGTCAGTTCAGCGGTCATTTTAGAAGTGGATGCTTTAATCAGACGAGATTTTAAATCAGACATTCAATATTTTCCATTGATCTCCATTATATTTTTCTCACTGGTTTAAAAGATGATTAATTATATAACCGAGGGTTTAAAGCTAATTCAATTTTTAAACCCTCTTTTTATTACAGATCGATAGCTTTCTTAAATTCAGCTTGCCATTGTGGCTTTTCATCCAGATATTTCTGAAGAATTGAATGCTGATATTCTAGCATTTGAACTCGGAAGTCTTCGTCTTCTTTGAGACGATTAATTTTAGAAACTAGTTCTTCACGATTCTTAACGTAGAAGAACTCATTACCTTCCATGATATTCATGTCAGGATCAAATGTATGGTCAAAGAATGCAATTGCAGTTGATGCTAGTGCTTCCCATACACGCGGAGTGATCTGGTTATTATCGTAAGTCTTATCACCTAATACGATAGTTGCATAAGCAGTAGAGTTACGTTGAACCATTTCACGAGAATCCACCTTCCCTGGAAATACCGGAGGAGTAGTCCATGGGAATTCTGGATTCTTAAATTGTTCTGCTTTGACGGAACCAAAGAATTCTACATCAAGCCCAGTGTCAAACAGATATTCAACCATCTTAGCTTCACGATTGCCTGAACGGAATGTTCCGCCGTAAATCAGGTCACGCATTTTAATTCCATCTGGAGCAATTTTAAAGACGCTGTGATACATCTTATGGCGATCTAAAGCGAAATGAGTGAACTCTAACTTACCGAATTGACAACCTACGAGACGTTCAGAGTGAATACGTTTGGCTTGTTCTAAGTCACGGCCCTGAGAAACGATACGCATCGGAGAAGTTACAATAAACTGTTCTTCTTTATATTTGCTGGACCATTTCTTTTTAGACATTCTTCGCCATGCTTGTTCAAATGGCAAACGAATATCAGTGAACAGATAATAGATTTTTGACTTGTATTTGTTCATGAACATATAAGCAGCTTTGTTCATTGCGTTTTCTTCACCGCCATAAAAGTTTAAAGCAGCGTTGACAACTAACAAACGATCATATACGTTCGGGTCTTCTACAGAATCGAAAGAAATTCCGTATTGAGTATTTTTCATTGAAATTAGGTCTACATCTAGACCCATATCTTTCAGACACTCAGACAAATAAATGGTTTCAGAAGCAGGGGTTGTTTTAAACCCCTGGATGTTGTTGCCCATGTTGATGATAGCAATTTTCATAGATTAGGTTCAATCTCACTAAATTTATGGAACGCGTCAGACTTTTTCTTTTTGGCTACACACATACGAAGTACTTTCAAAGGTTCATCAGTACCAAACATAGTTTTAGTTGGGTCACCTTCGGATTTCCATCGAGCTTGTGTTGGGAAGTCAGCATGAATTTTTTCTAATGCTCTGTTTTGTTTAGCAGCATTGCGCATTGAAGATACACCGCCTGGAGCTTGACCTTTACCGGATTTGACGAGATATTTGAAAATCGCCAAATGAGGATAACCCATGTTGATGAGTTTAAGGAACGCATATGTATCTTCGGATAGGTCTACTATACCATATCCAATGTCATCAGCAGAAAGTTTGCTTAAGTCGTAGAACGTGTTAGTGAATCCATAAGAGTTCTCACGAAAGTTTGCATCGTCACCAGAGATTTTGAAGATTGGAAGACGAGAATGACCATGATAAAATCCACAATCCATCGCAGCTTCAACATACTGGCAAAGCTTATTAAATTCATCCCACGTCATACCGACGTCATGAAGAATTCGGCGATTGTCTCGTTCACGAGTTTCTGTTGTATGAATTGTTGTATCATCGTCCAGCATCCAGATGCGCATTCCTTGATACATCTCAGTAATCAACCGTCGAGTACCAGCAATTCCATTAACATCATCAGGAATAGTTACAATTTTAGCAATAGCACCATAGTGAGTCTCATATTCTTCTTTCTGAGACTCACGAACTACTAAATGAGCAACATAACCGGTAGGGAACATGTCCAGGGCAGTTACTGCCCCAGCACGATTATAACTTGGAATTACAAACTGAATCATTTCCATTCACCTTTATAATCTTTCTTCAACACGTGAGACTTGCCAGTTTTCAGGTAATGATCAACCAAATAGAAGTGACGCTCGTATACGTGCAATGACCCAGCGTTCCAGATAATATCACCAGCTTTATATTCACGAGAAGAATCACCCTCGTTTAAATCAGCAACCAATTTATCAAGAACATATTTTTGCCATGCATAATCATTACGGAATCCAAAGACTACATCATTGCTTCTCATTGAAACAATAGCATGAATTCGCTTGTCACGGATCAAATATTGCACAGTGTTAGTGCACATAAAATCGCTCATACCATCACGGTTATAATCAAACTGCATTGATGGACGAGTGTAAATCATAATAGCACGACGAGTATCTGGATTATTTCCAAGCTCACCGAGACACATGCTATATTGCGAACAGTTATCGTCAGACCAAATCGCCCAGCCATAATTCGAGTTAATCTCACCATTCTTAGATGAAACTTGTTCCCAAATAGCCGGAGTACCGCCAGGAATATCTTTCACGAACAAAGATTGAGATTTGTACCACTCAAGTTCGCGTTCAACATATTCGTCATTCACTGCACCGAAGATCAATTCTTCATCAGCAATAAATGAGGCACCAATAATTTCAATTGTTTTTGCACCAGTTTTGTCAATAACAAACTTTTCATTTTTTAATGCGTAACAAAGTTCCTGACGAATATCTTCTACAGTTAAAGGTGTAACAATCATTTTGCCTCTTTAATAATGATAAACTGTTGCTGAGCAGGCTTATTTCCGGTTAGAGACCAGATAAATGCCCAAATCCATCCAATGAATGTCCAGCCAAACAGAAAGTTAACTACGGTGATAGCCCATTTTGAACCGTGACCGCGGATAAACGCGATAATAGCCGGGATCATATAAACTACTAGTGAAATAATACCTGCGATGATTTCCATTACAATATCCTCAGTTGATTTATTATATCAAATTATTTGTTAGCGTTTTGCATACACTTATTGAATGCACGAACTTTACCAGAAGAACGGTAGTGAATTAAAGCCAGACGATCTCTGTCACTCATAGTTTTGATTGCAGTTTCAGTTAGCACAGCTTCATGAGCTTTAACAATAAATTCACACTGATTTTGAGCTTTAATGATTTTATCCTGTTTTTCTTGGAATGCATCACCTCGAGCTACTGATTCGCTAATAGCTTTACTCAGCGGACTGTTGCGACGGCGTTCTTCCATTTCATCTCCAGCAGAGAGTGATTCTCTAGAGACTTGAGAAGTTCCGTGAGTATATACCATCCCGGTGCCACCTTTGTATGTGATCTGACCGACTTGGTGTTCACTAACAATATCTCCATGAGGTACAGCACAACCAGTAAGGCTTAGAACGGCGGTGAGCAATGCGATTTTAAATTTCATGCTGTTTCTCCGTTTGGTCAATGTGAAAACATTATAATCCACTTCCATGTGGATGTAAACGGTTAGAAGTCAAACATATCTTCTAATGATGCTTTCTCTTCGTAGTCCATACCAGCAGATTCACACATACCCGTAAGAGGTTTAACAAAAGACTTCTGGAACAAAGCACTGTAATCTAACCAAGCCAGAACATCTTGACGAATCTCTTTCGGCAGTTCAGTACCTGATGGCCACGCGATACATTTATCACCAAATGGGTTACCTTCACGCAATGGAACCACCATCACCTTGTTACCCTCGAGAATCGGAGTAGCACTGAACCCGGCGGTTGCTCGGTTGTAAGTTAAAGCACCACGAACATGGAACGGACATTTAAAACCAGGCCATCCGTTATCGTCATATTTAGAGATATCGTTGCAAGTCTTAACTTCAGCAATCACTTTGTAGTCAAGTTGACGATACTCTTTTTCAAACGTTTTGAAGTACTCTTGAACCGACTCTTCACCTTCTTGAAGCATACGACGAATTGATTCTTCCAATGCAGCTTGAACCGCTTTCGGAGTACTGGATTGTTGTGTTTCCATGCCCATAATTTTGAGGTGTGGTTCAGCGAATCGCTTATCTTCCATGTCATATACATTCAATGCATAACGTTTCTTAGCTTTCCAGAATCCACCACAACCCTTAGAGTTCAGAGGTGGACAAGAGATTGCTTCACGGTCCATGTGCATGAGGTGTTCTTTGTTGTTCATGTACTCACAAAGTTCACGGTATGACTTATCAATCATCGGTTCCATTTTCTTCTTACCGAATTGGTTCATAAATTCAACCACTTCATCGGTAGTTTTAAAACGGTCTAAACCAACCTTCTCAATAACTTTATCAACAGAAACGTAGATTGAGTCTGTGTCACCTGCTGCAATGAAGTCATGATTCGTTGTACCACATACTCGATTCAAATATTCATTAACTTTACGAGCAATCCATTGAATACCAACCTGACCGAACAGAGTGATTGCAGTTGCGTTACGAAGATCATAATAACGGAAGTAGATATTCCCCAACGCACCGTAAAGACTGTTGATCAAAATCTTACGGTTCAACTGGTTTGTATCAGCCAGAATCGCTGCAGCCTCACAACGAGCAAGCATTGTCTCAAGAACAAGTTTTGAATAACTGCTCAGTGCTGCTCGTTCTTCATCAGTGAAACGAACATATCGTTTTTCTTCACAACTTCCTGTACCGAATACACCAGCAGCTAATGCTTTCTTAATATCTTCCGCGTTCATCTCTTCAGCGAACATTTTCTTCTTCCAGTCTTTACGTTGGAAGAACACCTTAGCAATTTCTGTTGGGATTACACCATCTTTATTCTTGTCATACATCCAACCATTAGGTGAACATGAATATTCATCAGACGGACGAGGTGCTGTTCCTGCGATGTACTCATGAATCGGATGAAGCTTAAATTGACCAATAATTGTCTCTGGAGAAATATTAACCTGACGGATGATACTTGGATACAGAGATGTTAAGTCAAAACTCATGATGTACTTACGAGCACATGCTAATGGCTCAAATACATAAGCACCTGGGAAAGATTGCTTAACATGAGAACGACCTTGTGGAATTACTTTATTTTGCTCTTTAAGACTGTTGAAGATGATCGCATCCCAAGTCTTGATAGGAGACATAACCCCACCGAACGGCATTTTAGCATAATAAGACATACTAAGTGCCAGATCAATGAAACCACGAACGCGGTCAATACCACCGACAGACTCAACGTCCATAATGTTATAGCTAATATAACGTTGATGGTTAGTTTCACGAAGTTTATTAATCGGTCCGTCATATGGAAGCTTACCTTTTTTAGTCTCATACTTCGCGACATAATCCAGAGTATAAGATGGTTGGTTAGTGAATGAGTACTTTTTATACAAATCTAAATAATCGAGAATTGTTACACCATCAATCGAGAATACTTCTTTATCACCATACATGTTAGTGATAACTTTCGATTTGACTCGGTTGATTGGAGAGAATCGTTTCATTGAACGTTCACCCAAAACATTCTTGACTCTATTCATGATGTATGGAATATCAAAGCCTTCGATGTTCCAACCTGTGAAAATAGCTGGACGTTTCTGTTCCCAAAGATTGATGTATTCCAGCAGCATTTCAGCTTCATTTTGGAAAGGCATATAAACTACACGATCAAGAATATCTTGTGGAACTTCGTCGCCGCCTTCAGAATCTAACTTCGCAGCTAGCTTAATGTCCCATTCGGAAACTGACCCATACAATGAATTCAACAAGTCAAACACATAGAATTTATCGTCAATCGAGTCATAGTGAGTAATGGCATCGATTTCATATTCAGCCTTCATTGGATCTGGGAATTTATCACCCGTTACTTCGATGTCGCAGTTCGCAACACGAACGAATTTGCGATCATAAACAATTTCAGAACCATAAGTGTCTGACAAATAAGCCAGTTTGAAATCATCCATGCCCATCGCTTCAAGACCGACGTCTTCCATACGTTTAATCCAGTCGCGAGCGTCTTTCATATTCGCAAAAGTCTGTGGCTCGCAGTTTTTGCCATAGATGTCAACGAACTTAGTCTTATGAGTGCAGTGACGGAACATTGTCGGAGCGTATTCAACACGACGAGTTTTTTCAACACCATTGTCAATATAACGTTCAACAATGTCATTACCGATTGTTTCAATTGAAATATAGAATTGCATGAGTTTCCTTAGTTTATAGACCGAGTTATTAGTCTCTTTGTTGTAGATATTTTATCATCCGAGAAAATAGCATGAAGGGCCCGAAGGCCCTTACTTAGATTTCAATAGTTTTACGAGTGATTTTGTAATCTACTGAGTCATCTTCACATTTAGTTCTGATAAAGATAAAGACTTGGAGAACATCACGTGGTTGAGCACCGTTGCGAATAGCGAGTTCACGTTGGAACTCTTCCTGAGCAACTTCGCAGAGATCGAAAATAGTTTCAGTTGATTTTAAACCATATTCTTCTCGAAGCTTTTTGTAATTGATATCGTCCATTAGTTACCTATTGTGTACTTGGATTTAAGTGTCCATTCGTCTTTTTGCTTGAATGAAATCACACGGAAGTTATTAGCCATCTCAAACATATAAGAACGTTGGCCTGGAGCAATATCGACTAGTCCCCAATCTTCAAGCAGCTGAGCAATTGAATCACGGCGTACTTCATCTTCCTCATCAATCACTACTGGACGACCGTCAAGTTTAAGCATTTCTTTGAAGTGAACGATGTAGTAACGACCTTGTTTCTGGAGGATATGACAACTTTGATATAGTATCTTATCTTTGTTGTTAGCAATTCCCATACGGGTCAGGGTTTCTTTTACTTTCAGAAAGTCTTCAGGTTGTTTCAGAGTAATTTCAATCATTTTTACCATTCCAATGCTTGTTTTTTGAATTGTTTTTGTTCTTTGACATTTTTCGTCAATTCCTTCAGGAACTCATCGGTAACCAAAGCCTTAGCTTCTTTCAGTACCAAGGATAGTTTCCCTTTTGACACCAGGGTATCTCTATAAACCTGAGCGTCATTCAAGTTAATCGTATAATATTTCATTAATACCCGGAGGATAAGTAACTCTCCGGTATCCTCGATTAACTTAGCCCACTTACCAAAACGACGACCTTGAGGAATTGCAGCCATCATATAGTTGAAGTGGTCTTCATCTGAAAGTTCAGAACCAACGAGATTCATGACGTAAACAGCTGTCATACATTCGGGATGCTGAGACAGTGCGTTTTCAACCATGTGTCTTGAATAGTTCTTTTGAGCGATGGAGCAAGGTTTCTTCTCGTTAATTGCTCCAATGATTTCGAAGAATTCATTCTCAGCAGTCTGTTTGAACTGTTCAGATACTTTCTGGACTTCAGCCCAGTCTTTTGAATACCAAGCTACTTGGTGCTCATTAAGTTGAATGTCATCATCGAATAAACTCATTATTTCCACTCGTCTTTAAGTTCAGAAGTCAAACGCAAGAACATGTACATAACATGAAGTTCTGCGTTAGATGCTACGCCTTTGTACTGGTTATTTTCACCGACAATTTCATACATCGACATGATACCAGGACCTTTGAGCATAGTATAAAGTTCTGATGTAAGTTTACCAACAAACCATGAATAATCGGTGCAATATTTCGGAGCCAATGCACGAAGCTGTTTGACATCTCGATTTTTCAATGCATCCAGAACATCAGTGATTGAACCAGATTCTTTTGTTACTACGCTCAGAATACCGGCATCAAGTACCCCCTTCGAAGAATACATATCCAGTTGACCGATTGTATTACGGAAACGTGGAAAGTTCTTCTTAACGAGAGCTGCTACAACTTTCAGATCAGCGATTTCGATATTTTCGTTCTTACAAATCGCAATCAGACGCCGAATCATCTCTTTCATCATCGGCGCTTCATCTTCTGGAGTAGGTTTACCAAATTCAATTACTCGGCAACGATCTTGAAGAGGTTTGATGATTCCATCGAGATTGTTAGCAGTGATAATGATTGAGCAGTTACTGGAATATGCTTCCATAAATGAACGCATGTGACGTTGTGATTCCGCGAGACCTGACCGGTCAAATTCGTCAATCACGATAACTTTCTGTTTGCCTTCAATTGAAGCAGAAGATGCAAAGTTAGTTAATGGGCCACGCACAAAGTCAATCTTACAATCTGAACCGTTGACGAACATCATGTCAGCATTAACATCATTACATAATGCTTTTGCTACTGTCGTCTTACCGGTACCTGGTGATGGAGAATGAAGAATAAGATGAGGAATTTTTCCTTTCTTAACGATAGTATTGAATACTTCTCGGTCGAAAGCTGGAAGGATACACTCTTCGATAGTTGAAGGGCGATATTTTTGTTCGAGTATGTGCTCTTTTTCATTAATGCTTAACATAATTTCCTCATAAATTTTTATTCAAAACGATTGGGCCCGAAGGCCCAGGGTACTTAACTTAGAAGTCGTGAGTAGAGTCGGACTCCATCGCTACGACATAACTTGCAGCTTCACCTTCAAACTTTGCGGCGGTTTTCTTACCGTCAGCCCATAGCAGAAGTTTGTAACTTGCTGGTTGCATCTTCATATTCGCCATATTGATAACGAAGTTGAAGTTATTAGTGCCGTCATAATCACCCAGAGTCAAAGAATATTTCGGACGAACCAAAGCAGAATCTTCTACCTTATTATAACCGCTCAGAACGATTTTATCTTCTTTATTTGCAATAGCAATTGTATCGATCTGAAGACCACGAGATACACGCATCAACTGCTGAAGATCTTCGCCTTTGAAATCAACGATAACGGAAGCGGTTGGGAATGGAATTGGTTTACTTGGAAATACGATTGTAGACGCATCAGCGGCTGGCCAAAAGATTTTTGAACGAGCATCAGCAATCTTAATGTTGCCATCATCAGCCATGGAGATCTCTGCATCTTCACTTACCAGACCCAGAATACCCAGGAAACTCGGAAGATCGTAGATCGCAACTTCAAAATCAATTTCGTCAGCGATATTAGCTTCTGCGTAAGTTGTACCGTTGACTGCACGAGTCATAATAAACTTACCAGGCTTAAGCATAACACCAGAGTTAATAGTAGAGAAGTTTTTCAGAATTGCGAGAGTTTCTTTAGTGAATTTCATTATTTTTCCTTTCAAGTCTTATTTAGAGATTTCAACAGCTACTTCTTCAGCTACAATCAGAGCAGCTGAAATTAATTGTTCGTCTGCGTTCAGACAGTATTGATCTTCCAGACGTTCACCACCGCATCGATCAATAACCAGTTTAGCACCAGCTTTGATAGAGTCTTTATAGTGCTTCTGCATAATGGAGATCCACTTTTCATTAACTGAATTATCAATCGCTGCGTAATAAGCATGACGTACTTCAGCAACAGGGAAACGTTTGCGAATAACTTCGGCACCTTCTTCACCAAGAATAGTTACCCATGCTCGACGGATTTTATTTTGGTTATTAGGGTTAGAGTCACAACGTACGTTTTTAGGTTGGATGTCTTTAACTTCGATTGCATAATTCAGGTTCATAATAATTCCTATTCAAAATATTCGTATACTGTCCACGCGGAATCGCGATTGGATGTTATTTTATCATACTTATCTTTAAAAGCATCACGAAGTTGTTGATCAGTAACAAGACTTTCTTGATCTGAAAAATTATTTCGTAATACAAAGCGTCGTATTTCAGGAGCGGTCAGAAGATTCTGACCGTTTACAAAGTAACTCATTCCATCACCGTAAATCGTCCAACTTTCTTCATCTGAAGATGTTGTCCATAATTTTGAGGATCATGGTCGCGGTGTGATATAATAAACACGTTAGAGTTTAGCATACCGTTAAGAATCTGGCCGATTGCTTTAATACACATTTCATCAGCAGGCCCATCGAAAACTTCATCTAAGAAAAGACAGTTAATCTTAACGTTAGATACTTTCTCAGCAATATCTCGCCATGTGAATAACAAAGCAATATCAATACGTGCTTTTTCACCTTGACTAAATGAAGCATAACTGAATTCTTCTCGTCCTCTGGACTTGATAGTTTCAGCGAATTCTTCATTCAATGTAAAGACGTAATCAGCTTCCATTATCTTTAAGTAGTGATTGATCTGCTTATTGAACAATGGAATGTATTTGTTGATGATTGCGCCTTTTATTCCAGAATCCTTGAGCATTTCAGTTAAAATGCCACGATGATATTTTTCCATCACCATATTGGATTTGGTATCAATTATTTTATTCAATTCTTCATTAAGCGAATTAATTTCATCAGCATGATCAATAAATTCCTGCGAAGCTTTTTCTAATGCAGCTTTAACTTTTTTAGCTTTATCTACAGTTCCAATCAGCACTTGCTTTTTAGCGCGAATATCTTGAGCCAGTGAACGCTGGGTGTTGAGGTTGGCTTCATATTCATGCACTAGTGACTCCAGAACGGCTCTCTGACCGTTAATCTGCTCCGCTGTATGATTACATTCAGAGACCTTATCAGTGATCTTGGTGATCAGAGAGGAACCCTGGTCTAAATGTTGGAAACATGTTGGACAATCACCACCAGAAGAGTACAGAGAAATCACCTTGTTGTATGAGTCAATCTTGGACTTAATCAAGAAAGATTCTTGACCAATCTTCGTCAAAGACTCACGAGGGTCTTCATCTAGTACTATTGAAGTCAATCTAGTCGTAGCATCTTCAATTTCAGACTTTATTGACTTAGCTTCACGAACCAAGTCATCATACATACTCTGGAAACGTGCAACGTTCTCACCAGAAAGTTTTCTTTGGCGTTCAACGTTATCTTCATAGATTTTAATCTGTTGAATGATTCCGTCTTTCTTTGCGTCAATCACTGATACCTGAGAGTTAATTTCTCTGATATGAGATTTATTCAATTTATCCATTTCAGCTAATGTAGACACTTCGAGTAAATCTTCAACGAGTTTTCGTCGTGCTGGTGTTGATAAGCCCATAAACGGAGTATATCCAGCCGTTCCAAGTACGACAATTTGCTTAAATGACGAATACGACATATGTATGAGTTCTTCAAAGTAAAGCTGAAAGTCTTTGACACTCGCTGATTCATCAAGTCGAACACCATCACGTGTAATTTCAAATACGTTTGGTTTCTGGCCTCGTTTTATATAAAAAGACTTACCGTCATATTCCATCCACAGCTCGACGAGTAAGTTCTTCTTGTTAACTGAGTTAACTAATTGTCCTTTCTTGATATCTCGAAAAGGTTTACCAAATAAAGCAAACGTGATTGCTTCAAGCATTGTACTCTTACCACCACCGTTCTTACCAGTGATTAGAGTTTTTTGAACCTTGTCAAGTTGAATATCAATGGGCTGACCGCCCACTGACATAATATTCTGGTACTTGACTCGGTTAAGTTTAAAAGTCTTCATGTGTTATTCTCACGAATATAGTTGCGGCAATATTCTAACATAAGGTCTTCAGACACATACATTACATCAAAATGTTCTTGCCAAGATACGCCTAATGAATATTCAGATGTAACAAACATAATGCCTTTAAACCCGCCATCTTCTGGCCAGTATTCGATATTACCGAACCATCCATCGCCTAAATTAAATTCATGGAGTTTCACGAGTTAGTAACCTCAGTGTAGAGTTGATTAGCGTACAGAATTACAGCAGTCCTGTCATCATCAGATAAATCAGGGAGAGAATTAATATATTCTTCCATAATTTCCAGTAAGCCTTTTACTTCTACTTCTTCACCATCTTCAACTTCAAGAGAATTATCAATTTTTGAAACAGTGCGAAGTTCATGGACTACTTTTTCAAGTTCGCTTTCAAACTTTGGTAGATCTTTATCAACTTCCGTAATAACGACACGAACTGATAAGTCTTTGTAGTCGTTGAAATCAATTGGCCCAGTTACTGGGTAGAAGATTTTTCTGTGCCATGTTGTTTCGTTAGGGATGAAATCAAAGGTGCGTAATCGAGTGTCTTGAACCCAGAATCCTCGCGGGTCGTTCTCGTCACCCGCTGTAAGCGTCCACGGTGTTCCAATGTATTTGATATTAGCTGCTTCGGAGATTGTGTGGAAATGTCCTGACCACACTTGCTTGTATTGTTTGAGGAAGTCTGGTTCGAGACCATGAGATTTTAACCCTTTATAGAAATAGAAGCCATTAAGCTCCCAGTGACCTACACAATACTCAGCAGAAGATTCTTTAACGTGCTTCATTATTTGAGCAACGTTCTCTTCGCAAAGCCATGGAATTAAGTCGATTAAGCATCCATCAAAATCAACAGTAGTAGGCACATCATAAATTTTGATGTGGTCATGTTTGCCCAATACTTCTGTGATAGCGTTAGGATGAATTTTATTCTTATAATGCATATCGTGGTTTCCGATGATTGTATGCATCGTAATCCCAGCTTCTGCTAGCATATCAACTATTTCACGAGCGAATTCCATCGTCTTGTGAGTAATAGCTTTACGTACGTCAAAAATATCTCCATACTGAATCCACACGGTAATTCCATGCTTCTTCGAGTACTCAATTTTTTGACGAATACCATCACGTTGAATTTCTTGAAGCCAAGGGTCATCACCCTTTACGCCCAGATGCCAGTCACCTGTGTGAAGAATTTTCATTTCTTTTTCCTCAATTTAAGACGGCGATGTGGAAGTTTTATTTTAATCGCAGATGTATGTTCTCTTTTACCTGATATTTGAATCCAGTTAATTTTCATATTTCACCTCAAAGAGATTATATTCTATACTCCAGAAAGCAGAAAGGGCCCGAAGGCCCTTTAAATTTTCTTGTATGTAATTGTACCTTCAGCCTTAGCTTTATCATATGACATCTTGAACCGCCTCATCATTTCAGTCTTGCCGTTATGAATCTTTGTATAATCAATAGCCCTTTCTAAAGCTTCAGCCGAATAAACAGTTCCGTTGCGTGATACTACGCCAGCTTTTGATATTACAGCTTCCACCATGGCTTCACCATAATTGTATCAGCCCAGACTAATTCCTTTTTAGTAGCTTTAACTACTGGATTGATAGGACCGGTTTCACCTAAGACTTTGTAATGGGTTTCAGATACTTTAATAGCCATTACACCATCAGCAACAGACAAAGTGAAACCTGCGTTTACTTTCAGACGTTTGAATTTAACCTGCTTTATAGCCATTTAAAATTTCCCAGATCTGACGACGAGTGGTTTCCCATTGGACTTTGATAAGCTCGTCATTGAATGGTTGACGTAAGATTTTACGAGATTTTTCAATCGCATACTTATACGCCGCGAAGTTGTTATCGAGAACTGATTGCTGAGCATGTTTGTTCAAACGTTCAAGTTCGCGACTATTTTTCTTGATAATTTTATCAGCTTTAGATTTAGCATTTGCTGCAATTCGAGCTTGTGCTGCTTCAATAGCTGTGTCCATTTCTTTCTGCTCATTTTCTTCAACGTGAGCTTGCCATTGAGCGTCCTGGTATTCACCTTCAGTCATTTGAATCCTTATTCTGGAAAGTATTCTAATGTGATATAAAAATCATCATCAGATATATGGTAATTGTAGTTCAAGTCTTTGCCATCGCACTTGAACTCTGTATCGTGTGGATCTTTGGGGTCAATGTGAATGTCCATTTCGAGAACTTCCCTCATATACATTTTAAGCAAATAAGGGATAGAATCTGCGTCTGGCACTTCTTCCAAGAATCCGGAGAGGTTAATCTTTAGCCTCATATAAAAAATCCAAAGTCGGTCCTTCATCTACAATATCGCTCTTTTTGTCAGACCCTGGCTGTTTGTAGGTGGAGGTTTCATAATGCGTCATTTTATCGTAGATATCCTGAATGAATGTTTCATCTACTAACGCAACCATATCATCGTCACGGGCGTCATAAACGTTGTGAACGAAATAGCTATATTTCTTTGCGACTTCTTTACGTTCTTTCTTGATACGCTGAACGAACGCATTGAAACAAGCCATAGTAATGTAAGCATGCGGGTTTTTGTACTTTTCTTCATCGAAGTTCTTGAGGCCTTTAATTGCAGCCTCAATACCATCTGCAATCATTTCATCTTTCCAAGATTGGGTGTACCCCGAAAAGTTAAAACGTTTTGACAGACCTTCAGATATGAGCATAATTGCTTTTCCAATTACATCATTCTGACGTACGATTACTCCTTCAGGGGCATTGCGACATTTTTCCTTCCAATCGCATATTGCTTGATACAATTCTTTGTTGTTTACATAGTTCGCCATTAATACCTCATCGCTTCAAGTTTATATATCAATTATAACATGGTTGCGAGCGATAGGTTTAAAGCACTTAATTATTGCGAAGAATCAAATACATCTGGAATAATGCTTCACCAATACGGCAGAACTCATCAAATGTGATGTTGTCAGCAGCATGGTGAAGTTCATTTTCTTTCCAGAACTTATCAAGACTTTCGTAAGCAGTCTTATATCCATTAGCATTCAACAATGAACAATGAGATACCCATTGAAATTCATCAAACCATTCGACGTCTAAAGTAATTCCCATTAATGGAGTTACAGTGAAAGTTCCATAATGAGCAACTTCAAGTTTTAAACTATTAAATTTAAGATCACAAATCATTTAAATAACTCCCAAGTTTTAGTGACCATACGACGGATGTAAAGCATATCAGTCATTTGAATATCTGGCGGCATTAAAGAATAATCGTCGTACTCTTTGTATAAAGCTTTTAACTGAACTTCAGCGAATTCCATTTGAAACTCATTAATAGTTGAAGTCAAATAAATTTCAGCCCATGGATCGAAAAATTCAACCTTACCAGATTTTTCTACTGTTACATTACCAAATTCAAATTTTAAAACAATTTCTCTGATCATAATTTATTTGCACCGTTCAAAGCGTCATCCATATTACCGAAAGCATCTACTGAATAGTAATCTTTTCCGGTGAACTCATATAGCCACCAAGCATCGAAGTCTTCTTCAATAACCCAATCGACACCGTATTCACTTGTACCTTCAATCCAAATACGATCATCTTTGACACAAGCGAAGTATCCGGCTAATTGAAGATCATCAACAATTTCTGTTTTAGTCATCAAGATATTCCTCGAGTTGTTAGTTAAATCACTTAGCAGCCTTAACAATTTTGAGATCAGAGAACCCCTTCTTACGTTGATTTTTCATCTTACGAATAGTAGTATCAGAGATTTCTTTCTTCTTCTGAGTAGGAATACCAAAAGCATCGATATCAAATTCAGAGATGATGTAAGCTACGACCAATTCACGGATGCGAGCTTTACCGATCTTTTGGTCATTTTCTTTCATCACACCGTGAAGTTCAACTTCCCATTGATCTAGAATTTCTGGAGTTACGTAAGCACCTGCTGCCATAATAGCTTCTACTTTCGGGTATGCGAAAGAATTCAGAACGTTTTTGATAGCCTGTGACATGATATTTTCCTCTGTGTTATTTTGACATAGAGATCTTATATTAAAATCTCTATAGCAAACTTATGCTAAGAATTTCGCGACTTGTTCTTTAATTAGATAAGCATCAGCTACTGATAGCTCAATACCCAATTTAATTAGTGCATGTTGTACATCTAAAGTATTAAATCCATTCTTAATGTCCAGAACTTCCATACCGTTATTATTTCCGGGTCTGTTATGAATAAATTTCAAAAACATATCTGTACTAATATCCACGAACAAACGCCCATTAGGAACGTTGTATGAAAATCGTGCTGTTTTGTGATACAGATCTAAATTAGTCATAAATTGCCCATCCAGTGTTTTGCCAGTCTTCACCTGTGTACCATCTGTCCATGAGGTAACCAGCCTCATCAACGATACGACCATTTATCATTTGGAACCATTCATCACAGAAATGACGATGATGAACAGATTTACCTTCTCGCATAGCCTGTTTGGCTTCTTCCCAAGTCATATTAAACATTAAATGAGCTCCATAATAAGACGAGTCGCATTTTCAAGTTCGTAGTCGTAGATACTTCCATCTAGAACTGCGATAGCATTTGAAATGAATTGTGCGTTTTGTTTAGCAGTCATGGTTTTAACTTCAGTTTGACAACCACGAGCTCGTAGAAAAATTGTTGAACCACAAATTTCTACATTAACATCGATACCCATAAAACCGTTAGATAAACGAATGTTTGCAATGATGTGGCGTTGAATATCTAAAGTAATCATGTTGTTTCTCCGTAGTTGATAGAAGTATAGTAACACAGAGAGACCAGGATGTAAACGGTTGTTTGAAAGAAATGAGGGAACCTGAGAGATTCCCTGAATGATGACCATATAAACATATGGAAGAGAGGAGAGAGTGTCTTAGAACCGTGTTAGAGATCAGTATCGTAACCTAGATCTTCAAGGTGTTGTTTTAAACGAGGAACTTTTTTGTCGTCAATAAAGATAACTGGATAACGAAGCATAAGATTAGGAAAGCATCCTATTCTTTTTGCACATTCAGTTATACGTTCTCGGTCATAATCAAAACCAAGAGAATTTTGGCTTTTATTAATGACAGAATAGAAAGTATATTCAATACCAAGAGAATCAAGAAGATGACGAGCGCTTACACACCCAGGACATCTATGAACCTCTTCTGGTATTCCATAAATTTCCACTTTCATTAGTACATTCCAAAGAAAACTAGAAAATAAAGTGATGGAAATTCTTCACCCATCTTTTCAACATATCGGTTCATGTGAACTTGAACATCATGAATCCAGGGGTATTGTAATTGCATCGTGTGTCCAAACCTCATTTTGTTTTTGCCACAGACGTTGGTTATCAGAACCACGCCATAGTTTTTTAGTCGGTAAATCTTTTTCGTACTTACCGTCGATAATAACATCTACATAATTTAGCAGTTCCAAGTCCTTGATATCTTCGAACTTATAACCAGTCCACATCCATATGTCTTTTTCGGGAAATCGAGATTTAACCCATTTAACAAGAGCTTCAATATCTTCGCGGTTAGACCTATACAAAGGATCTCCACCAGTAAGAGTAAGTCCTTGAATATAAGGCTTTGAAATGTAATTAGCTATTTCCTTTACAGTGTTTGCATTGAATACTTGACCATTACTCGGATTCCAAGTAGATTTATTGTAACATCCTTCACATTTATGCAAACATCCTGTGACGAAAAGAACGACCCTGCAACCAGGGCCATTCACGAAATCACAAGGATAAATTCTGTCATACCTCACAGTGTTTTGTCCTATGCATTATTTCTTTATTTTTACCAAGATTAAATCCTCGTTCAGAAGGATTACCAAGATATCCGCATGTGCGTCTTATTGTGTTCATCTTTTTAGGGTCTGATTCACCACACTCATGACAGATGAAACCATCTTCAGTTGGAGTCATTTCATGAGTTGAACCACAAGTAAAGCACTTATCAACTGGCATGTTTACACCGAAGTAATCAAGATGCTCAACGGCGTAGTCCCACACAGCTTCAAGACCTTTTAGATTGCTTTTCATATCAGGAAGTTCTACATAACTGATATGACCACCCTTGGCGATATAATGGTAACGAGCTTCTCTATCTATTTTCTCAAATGGAGAAATCTTTTCTTCGACTGAAACATGGAAACTATTGGTATACCAACCTTTGTCAGTAACTCCTTTGATATCTCCATGAACTTCAGCATCAATCTTACAGAAGCGATAGCACAAATTCTCTGCCGGAGTTGAATAAAGACTAAAAGCAAATCCAGTTTCTTTGGTCCATTCTTTCAAATAATCATTCATGCATTTAAGCAAAAGTAAACCGATTTCAAATCCAAGAATAGTTTGAACTTCATGAATTCCGATGTACCCTAATGAAATTGAAGAACGACCGTTTCGGAAGATATCAATAATCTCATCGTTTGGCTTAAGACGAACACCGAAAGCGCCTTCTTGATAAAGAATAGGAGCAACCGAAGCTGTTACACCACGAAGTGATTCGATACGAGCTAAAAGAGCTTCTTTACAAATAAGTAAACGATCATCAAGAATATGAAAGAATTTAGTTAAATCTGGACGGCCATCAACCATACAATCAAGTGCTACTCGTGGAAGGTTAATAGTCACTACACCGAGATTATTGCGTCCATCTAGAATTTCTTCGTTGTACTTGTTCTTCCATACACTAAGAAATGAACGGCATCCCATCGGAGAAACTGGAACAGAAGAGCCAGTAATCAGACGGTTATTCTTTGAACTAATAATGTCTGGATACATTCTCTTACTTGCGCATTCTAACGCAAGCTGTTTGATATCATAGTTGACGTCAGTAGGATGAAGGTTAATTCCTTCCTCAACAAACATAACAAGTTTAGGAAAGATTGGAGTGATTCCGTCTCGTCCAAGACCTTTAATTCTGTTGTTGAGAATAGCTTTTTGAATCATCCGCTCGTATTCGTTTGTACCAGTACCAAATGTAATTGTTACAAACGGTGTTTGGCCATTTGAGCTGAACAGAGTATTGACTTCATATTCATAAGCCTGGAACGCGTCGTATACGTCTTTTTCTGTTTTTTCAATTGCGTATACATAGTCATTAACCTGCTCAATTCCGTATCTTTCTGCATCACGTAAATGCTTAAAGAAAGTCTTCTCTACAAAAGGAGCAAGCACAATATCTACGTTTGCAAATGTAGTTCCGCCATATTGATGAGAAGCCACTTGAGCCGTAATTTGAGCCATAATAGCGGTTGCTACTCCAATTGACTTTGGAGTCTCAATTTGAGCATTACCGAGTTTAAATCCGTTATTAAGCATTCCCTTCAAATCAACTAAACAGCAGTTAGTGAATGGAAGAGCTGGAGAATAGTCTAAGTCATGAAAATGAATAAGCCCTTTATCATGAGCATTTAGAACAGTCGGAGAGATAACTTGACGAGCAATATGTTTTGAAACAATCCCTGCCATCAGGTCTCGTTGAGTTGGAAAAACACGAGAATCTTTATTAGCATTCTCGTTAAGTAGATCTTTATTGGTGCGGTTAATTAACCCCTGGATTTCTGATTCAATTGTCATTTTAAACTCTTACGAAGTTGCTTTTTGAATGAAGCAACAAGCTTTGATTTGGAATCATCTTCAGAATAGGTAAACCCGTAAGCATTCATTTCAGCTATCATCTCGGGTTTACCAAGTCGACTGAATTCTTTTGACTTATCGCCAATGAAATTAGGATGAATGTCATTTTTAGTATAATCATTTTTCAGATAGACAAGCAAATTCTCGAGCCATTCGAGGTAGTCAACATTTTGACCTTTTAAACCAGAACGGTTGAATTTATGCTTCATTTGTCCTTCTGCAGCGTTGCACAGATTGCATAGCAAACCACGAACTTTACCGGCTTTTGGTCCGTTCAATTCATGGTCATGATCAAGGTGGTTACTTTGAACATCAGGATTTAATTCGCGATTACAAATTAAACACTTGCCATGCTGTGCATCATAAAATTTTTGTTTTTGTTCTTTGTATAATTTACCAGTCAATAACATAGGTTCACCTCTTAATCAGATGAACCTATTTATCAATTATAAAGCCAAGATTCGCGGGTCCATTTCTTGCGGCGACGGATTTGAGCTTTAGTCGGTTTAGTAGGAAACCACCAACATGAACCATATCCGTCATCAAATTCAAATGACAGATGCCAACCAGATTCTTGACATGATACGTATTTTAATTCAATTTTCATTTAATAACCCTAAATAGAGGTTTTTCATGACGTCCCAAAACCCAATGTGGAGAGCTTTCAATTTGTCCATGAGTTACAAATGCCCAGGATTCATCGAAATCTTTGATGTCGCGTAAACCATTTTTCGTGAACATAATAGGCCATGCCCATATGTCATGTTCACGTTTGCCAGCAGTAACAATGAATCGATCTCCAACTTCAAGTCCTTCTTCGTTGAAGACTTCCCTTGCTGCAGTACTTATTGAATTGTCAGTGGGAATATGTAAAATTTCTAATACAAGTGATCTTTTCATTAAAATGCCTTATCGGAAAATTTCAATTGAGCTTCAAGTTGACGGATGTATTCGCCAGCCGCTTGCATTAAATCATGTTCTTCGGCATCGCAATTTTCAGCACCAGCAACTTTAAACAACTGAGATGCAATATCACGTCCTTTGAACAAATGAGCTGTGTCTGGGATCTTGTAATGATCAGAAGAAAGCTCTTCAATTTCTTCAATTTCACCCATCGTGTCTTGTTCCCAGAAGCACCAATACCAAGATTCACGAGAACCAATATGAAGGTAAGGACCGTTCTTAATCAAGATAGAAGTGATACCATCTGGATTTTCTTTATCTACAGAAAGAACTTTGAATTCAGTTCCAATGGTAAGTTCTGGATAGATATCGAAAACACCACCGTCATTATCTTCTTTAACAATTTTGAAGCACTTATTCACTAAACTCATAGCCAAACTCCATATCAATTAGATCATTTGTAGTAGGTTCATTATAATCATTTTCAAGAAAGCATTCTTCTTCCTCTGGCTCAACGGTTTTCCATCGAGCCGTGTACCAAGGCTTTAAAGCGTAATCCATTCCGTGATTGTGCGAGTAACAACTCGCTCTTGTTTTTCAACTAATGAAACTTCGGGATCGCTGTAGTACCAATCACTGTGATAAGAACCCGAACGAGATTCGTTTACAGCAACATAAACATCATGCTTCTTGGAGTAATAAACTACTTGACGATATTGATACTTATGATTTTGTGTCCATTCTTCTTCATCAACGACTTCTAAATAATCAGAATCCTCAAAGTCGTAGTTCTCGGAATATCCATTATGGTCTTCCATAATTTCGTCATAAATTGCTTTTAATTCAGGAGTCATTCTTCACCTCTCAATTCACGTTCTTCTTCATAGTCAATCCAGCTCTCTAAACCAGATGGTAAAGAGCTTTCTACTTCCCAGAGCAGCTCTTCACAACGGCGCAAACGATTTAATTCTTTAACAGATACTTGGATATATTCACTAGTCATCTTTACTTTCCAGCCATGAGCATGATACTTCGAAATCTGGGCCGCCATATTCCCAGTGCCAAGGACCGATAGGCTTATAGTCAATCCGGCCATCTTCGGTCATTACTTCTTCATAGTCTTCAGGTTCCAGACCAACGTAAGTCCATTGGACTCCATGAATTTCTTTACCCTGGCGAATACGGAATTCGCCCCAAGGATTATCGATTGCATACTGAATATTTTCAGAAGCACGGCGAATCATTTCAACTGTAAGCAGATGCTCTAAATCGATTTGATCGCCGGCTGAGAATACTAAATCCACTTCTTTCATATCACTCATAATTTCACCATGCATTCACCGTATTTCCATTTAGAAATAACCTTTGAGCCATTGCTATAAGTTACTTCAACTTTAACACGATTATTTTTAACTTGAATAATTTCGCCTGTTTCCAGGCCGCCATATCCGTAATAAAGCGCAACTACATCACCAACTCCAATAGCTGTGCCTCTGTAATCATGAATGTAGTCTACGCCTTCTTTCATTTAAAATATTCTCTGAGTTCAGTAAAACCACCGATATGAGCACCATTGCCGTCAAAAATCTGAGGCATCGTCAAACCGATTTGAGTGTCACGACCTAGACGAGTCAGAAGTTCAGCAATAACTTCATCGTCGAATACGCCTTTTTCCGGCATTACATTCTTGAATTCATATTCAGTGTTCTTTACTGTTGCTAATCGTTTAGCGTTGTCACAGTGAACACAACGGTGAATTGAAGAATCATATCCATAAATTGTTAGCATAACATTTCTCTTTTTATTTGGTCCAGTTCATCGAAGTAGTTAGGATTATTATAATACCCTTTTCCAAATTTTTTCATTGCTGCTTCGGAGACCTTGGCATGAAATGCATTATGAGCTTTTGTCATTGCTGCTTTAATAACCGCAGAACTTGATGGAATATCGCCATGTTCAGCAAAATAAGCACGGTACACTGACATCAGCGCTTCTGCGCTTCTTCGGCGGTAAGCATATATTGTTTACGTTTAGCCAATTTCAATAACCTTGTTGTATGCTTCGTTAGCTGCGATGATAATTCGTTCATCGATAGGCAGAGTTGTTTCTGGTTGAGTAGCTAAAGCGGTGTATGCTAGCATTCTGAACATTACAACATCAATCTCTGTTGCAGCAATGAGTTCACGAGTAACAGCATCTACGCTGAACTCAGTTCCTTTTTCTTCTGCATACTGAAGACAAATTCTAGTGTTAATTTCACGAAGCTCTTTAAACAGAGCTTTCATTTCGTCGGATTTCGCGATATTAGAGTGTTTGAATGGGTTCATTTTAATTTCTTCTCAAATTTATGTTTGCAATGACGGCACTTCATTTTCAAAGTATCAGTCCGCCAATCTACTAATTGAGTCTGAATTGTACCACATTCTGGGCAAGGCTGAGCTTGTTTCGCCGCAGCTTCTCGACGATCAGCCATTTCTAAAACTGCTTTCCAGTCTATAAGACCTTTATCGAATCCGGCTGGAGCTTCCCATTCAGGACCTTTTTCAAGGTCCACTTCAGTCCAATGTTCAGACCATGTACCAAAATCAATATCTTCTTTCAATTCATTCTTCATTTAAAGCCTCTACCGCAGATGAAAATTTCTGACGACGATTACGAAGTTTAATTGCTTCGGCACGTTTAGTAGCAATTTGATCTTGCCATGATTCAATATCAGCATCGATTTTTTCGATTTCAACGTCAATTTTAGCAATCAACTCATTAAGCTGTTGAGTCATAACCGATTCAATAACCAAAGGTTTAATCGGTGTCAAGTACATATGCTGAACATCAGTATCATGAACGAAATTGTGAAGTTCTTTTGAATTTAGTGCAACTTCTTTTGGCTTAAAGAACTCTTGGTCAATGCAGAAGTGAACCACCTTATCATTTTCACGTTCAATCAAAGAAATTGTATTAATGAATGGAATTTGTTCCAATGCTTTCTTGAGCTGAGTTGTCAAACGAGCAACTACATTACGCTGGGCTGGAGTATTTTTGACTCGATAACCAGCGGCTACTCTGATTGCCATATCAAATTCGGGACGACCAGATACACCAACACGAACTTTCGGATCGACTGTTTTATCACAACCCAAGTAGTCATTCACAAACTCAAATTTTTGGCTGTCGTCAGCATAACATAATTTGCGACCGATATTAACGATTTCTCTGATATCACCGGACAGCGTGCGAACTAATTCAGCTACAATGCTGAGATGAGTATTAATGACAACACGGTTCTGGCTCAAACGGATACGCTCATCTTCAATATCAATGCTCAGATAATTGCGCAAGCGCATGTGAGACATCACGTAAGTTGTGATTTTAGCTTTAGCCAAAGATTTTATGACTTGTGGTTTCGTCCATGGAGTGTACTGGTCGTATTTAGCCAAAACAGAGTTCAATTCTGTTCCAGCAATGAAATTGTGCTTAGATACGAGACGATCACGGAGTAGACTAATTAGCATCTTATTCTTCTGATTATCAAAAAACACTGTACTTGAATGTTTGTTCACCATTTCCATCAATTCAAATATTTCTACGTAAAAGTCATCTTTAGTTTTGAAGTTCATAATCTTTTCCTCTTCTTTCATTGTCAGGCGTATAATTTGATTGAGAATCCGTGAAACCATTATAACACGGATTCTCTTAAAGCGTTATTCTTCAATTTTACAGAAGATGGACGTTTGAAGAAAGAATGAGTAATGTCATCTTTTGCTTGTTCAAACGTTGCTTTAAATTCTATCGTACCGCGATAGTCCAACGGAACTGCTTTTGGCAATGAGCCGTAAGTTGTAGCTCCATTCTCTAAACGAACCATCATTTTAGAAACGACACCATAGTAGTCGTTCCATGTTTTGACGGAAACAACTTTACCCTTAACTGTTTGCTTGCCAGATGGGGCTTCACCTTTGTTAACTTTCAGTGAATTGTAATAATCATTGAACCATTCTTCTGAAGCAATTTGAATAGCTTTGAGAATAGTTTTGTGAGCGCGGACTTCACTCATTACCACGATAGTGTTATCTTCAAGAGTCCACTTTTTGTAAGGTGTACGAAATTTCAATACACTGAGTTTTATACCCGAGAATCATTAGCTCCGAAAGCATATCTGAAGTGAGACGTAACTTCCACCAGCCATGATCTTTGGTATATTCAGGTTTATCGAGATAGTCGAGTTCAGTGACGTATGGAAGATAACTACCGCCGTGATAAGACTCGACTTCTCCTAATTCATTTTCCCAGAGGTACCCATCAAAAGGTGCATGAGGACGATCATCTACTCCCCAAGTTGGGGCTATTACATTATCAAATCCTTCACGACCGTAGCGGGTCTTAGCCCATCCAGCATTTAATTCCAAAGCGCGTTCTTCAACTTTCGCCCGGCGAGCAGCATGAGCTTTACGATTTTCTTCAATAAGTGAGGTGATGATTTCAGTTAACATTTTATTCTCCTTGTTGGTGTAAGATCATAGTAACACAATCTTACACCATTGTAAACTATCTCAGGAAAAATTTTCTCCAAAGCAAAACTGCTTCTTTACGAGATACTTCTATTGCTCCTAACTCAACAGCTTTTTTGCGACGAATATCTCGTAGATCATAATGAGGAACTCGCTTATCCTGGAACCAAGACCTCTTCATTCCAATAGATTCCGCCATGGCATGAAGTTCATCAATATTGTCACTAAACATATGACAATTCTTAACTTGATGACCTCTCATTTTCCAACCGTGATTCATTAATACATCTACATATACTGTCATTTTTGAGTCTCTATGTAGGTTTCAATAATTGCGCGGGCAAGCATTAAAAAATTATCTTCAGTTGGAGAATCTACCAAATTCTCTATCATTTCAGAAACTTCTTCATTTTCAAACATTTCTTGAAGTTCATTCCAAGCAGGTGTTTTCATTTTTTGTTTCTCCGTTAGTTGATTGCGAGTCTATCATAACACTACTTTCAACGGATGTAAACGGTTCATTTAAAAATTTTTGGATTCACCAGAACGGCTGAGAGGAACTTTCTAGGAGGGAATGATTGATTATATGGACAACATACAAAAATGCCCCAGCGAAGCCGGGGCGAACTTAGAGTTAAAAATAAGCTGGTTTGTTAATATCACCGTGAAACCAAGATGAAACTGGAATTTGTTTTTGGTATTTCTCCAGAGCTTTAGCATAAATCTCTTTTTCAGTAGCTAGTACTTTAGCATCTTGGATTTGATATCTGTCCATCTGAATAAGCGCTTTTGTAATTTCTACTAAACGCTCGCGTCGGTCAATCGGGCTATAATAAGGTAAAACGCTTCGTCTATTTTCAGAAATAGCTCTGAAAGCAATTGACACAGAAAGTTGCATCGCCATGCCGTAGTTGCTTCTCGCATACCCAAGGCGATTTAAAATTGTTTCAATAGATATCATCGTTGAATATAACTCAAATAAATGCATTCTTCGGAAATAACTTCGTTATCCCACCATAGTTGAATTCGGCATGGGTCCATGTAATCCGCTGGCTGAACTTCATCACGAATTAACTCTTTGATTTGTTCTTTAGCAATCAATTGAATAAGTTCTTTTAATTGTTCTACTTGCATAATTTGTCCTTAAAGAATTCTGCCCGATGGGCGCGTTTAGGTTCGCAGTTCCAGTATTTGTCTTTACACGGAGTGCTACAAAACTTATGTTGCCAACTACGCTTTACAATAACCTTTTGGCAATAAGGGCAATACATTTTTGCCCCTACTTTCACCGAAGCATTGTTGTCATAAATTGGTTTCATTACGTTATAACGAGTATCTAATTCTTCCTCGTCTTCGTATTCCCAATCTTCGTCTAATCCGTAGCCCATTAGCCTTTGCTCCGAACCAAATTATCGTAGACGTCAATCATCATACAATTCAAATTGTAATCAAGCTGTTGCTTGCACCAATCTTTAATTTCACGATTAGTTAACTTCGAAGCATTATACCATTTCCAAAGGTCTTGGTGTGGCTTATAAATTCGCTCCATATCTTGGTTAGCACGTAATGCCCAATAAAGAAACGTGCCAAATACTTCAGCAACATGTTCATGACGGAGTTCCATATGAGAAGGATACGCGTTCTTCATATGAATCATTACATCTAATTCACGAAAGGCCGTTCTCAATTCACCCAATACATTAGGGGAATCTCCGAAGTTGAATCTGTATAGTTCTTCACAGATGCGAATTGCGTTCTTCTCAGCCTTACCCTGGACCATTCCTGCATATATGTGAGCAGGTGGATAATAAGCGGTGTTGTTCACCCAATTTCCCATTAAAACACTCATTGCACCCAGCTCCCGTTTAAGTCAATATAAGAAATAGCATCTTCAGTATGCATTTTACGAAGTGAATTACGAGTAAGACTATCACATACATAAGAATTATTACGAAACAGAATAATTTTAGTTTGGTAAGAAATAAGTTGTGTCATGATATTTTCCTCAAAAGTTGAGGGAGGATTTCTCCTCCCGGAGTATTATTTAAGCATAGTAACTTCTGCGATGTCGCGCCAGTTTTTCTCATCTGTAGCGACGAAATCGGCGAGATAAAGCGCTGTACGTAAAGATACGTTACGAAGACGAGATACATTTTCTTGCATAAAATCTAATACTTCAACAACCTGCGAATTACGTAAACCTCTGTTCTGCAACATCCGAGTATTCATAATTACTTCTTCAACTCGGACCATGATTTCTTCATTTGAGTGAACACCAAGGTCTAAATAAACTGAACGAGATACTAAAGCAGCGAGGTGTGGAGCTAATTTGCTGCCGCGTTCTAATTCTTTATCAATATCAACATTAGTGATGAAAACGACTGTTCCTTCAAATTCAAACTCGTTTGGAATTCCTTTTTCATCTAAGTAAGACGAAGCTGTACTCCAGCAAACTTTACGTTTTTCTCCAGAATCTAAAGCAGCTTTCAGAAGGTTCAGAATATCCATATCAGAGAATACATCCACATCATCGATAAGCAGAACTGAATTATCGAAGCGTGATTCCCATAAGCGACAGTACAACCCGATACCCGAGATTTTACCATTCACTGATTTGTATTCAATTTTATCCTCATCATTTGCTTTATTCAATGCTTTATCTAAAGAGTAAGTTTTACCGATGCCAGCAGCTCCCGAGATAATCAGTGAACGAATGTTTCCGTTAATGATTCCAGCAGTCATCATCCCCATAACGTTAAAGCGTTTATTGATACGAGCTTTCATATCATCGACGCTTTCGATGAGTTCCAGCTTTTTAGCTACTCCGTTGTAAGAAATGTCTGACTTGTAAACCCAAACACCTTTTTTCTTACCGTCGATGATAACGAAAACTTTACCATCACCTTGAGCAGCATCTTCAGGTTTCAGAGTTTCTGGGAACCATTCTCCAACTAATTCGAAAGTGCCAGAAATTTCTTTACCGAAATTAATACCTTTGTTGATAGTGATGGTTGTCATTTTATTCTCCGAATTTCTATTTGTTTGGTATGAAGTAATAGTATCATCATCTCATACCAATGTAAACGGTTGATTGTAAAATTTTTTAAAATAAAAAAGGGGACCTCTAGAGGTCCCCTTCATGCTGGTTTATTCCATTTCTATTATATGCATGTTCTTTTTGTTATCAAAATATATGTTTTTAACTGTTAACTCTGAACTAATTGGCAATAAAAACTCTCTTTCATAATCCACTATAGAAAGATTATCATAAAGCTTATTAAGCTTATCATCATCAGTCTGGCCAGATTCTTCAATTGCGATTAAATTTTCTAAAATTTCAATCATAGCAGTTGAATAGTCAAAAATGTTTGCATTTTTTAACACTATTAAAACATTAGTCATATAGCGTTCTGCTGCAAATGTTTCAGCTATATGAGATTCACTACTAAAGGAAGTTATTCTTTTAAATTTGATTCTTTTATTAACTTCAAACTTATAAGATAGTACTTCCTCTATTGTAAGTCCTCTAAAAAGTACGTCTTTAATCTCAAGTTTGTCTTTAATGTAATCATTAACACGCTTATGATTAAAATCATTAATTTTGTTGCCAAGGCATTTCATTAAAATATGCATTGTGTTTCTCCTCAATTTTTAAAGAACAATTAATTAACTACAAATATATTATAATATGCTTTATAGTAGAAGTAAACACTTTTTGCGAACTTTCTTCAAAAACAACAAAACCTCCCGAAGGAGGTTAAGAAGAGTGTTTGTTAATCTGTGCTTCAGCAAAGCGCTTTGGCCACATCAATAACCATGCTAGGGTTCGCCAGATGATCGAGACGACCGCGACAGGTAACCATAATAGTAATATAAAGATATAGCCTTGAGGTGTCTCTATTGTCCCTCGTTTAACGAGAGCATTTACGATGTACCAACCGGCTATGAGGTAAATCACTGCGATTATCACAGGCACTATGTACCACCAAATCATATTTCATCCCAATATAAAGAGAACCGAAGTCTTTCGATTGCCCATCTTTTGAATTTTCTAATCTGCTTTTTAGTAGGACGAACAACGAACTTAGCATTCACTCTTCGTCCTGTCTCACGGCAGACTGCTTCCAAGTACCACCGACGGGCGGTACGAGGATGGATTCTACCATAAGAGATATAAAGCGAGATTTCCTTAGTTACTGTAATACGAGTTGTGATTGTCAAGATAAACCTCTTCTAAGAACTTATCCCAGAAACTCATATCAACCTTCGAAGGCATACCGTTTTTGTGAGCTTGGATACTTAAACGCTCAACCTCATCTACTGTGTCTTCAAGCATCTGCTGAACTTGAACAAATGGAAGTTTACCAAGTTTAACGTCGAGAATATCTTGTGCATTTCGCAGCGGGTATTTCAAGTCGCCGGTAGAGTAGATTTCTTGGAGTTGAAGTCCACCACGTAAAGCATGACTCAATGCTTTCCAGTCAACCCCTTCGTTAGCTTCTGCTTTACGAGCTCGTTCGCCATATTCAGCTTCAAGTTTAGTCAAGGAGTATTTCATTTCAGCAACAGTGATAGTGGTCTGGAATTTACGACCAAGCACATGATAGAAACGTTGCTTACCGCATTTAGCATCAACAAAATCTTCCCAGAACAAAAATTCACTTACTGGCAATTTACTTGCGATTTCAGATACTTTCCAACGACTATTATTAGCTTTATCTTTTGGACGGTTCTCATATTTCCATTCAGGGAATTTATTGATAACATCCAACACTCGGCGAAGTTCAGCTAAACGAGAACCTTTAACACCATATTTAGCTGCTTGTTTACGAACGTAACCAAGATAAGCTTTCATATCGGTAGTGTAGAACTTACTGCGGTTGTCTTGAACGAATTTCCACACCTCGGGAAGATCAGAAGCAACGACCAATTCCGGAGGAGTGTGAAGCATATCCAATGCTACTGTTTCACCGTTCTTAGCCAATTCCAAGAAATATTTCAAGGAATATAACTCATGGTCAACGTCATCATGAGTATTTTTGGTGGCAGAGTTATTGGTGTTCAGGTTAGTGTGATTCATTGCCCGGCACATCAGAATATCTTTTGGATGAGGAATAAAGATTTCTTTATAATCAGTGTCGGATTCCGGAGTAGAGGTCCCATAGAGCTGGGACCCAAAATAACTTTTTACAACTGTCTTCATCAACTTCTCCATTTAAGGCCGAAGGCTTCTAAAGCAACGGTATCTTTAAAATTGATAACTTCGATTTTCTTATCGATGTCTCGCTCAACAACGATATTACTTACGGTGTCGTTTACATAAACTACTGTGTAAACGCCAGAACGATTTGGCTTAGTCAATTCATCACCAACCTTAACTGGGACTAACACTTGTTTACGAGAAATTTTAACTCGTGATGGATAAAGCGTTTCATCTTCATATACAATTGAAGTATCGTTATGGGTTATATCATGAACGTTGTATGTGTGAATTGCATTGGGAAGATAATGAACAACTTGTCCAGATACGTTATCGACTACAACTATTGAATGACCAGTAACATCATCAATTTTACCAATAATGAGATTTCGACGATCGCCATCAGTCCATCTACCATAGTTCGTGATAGTAGTGACTTTAATTAGTAGAGATTTTGTAGTTCCTTTGAGGGTCACCTTCAGACGATCACCAATTTCCAAACGAATAGTTTCTTCTGTGGATTCGAATTTATGTTTACCAATCATTTTTATTCCTTAGTGAAAGTCAGAGATGGACAAAACTTTTCTTTGCGAGCGCTAATGAATTCAATCAAAATACTCTTTTTAGGAGGGACGTAATTTGGGTCTTTACGAGCTTCTAGTTCTTGAATATATTTTTCATAATTACGTTCTTTGATTTTATCTTCAATCAAATCTTTTAACTTGGCTATACCAAACAAAGTGCCAAATAGTGCACCGACTAAACCCAAAATACCAACTGCCCCGATAGTAAATCCAGAAGCTCCAATGGCCCAAACTGAAGTAATGCCAATTTTAGCTAACCAGCTAGCAGCTAATTCCCAACCAACTAAAGTGAATGCAATTGACGATAATGTAATCAACGTTGTCATACAAAATAAAGCAAATACTACTTTCCAGAAGTACGGGCAAAGAGAGTGAGGACGAGAGTATTTGCCAAAAGCAAAGTCATGTACGCGGCAGTGCCAAGATTTTTCATTGATATTCATTATTCAGTTCCTTTCATTTTAGGTAAGATTTTGTTCAAAAAGTTACGCAAAAATTCTGCTTCAGATTTCAGTAAACGCAGTTCATTCGGTTTTTCACCTTCACAAATACTTTCAATTTCTAGCAAATCGTATTTTCTACCGTGATAATTATAGTCAAACAGCTTCACACGGAGAATAGATTTTTCACCAAATGTCACGTCTACATATTGATCTTCACTTTTAATATTCATCATGATGCTCTTTCATAGTTGGAATTACAGAGTTCAAGTATTTCACCAAAGCTTCTGCTTCACTTTTAGTGAGTGAAACTTCATCACCATTATCAACATCGTAAATGCTCACATGAGTTTGATTAGAAATAACATCAAGTTCTGTGTACCACTTTTGATTAGAACCTGGAATGTTTTCTTCAATTTTTGCGCCGTATCCGACACCTTCCCAAATTAATTTAGCCATTATTTTCTCGTCATTAAAATTGCGATGATTAAAATCAGTAATGAAATTATAATCTCATACCCATAAAGCGAAACAAAATTCATAATCACTCCGGCCTCTTTTGGATACTCATCATTACCTTTGCCCATTTTTCAGAATCACTCTTGCGTACAACGGTTACGCTATAAGGCATTGAATCTGCGTCTTTGATGAAACGTTCCAGATGACATTTCAAAATAGCTTCTGGATGGTGAACCATGTACATCAAGCTACCAGTCTGTGCGCGATATTGACAAATTTCTACTGATTGTCCACCAGTGTAAGTACGAGTTAAAACTAGATCACCAACTTCAAGTTTTGGAAAGCTCATCTCATGCTCCTGTGCCAACAATTACGGGGTTCACGTTTAAAAGTTTCGTCATGCATTTCTTGACATTTTACACAATACAAACAACCTTTAACTGCTTGTCTACGAGATTCTGGAATTAGCTCTTCGCAATCAAAGCAACGATAAAGAGACTCTCGTGTAGTGTTAAATTGAGACCGTGCATGAACAACAGCTGCCTGAACTACTGCTTCAACTTCTAGTTGTTCAGCTCCGTCTTTAGCAAATCCTACAGCCATTACAATTCCTCAAAACTATTCAAAAGTGCTTTAAAGCGACGAAGTTCTTCAATCTTATAAGAACCACCACCGCATGATAAAGTTCCACCGAATTTAAAAGAAGCCCCTACAACTTCACCGTTGTCAAAATCAACCATCAACATGTTTTCATCATGTCCGTTGTTAAATTCGATAGTGCGCTTAATAGATTGGAATCGGCTTCCATAATCTAAAACTTTTTCTTGGATTTCCATAAAACCTCACATAGACTGAATGAAATCAAACATTTCTTTTTGAGCAGCCATCATTTCTCTATGTTGAGGTATAGCAGTACCCAAACCCTCATAACGTGCAACAAATGCTAAATCAGCCTGACGCAATTTTTCAATAAGATCGAGTAGCTTGATTTTGTTTTCTTCGTTCATAATTGGCTCCAGATAAAATCGATAACATTACGAGTGAAAAGCGGATTATTGTACTGAACGTAGAGATAAGCTACGACTATCAAACTTTTCATTTTGTTCTCCTAGTTTATTACTAGTCTATAGTATCACAGTCTTTCGGGGATGTAAACGGCAGAAACAAAAATGCCCCAGCATAAGCCAGGGCAGAGTGTTACTTCAGGGAGAGAAGATATTTGAGTTGGTAGAAAGTACCAACGATATCGTCTAAGGTGCTTTGGATAGCACGAGGGACTTTGGAGTAGATCTTGTCAGATTCGGCCAAGATCAAGTCGATCATTTTGATAGTGTCAGTTGGTAAAGATTTCTGCTCTGGAATTTGAGGAGCATATTTCTTTCCGGAAAAGCCAAGCCATTGTTCACCGAATTTGTCAATCAAATCCGGAAGCTCGTCGAATATGAAATTGTATGCTTTATGACGAGAGTAGCTTTCTGTTTCAAAGTGGGCTGAATGAAAGTAAGAGCGAGAAGCCATCAACAACCCAAGATAAGCATCCGCTTCAGATGCTTTGCCTTTAGCAAAGTCTTCAAATTTCATGTTTGCCTTCTACCAATCGGTTGGTGTAGTATTCTTGAGCAACCAAAGCTCCATCAGCTTCACAGTTATTAGTGCATGGTTGCCTTTCCCATTTTGATTTAACAAATGTGAAGAACTGCTCACTTTCCTGCTTATTGTATATCTTATATTGAGAGTAAACCTTCAATGCACCCTCAAAATATTCGTCAAACTTCGGATTGAAGTTGACCTCTGCGTAGGAAGCAGGGATCATCATGATCCCAATAAGCGCGGATAATGCCAGTGCTTTTAAGGCCATAAGGCCTCCTATCGTTGACCAGTGTTACGTTTGTGCTGAAGTACAGCCTTAACATTGTCGAGGTATTTTTCCAGATTGCGCTTCCGCATATAATCTGCCCGTGAGCCACTTTGACGAATTTCCTCGTTTAGACTTGCAACAGCATGCCCAATTTCGCGTTTGATTTCATCGAGTTGTTCTACAGTAAGATTACGAAGCTTTTTAACGTCTAAATGCTGCATATACACCTCATTAGTTAGTAAACGTATTTATAACGGAGTACATCTGTACTCCGAAATTTTAATCCCAATTCATTTGAGCGATGCCTTTCTCATACTTACGAGCGGCTTTCTCGTCCCAGTTATAATCAGTGTCATTTCTCAATGAGTTTTTGATTTCCATCTTGTGAAACACTCGAGGAATAGGTGAAGAATAGCGACTCCAACGTAGAGTCTTCCAGAATGAATCACGATGACGTTCTTTCATCAACTTCTCAAGACGAACTGGTTCTTTCTTATTTTCAGCGATATATCTTTCGACATATTTAGCTTGATTTGCTTTATCTTTGCTGGTTTTAACGTATTCGGTATAACGCTTGATATAAGCGAATTCGTTATTCTTCTGATTGTGCCATTTAGAAGAAGTTGTTACATGCCAGCCTTTACGACGGATAGTTCTTGACATTTTGATTTACCTCGGTTGTAGTTACACAATCGATAGTAAAATCCAGATTTAAAGAAACTCGTTTTCATTTTAATACCTCGTCAATTTTCTGCAAAACTTCATGGCCTTCACGGATGTTAATAATCTCTTCAAGAGATACTGGAGGTTCAGACAAATGTAATTCAACTTTATGCTTTTTAAGTAAAGCCCGAAGTTCTTGCCATGCTTCTTGTTCTGTCATTGTTCTACCTTAATAAAACATCCAAGACTATTGGCAATGAATGCGCCATCAGTTTTGGATTCACATAAAATAGTGTTTTGATCTTTTAGTTGTTTATTTCGTTCTGATTGAGTAGAAGCTGCAACAGCAATCCAAATGAATAATAACACTGTCATTAATAGCAAAAAACTATTATAAGTTGTTGATTTCATAAGCATACCAAATAAATCAGAATAACGTAAAGGATAAAGCCTATAGCGAATATCCCAGCTACTCCAGCCAGAATTGTTAACAGTTCCGTCATATATCGAGCATCTCAAACCAATGTTTTCTGCATAAGGAAACGTATTTGTCGTTTCCGCCGATTTCAACAACTTCTCCATCACGAACTGCGTTGCCATTTTCATCGATACGAGCTACCATTGTGGCTTTTCGTCCGCAATGACAAACACCTTTAAGTTCTACTAATTTATCACTGATAGCCAAAAGCGTTTTAGAACCTTCGAACAATTCACCACGGAAGTCTGTACGCAAACCATAACACATAACTGGTACGTTATACAAATCTACAATCCGAGCTAATTCTCCAACATGTCTTGCACTTAAGAATTGTGCTTCATCAACGAATACACAGTGAATGTCCCGCTGAGTCTGAGCCCATTTAAAGAACTCCAGGATGTCCATATCAGGAGTAACTATATTAGCATCTTGTCTTAAACCAATTCGTGAAACGACTTCAGAAGCAGAATCACGATCATCAACTGCAGGTTTAAGAATGAGAGTGCCCATTCCACGTTCTTTATAGTTATGAGCAGCTGTCAGCAATGACGCGCTCTTCCCGGAATTCATGCTTGCGTACACAAAGTACAATTGAGCCATTTTGATATTAATCCTCTATATGAACAGTTTGGATATCCTAGTTTAGTTACTAATTTTCTAAACAGATACGCGCTAGGTCTATTATTTGATACCCAAATCGGAAATAATTTATCTTCTAATTGCCATGAAATATTTCTGTTTGGAGCGGGCTTACCTTTCATTGCGCCAGGTTTGCCATACATTGGGTTTAGCTCTCCGGATTTAGATTCACTCATGCGAGCTTTGGCTTCTGCTGTATGGGTTTTACCCAAATTTTTGCCAATAAGAGAGTTTGATATTTTCATTTTATATTCATCACTCAGTCCGTTCTTTGTGTGATGTTTAGAACCTCGTATAACGTGCATCTTATGAGATTCTTTCCTCTTAGTTCCCCATCTCTTTCCTATTTTGGATATAGACATTAGCCTTTTGGTTTTGGCTGATAATTTAGTTCCCGATATTTTTCCACGGCCGCCATCAGCCAAATTAACACATTGCTTTCCATATTTTAGCTTGGCTTTTATTACTAAATGTATCTCTTCGGCATAAGATTCTTTTTCCGAAAGAAACTCGTTTATTATTCTAGTTTTATGCGGAAACCGCTTGCACATTTTGCCAATTATAACTCCACTACCAAAATATCCATCATTGATATCGGCGGTGGAGTGTTTGCCTACATAATAATATTTGGCTTTATTAGTTTTCACTATTGTTATATAATGAAAGTGTCGTTTAGCCATTATGCCATTATACTCTCTAAATATTGTTCAAGATCTTGCTGAGATTTATCGATATCTTCTTGACAAGCCTTTTGGGCTCTAGCCGATGAGTCCCATCGAGATTGTTCCCAGACATCGTCGCGTTCAGCATAAACAATTTCTTTAACTAAATTAAGAATATGCTCTTTCTGTTCTTTGGTAATCATTATTCACCGTCCCAATCGACAACGATAATATCAACATCAGGAGTGAACCAGTCGATAATTGTTTTGATCTTTTCCCAATCACCGCCAGCAATACCAGCACCGATGCGAGGAATATAAACTGTGGGCTTTATCAAATGATATTCAGCCCAATGATTTAATTCTATCATACAGTTCACTAAAGCGCCATAATCAAGATTTGGGCCTGGATCAAATTGAGTATACAAATTAAAACAAATTTGGCCTTTGAGCCCGGTAGCTTGTGTAAAAGTGCCAAGCTTCTCAGTGTCACCTAAAAATGTTTCAGATTTATCAATTGCTAAAATAGGAGGATAAGCCTTAGCTAATTGTCCAGCTACTCCGGCGCCCATTGTATGAAAGCAGTTACAGCCATGAGCAATATTATGACCTTCCAAGAAGATCTTGACAATATCGCCATCGATATATTGCTTAATCATTTTCCACCACATAAGTTGAGTAGTTATCGGTCTGATCGTATACTCTAATGAAGAATGTAGAGCATGATCGCATAATCTTTTTGCTGATGTTGTAATTGTTCAGTGAAGAGACAAAGTAAGGTCCTTCAATTTCACCAGAGGCTTTCATTTCACAGCCTCTGATGTTGTAGGTGCCATAAAGAATTGTTACTTGGTCACCTTTGTCTTTATAATTATAAAACGATATCCCTAAAAGCTCTTTACTTGGAACGAAGACCAACTCAACGTTTCGTTTAAATGAGCCGCTTGTTTCAATTTGTTTTCCTTGGACCGCAAGTATCTCTTCAGGATAGCCTGGGAGAATATCCCAGGCGTTCAACACAAACGGAACCATCAACAAACATAGATATTTTTTCACTCCGTTAACCCTTTCATATATTGCTCTATCAAACGATTGCGATAATCTAGACAGATTTCAACGTTAGGTGCTTTATCGCACAGGTTATTCAACTGCTTCGTTTTTCGGTTCATGAGTACATTCCACTCTACCTTAGACTTAGATGCTCTGACTCCGTCTTCATATGCTCCATCTAATTGCAATGACAAGATGTCAATACATTCTGTGTTTGTCGCACAAAATGATTTAGCAATTTTAAGAGATTCCTCCAGTGATCCACCTGATGCATAAGCACCAGATGAAATCAGTAGACCAAGTACCAGAGCTAGTTTGCGCATTATTCTACCTCAACATGTAAAAGTTTATTTGTCTTCAGGTAATATGCTTTATCTAGGACTTGACTAGCGTATTTGTTTCCAGATTTCCAGTTGTTCCCGGCATTGTAACTAGCAATTGCTTTTCGCATATCACCGTTATGTCTATTTAACCAATAAGAAAGTTCAATATACGCCCATGAAGCGGAATTGGATCGTTTATTCAACATTCTAATAATTTCAGCATCAGTCATTTTCCATCCTAGTTCAGCGACTCGATTTTTCATTGTCGGCAAATAATTCTGGAACATTCCATACGCCTGATGACCTGACTTTCCTTTGGTTTTTAACCCAGCGGAAGATTCTTGCCAAAGAAGAGCAGCCATGACATAGCCTAAGCCTTTATTGTCATATCGCTTTTCTTGTGTCTTATATTTTCCATCCTTTGCAAATTGCTCTCCAAACTGATACGCATAATTCAGATTTTCGAGTTGGACATTACTGAAGTTGTGCTCGGACCCATAGGCCATTGAACAGAAGGCCAAGAGACCTGCGCATAGAGCTTTTTTCATGTTTACCTCATAGATTGATTACAGTTTTACTAATTTTTCCTTCATGACGATTTGTGTTGATGAAAGCCATACGACAATTCAGTGTGTATGGAGTAGAAAACGTTTTACCTGGAACTGGTTTTGACACTGTAAATCCCAACCACAGTTTTTGGTCAGTAATTTCAAGACGGAGAGGGCGATACTCGATATTCGGATCCAGATCTTCTTCAACGTCCGGGCGCTCAGGGAGTTCCAGGAAAGCGTTTACTTCAACCACATGATTCGAAAGCTTGTGGAAAAGTTCAAAGACGTAATTTTCATCGATTTCACGTTGAATAGCACGGTCAAGCAAATGCTGAGAGTACTTCAAGTGAAAGCCAGGTACCCCAGCTGCTTTCGATGCATCTTTGATTTTAGCATTGATTTTATGAAACTCCGTTTCAAAGAGACGACGGAGTTTGTTTCTGCGGATGTATACTTCGGTTGTGTTCATTTTGTTTCTCCTGTAAGTGTAAGATCATAGTAACACATCTTACAGGAGATGTAAACGGTTATTCTTTGAACGGTGTAAGTTTGCCAACTTTTGAACAGATATCAACCATTACAGGATAGAACTCTCGTATCTGTTCCAAACGCTGTTGCGCATACTTAAGTTCAACTTCTTCAATGCATGCGAGCTGATCGTCTAACAGATACTTGTTGTAAGCGACGCATGCATCAGCGATGATTCTTTGGAAATCTTCTAAACTTTCAATTTTCATTAAGCTACCTTTTCATTAACAAGTTTCTGTAACGCTTTAACGACAAAAGTCCTGATGTCTGCAGCGTCTTTAAATTCAGTGGTGGTGTCGAATTTACTCATAAGAATGATAGCATCACACTCTTCTTCGACTTTCATTAATGCACGGATCAAATCATTCATTAGTATTTCTCTTCAGGTTGGAAAACAGAACGGCATGCCCACATACTAGCTTCTTTCAAACGATCAATTGCATTACGAATCTGAGTGATTCTAGAATGAGCTAAATCGAATTCTTCATCGCTCAGAGTGTCTACATCAAGAGCCATGTAAGCAGCAACATGTTCTTCTTCTAGCGCTTTAAAGATAAGACCAAGACGAACTTCAGCATCTTTAATGCAATTCACTTTACCGATCTTATCATCGGTATGCGGCTTATAGCCTTTGATATCTTCAATCATTTCGGCATCCTCAATTCAAAGATTTGACCTGTGTTAGGGACCATCGCCTGCATGGCACTAAGCTTCTCACCGTCGAAATAAGGGACTCTCTCGTCGGTCTCTTTATCATATTCAACTAAGCGAATAGGCTCATTAATACCATAACCCTCAGTAGCCAAATACGTCGTTTGCTCTTCCCACTTTTGGGTTTCTTCATTCCACTTCCCATTCTGATGGGCTTCAAACAAGTCCTGCTCACCTTGGTTACTGAACCACCCGCAAAATGTTTTAACCAAATGGTCAGCACATTCAATTACAATTTTAGCCATAATATGAAATCACTTCTTTATATTGATATTGCCCGTTAGGGATGGCGTAGTTATTAACTTCAATCGCTTCGATCATTGTTCGATCATAGCAAATCAAGCTACGAGTAATCAGGCCTTCAAAAGGCCCGGTTACAAATTCGATAGGAATATCTGGAACAGAATTCAATTCAACTTTAGTAGCTTTAGTGCGAACTACCATTCCCCGAAAGGGACCATCCATAAACATAAATTTCATCATTGCATTCCCATCACAAAGAACAGAGGTAAAGGTTTATCGCCTTGGCATAAACAGTGATTAACCAGATAGAAGTATGATTCATAGAACTTCTTAACATCAGGCATCTTCATTGGTTCGTCAATTATAATCAATGCTCGTGTAAGCGAAAGACCTCGGTACTTATTAAAGTCTTCATCTAGAAAACTTCTGATGGTATCATGTACACAAAATCCACGGAGATTAGAATCTATTCGCTGAATGCCTTTTGCTTTACGCTCAATTCGTTCTTTTAATTCTTTTGACTGACTTGTGTTATTTGAAATGACAATAACATCATTACCGTCATGCAGCCAGTCGGCTGCGAATAAAGCAGCAGCTTCAGATTTACCGGTTTGTCGTCCACCGTCTAGGCGAAGAGTTCCAAATTCAGAAACTCGAGACATCGGGGTTAAGCACTTCCAATAATCATTATGAGGATCTAAACGTTCGAATGCACGGTCTTTGAAAGTATGCATCAAGGTTAGATACGGGTATGTTAAATATTGCATTTTAATTTCCTAATTAGTTGAGGGCCATTCCATGGCACGTGGTAGTCCATTTCACCGAAAGTAAACCCCTTACCGCGCACGGGCTCGACCTTATTACAGGTGGGAAAAGGTCCTTCACTCAGAGGACGCGACGTTCATGAGGAGAGGGTCGGCGAGCCTTTATTAACGAACGTTAGTGCCACCTTTAAGGCGGAGCATTGCTCGCCCGATGATTAGATTAGCATACTGGACGCTTTCGTCGTTATATTGTTCTTTAGTATGATTGAAGTTTACATTAAATCCGGCATTTTTCATGATAGATTCAAAATCTTTACGGATTTCAACCGCACCCATAGTTTTCCATTTGTTTTTATGTTTAGCAAATTCTTGTCCGGCGAAGTTCAAAACTTTAGCTAATTTATTGTCAATAGCCCATTTACCTTTCTTAGGAACAAACGCAGGACCTTTTTGCTTAGAGAATATTTTAGTATAACGTCGAAGTTCTGTATCAGCAGACAAGAAATCTTTATCTAAATTACTAGCAACAATATCTTCAATACTACCAAATTTCAAGCCATCTATTTCGATGTTAAGTTGTTTCCAACGAAGTCCTTCCCAGGCGAAGGTTTTAAAGTCGGAAGCATTTGTAGCTAAGTACCGTTCAATAGGAGCTGTTTTAGGGTCAAAGCCGTTTCCCGACCGGTAAGTCCACTCATCTTTATTAATGCCTTGGGCTTTTCCTACAGAAGCTTCGGCGATAAATTCATTATAAGTTTTCATATGCTTTCCAAGTACCTGTTTTAAATGTTGAAATCACGCGTTTTGCGCGATTTGTGGTTTGTTTGTACCATTTAGACTGAGCCAAATTAACAGCGGCTTTATCCCACTGTTTAGATTTAATCAGAGCCATCGAGTTAGTGAATCCAGCAACTCCGGTTACACCCATCTGAAAAACCATGTTCATCAATGCTGCTTGACGCGGATCATCTCCATTGAGAGAATCATAAACTGATTTCAGTAAAGCATTACGTTGAATACCAGCTATTACATTATCGACGTCTTTAGCAAAGATTTTTTCAGCTTCAACCTTAGTGATTACACCGTCACACTTACGACCAACCAATTTATCCAAAGCTGCTTTAGCAACAGCCAAAGAAGGGTCTTTAGTCAAAAGATGACCAATCCCAATCGTGTAGTACCCGCGTGTATCTTTATAGATTTTAGAATCGTATCCTTCATCGATACGAAGCATTTCAAAAATGTTCATGTCGTCTCCTATCGTTTGATAGGAGTATTTATCGTTTAGCCAGACTTGGAAAAAGTTTCTGCATCACATTAAACAGAGATGGTCCCATTACATAACACCATTGTTCTGGCTTAATCAGAGCAAATGCATCGATTTCAGGAAATGTTGTTCCATCTTCTGCAGTATGATATGCTGTGCAAACACAATCCTTGAATTGTGAGTGATCCATAGGGATAGGATAAACGAACAGATGTATATCTTTATTGCTCGCGTAATCATGTTGGCCTAGGTCATAGAGTAAACCCTGGTCGTAATCGGTGAATCCAGTTTCTTCTTGGCATTCACGAATAGCTGCTTGCTTAGGAGTTTCACCTTCTTCTACATGACCCTTTGGAATATCCCAACGAGATGGGCCTCCGCCTAATCCAGAATTAGTCACTCGTCCCATAAACAAACGAGAGTCTTTGGTGAAGAATAAAATTCCAGCTGACAGCTCTTTTTTCTTAGTCATTTCGTCCCCATGATTTGTTGAAAAGTTCTTGCATAAATTCTTCTAAACGAGTTTCCACTGATGGAGAAGTTCCAGACGAAATAGAGATCATGTAATCACAAATTGGTGAAAACATCTCCATTTGATTTTCCAATTCATCTTTAATAGCTTCTTCACTTTCACCGTCGCCGAACGAATACAAATAAGCATCCATTGATTCAGACTTCACATAAATTGCTACACTCATTTAATTATCCTACATGAATTTATAAAATTTTTAAAACTTTCGGCTTCTTTTTGTTTAGCATCAGCTTTAAGCTTACTTCTGATTTTAATTCTAATATAAATCGCCTTAAGTATTTCATCATTAACACAAGCGACTAACACACCAGCGAACCCGCTTAAAGGAACACTGAAAATGAGTTCAATAATTATTCCATTGAAATAAATGACTAATCCGTTTAATATAAGAACAGTTAAAATCAATACAGCCCAACAAATAGAATCACAGTATTTTTCATTCCAATGCCGGCGGAAATCTTCTTTTGTGCGTTCGCTAATATTCATAGCTGAGTATCCCATTACCATCCCTCCATTGGGAATTCCAGATAAACCTGAGCGTTTACTCGAATTTCGTTAGTAATCTTTTTAACACGGTCGGTGTTACGAGATACTCGACCAAACCAACGCCATCCGTTACCAACAGCCATGGACCCAGTGTGGAAAGACTGCCAGTTGAATTCACATAAAGTACGATCCGGGGCTTCAAGTTTTACCATTTCTCCAGATTCAATTTTCTGAAGAACTTCTTTGTGCCATTGACGGTAAATCAATTCGCCTTCAGGGATTTGGCTAAATGTAACGTCTTCGCCATAAGCAAAATGTGTAGGACAAATATCAGCGTTAACCAATCCAAGAATATGCTCAGAATGATAGCGAGGATTATCATAATCAGGTTGTCCAGCGGTAATAAAATGTTGTCCAACTGGAATATCTGGACGAGGCACGTCATCATGGTGATAACCCGGAATAGCAGGATACCAACCTGGCATCAACATATGTACACGAGAATCAAATACTACTTCTTCATAACGCCAATCTAAAGGAAGATTATCAATGAAACTCCTAGTGATAGGACCGCCATGCTTCCAAGCGAATGCTAAATCACAGTTAAAGAACATGGTTTCATTTTTGATTTGATCATTAGTGATATCTTCGGCAAATGAACCGCGAAAGCGGACTTGCGAATCAAAAGTTTTTGGGCTATTCATAATATTATCCTCGTGTAAAAGGTTTCAGGAGATCTTGGTTTTCTTTAAAGCGATTGATGTAGTCATTTACACCAAGCTTCTTGTACATTGCAATGATTGTGTGGTAGTTTTCCCAAGCATATTCGCGGAACCAACCACTCGTAATTGAAGTACAAACCTTCTCCAAAGCCATCATAAAGGAATGTTCAGATGAAACATTTTTGAAATCGTTTGGAATTTGAGAACGTTCCAACGCTAATACGCAAGTTTCTTCGTACACACCAGCCAATTGGATTTCTTTAGGCAATTCAAAGAATTTCTTCTTATCAGTCATTACCTGAGACCCATCTTTCATGTAGAAAGTATAAGCTGGACGATCCATCAATGCAACCGCTTCATGAATTGTATCATGATCGTAGGTGTAGATATCGTCTTTAAAGAATTTGTCTTTTGTCGTATCCAATACCGGATGAGCATAGCTCAAAGTTTCTTTTTCGCGAAGCTTAACGATGTCCATCAAATATTCAGTAAGACGCACGTCTTTATTACGCAGGAATCGGATGTGTTGCATCGTTTTACGGAAGTGTGGATTGTTCTTCTTGTAACGATGAGACAGCTTAATAGCCAAGCACATGTTCGGATTGGCCCAACGAAATCCAGTCAAACGATCGAGCTTGCAATTACCTTCCGCATATTCGAGAAGTAACTCACTCGAATCTTTTGGTTGGTCATTCGGCGACCGATGAACAATATAAGCTTCAAAATGAGTCTCACGACCATTGTGCATACATTTAAACGCGCTGACGTTTGGATTTGATACTTCGACTTTGGCTCCAAACATTTGGCCTTTAAATGCTTCCCATTCACCAGCATCAGCAATGAAGTCCCAATCAGAGTTTTTGATATCACGAGATTCAATTAAACCATGATGGTGTAAAGCACGAGAACCAATAACTAGCAACATTCCGTTTTCCTCATTCTGCACTGCATAATAAAAAGTTCGATATCTATTGGAGAGTTTTCTTTAACGTCTTTCCAATCTCGATTATCGTGGTCCCACACTCCGCAAGCATTGACTTTTACATCAATCTTCATTTGGTCTAAAATCCAAGCTGCGGATCTTAAAGACGGCTTATAATTTGGGTCATTGTACACTCTTTGCAAGTAAACTACCGAGCAACAATCATAAGTGCCATAATCATTTTCCCAACTTAGATATCCGTCTTTAACAAATATATTCATTTTTCCTCCTAGTTGATTACGAGTCTATCATAACACATCTACCAATGAATGTAAACGGCAGAGTACAAAACAACAAAAGCCCCGAAGGGCTTTCATTAGCAACTACTACTTTGCCAGATGCTACCATCTGCATTGACACCGAAGCCGTCATCACCTTCACCAAAGCAAGATGAAGACAACCAGTCATTGAATTCCATTGTACCATCGGAAGTATCAAATTTCAGACCGTAATCATTGTCTTTTGCAAGTTCAGCAACTTCGTTGAACAGTTTAGACAGTGCAGCAGCTTTTTCCATCAATTCATTAGAGCGAGACATAATTTTTCCTTAGCATTCCATAGAAGAAGAGACCCAACCACCACTTTCGAGGCTGGTGTAATAATCAAATTGATTAACAATTGCAAATTGTGGATAATCATTGGATGTATGATGCTCCAAGTCTTCTTTAAGAAAACCAGGAGAATAATAACTTCCACCCATACCGTAAGCTGGATTAATATTGAACATCATATCATTTTCATCAGCAATTTTCTTAGCATAATCAATAGCATCTTGAATATGCTTTTCAAGGGTTCCTTGAAGTACTTTCTTATCTGTGATATTCATTAGCACATCTCACTTGAAGAAACCCAAACGCCGACAGTAGATTTTCCGTCTTCGATATTAGCTTCATCTTCGAAATCCCAAGGAATTTCATCAGCACTAGTACCCTTAGGGAAATATGTACGTCCTGAGCCATATTCACCATAAGAGAATGATTCACAGAATTCATCTGCTACAGCTTCAGCGCGGCCTAAGATTTCATTTTCAGCAGAACGCATTTCATCCAGAATGTCATGGATTTTCTTCATAGCATCATTTTTCATTTTTACAGTTCTCAATAAAAGTTAACAGTTGTTTGTGTTCGTTTGCTTTATTTTTCGCTGTGATATCAGCGATTCTTTCTTTTTCTTCTTTGCGCCACTTCCTTGCAGCCTTCATATTACGAAGATGACGTTTACCATTAAAAGAAATGTATGAACCAATAGATGTTCCGATGAATGCTTTGATGGCCCAATTCATTGAGTCTGGGGTCGGACGAATGAAATCATGAGCTGCTCCCCAACATAAAACTGCAATCATTCCACCGAAAAGTCCAGCTAGTGCGCAAGCTACGATAATTAACTGCCAAGGTTCATCTGAATCTTCGTACAAATAGGATGGTCCAGGGCGGTAGTATTTCATTTCCGCATCTCCATAACGAAGTCCATAGCCTCACGAGTCTTTTTATTCTGAGCCACTTTAGCAGCTTGTAGTTCAGCTTCAAGAGCATCTCGTTTCTTTTCTTTCTTGTAATCTAAGTTATGAACGAATACTTGGACATTATAATTCAATCGTTTTAAGTAAAAATAAGTCAAATAAGTAATGTGTGGAACAAATACCGTCACAACCGCGGTTCCAATAGCTGTACAAACAATCTGAAGATCAGACATAACTACATCCGGCTCTTTCAAAATAAGCATCATAGTTGGAACAGAAATAAAGATCAAAGTCAATCCAATCATAAAAGAATGAAACCACCAGCCTAAAGAATAACTCGGAGATTTAGGCCACACATCATAACGAGCAGGACCATATCCAAAACAATAATTTGCTAGTTTCATTCTTTCACCTTTAATTCATCACGGCATAAGTTGATAAAATCATCTAGATTTACATCAACAGCGTCAGCTTTATCATAATTAGAAATAAATTTAGCAATTGCGTTGACCTTAGCTGGCCGGTCGGACGACAAGCATTCAAGATCATATTTCTTTTCAAAACCGTTGCGTTTAGTGGCGCGGACCCGGTCAATAAGAACCGAAATACGAAATGGTTTACTGAACGTAGAAGTTTTACACTCTAAGTTAAACGCGTAATGACCCGCTGCTTCAAATAAAGTCATTCCCGGTATAGTGATTTCACGGTCCAAGTTATTGATTGAAATGTCGCTATAATAGAAACCATAGACTCCAGTATAGCGAACAGAATAACATTCAGACTGAAGAGTGCTAAGAAAGTTTCGCAAATCAGACCATGTACGAACTAAAAGATGACCACACTTAATTCGTTTAAATTGATCTGAATGAATCTCATAATCATCGCTCATCGGAAATGTATGAGGAGCTAACTTATCAATCAAACTTCCTGGAACTCCTCCTTTCAGAAGTTGTCTACGAATTCGTTCACGTATTACTGGAACAGTATCTTTTTCTTCTAATTTTTTGGGATCAGCTTTATTTTTTGCACCGATTTCATAAAACATGATATTCTCCTCTATTATCCGATTGGGGCCCGAAGGCCCCATTTACATTACTTCAGTGATTCCAGGTATTCCGCTACATCAGCAGAGGTTGTCTCAACGCCAGCAGGTGTAGTATTGAAGGTATCGATACGAGAGATAATCGTTTGAACATCTACTTTAGCCAGTTCAGCGGATTCGATGATGTCGGCACCGGTGTCAAGACCCATAGAGTTAGCTTTCTGAGTTTCACGGATGTACTCGAGTTTCACAGCCAGATCTTGACGCTGATCATCTAGAGCAACTACGGTTTTGGTGATTTCCAGTTTCATTTCTTCCAACTCTTGTGCTTTACTACGAAGAGCTGCGGCGGTTCGACGATACAGAAGACCAAGTTTAGCCAGGGTGGTTACGTCCTGAGCTGGGTTATTAGCCATGATGTGACGAATTTCTTTTTCTTTAGATTCAGCTTTAGCATCATTTTCAGTTGCCAGATCGCGTTTAGCTTTGATTTCACGTTCAGCTGTTACGAAGCGAGTACGCAGTTTGTGAATTTCATCAATGATCGAGTTCGCCGCACGAGTGTACTGATCTTCGATTGTAGTGTTACGAGCAACGAAGGTACCCAGTTTAGAGCGAATGAATTCAACCAGTTTTTTCAGAATAGACATAGTATTTCCTTTCAGTGTAAGAGAGATTATTTTATACTCTTGTTTTAAAGCATTAAATCTTTTCGCCAAAGATAACTTCAGCTGTAGGCCAATGAGAATTAACATATTCTACAATTAAAGCCATTTTCTTAGATTCAACTATATCTGTTACATGATACTCATGTTCACCTCTGTTAAGAACTGCGCGGAAACGATCAAATTCGCCAAAGTTATCAGTAATTTCAACGATAGTAACAGTATTGAATTTAGCCATGATTTTATTCTCCGATTTAAGTTTTACCGTTTGTTTGGTATGAGGTAATAGTATCATCATCTCATACCAATGTAAACGGCTGAAGAAAAATTATCCGCCAAAACTTCCAGAACGTGCCGATCCACCAAATCCACCGCGAGATGAAGTAGTAGAACGGGCTTGTACTGTCGAAGCAGGTTTTGAACTCATTGCGGAACGAGTAGCCTGAAAAGGTTTACCTGGTTTAATGTTTGAGTAACTTTTACCCGAGATGTCTTTGTACCCGCCGTTAGGGTTGTTATACAAGGGTTGAGATGCTCGGAAGTTTGAGTTCGCTTGCATGTTACCCATCATCTGACCAACCATAAAGCCCATCATCGCAGGCATAAATGATCCAGTACTAGAATCATAGTTGCAGTTATCAAACTCCGCTGAACAGTCGTTGTAGCCCTGGAACTTTGGGGCGGATTTCTCATGCTCAGCCTTAGCAGCTTCAAACGATGCTTTACATTGTTCAGCGGACTGATACTCCGTTGCTTCAATAGTAGAGCACTCATCTACAGTTTGATACATCTTAACTGTTTGATCAGCAACTTCACACCCAGATAAAGCAAATGTAGAAGCCACTACCGATGCTAATACAAATCCCTTTCGAAAACGAGACTTGTTAATCACTTTTGTACGTTTCATAATGATCTCTGTTGTTGATTGAGTTTATACTATATCATAGACTTTATTGAATGTAAACGGCTAAATGAATTCACCAGAACGGTTGAGAGAGTTTTTCTTGAGAAGAATGATAAATCATATTCGGAACAAACAAAAATGCCCTGGACATCACTAGGATACCCAGGGCAGAAATCATTTCATTAATTCACGTACACGATGTAGTTGTCCGCAGAATTCTCGTTCTGTTAAGACCGTTTCGGATTCTTTATTCTTTCCCATAGAGTGGGTTAAAGTAGCATTACGAGTTGCTAATAATGCTCTTCGAAATCCTTCATTTAAAGCTAATGCATCATACGCTTTAGTCAAAAGATTTTGATAAGCTTCTGATGAACGATGAATTGGTACGCCTTTCCAATAGAGAGTTTGAGTAGGCCACCAACGTTTTTTCTTACCCTTGAACTTCGCCGCTTTGCCAACTAATGTGCATACATGCTCTTGCATTTCAACCGAAGAGAATTTGAGGGATTGTAAGAATCCCTCCATTGAAGCACATTGTACACCGTCAATTTCAAACCCATGAGGAGCGAAATTGCTTAACGAAGAAGCTGGGTATCCACATCCAGATGAAATGTCCATTAAACCTCGATAATAATATGCCGTCTAACTGGAACAGCGCCAGGTTCTTTACATTCTCGTATGGCTTCTTCCGGTGAATCAAAAGAATCGGCATCTCCAGGATTAGAAGATGTTTGCCAACCGCCGAATTCAAAATCATCAAAATAGTAATAAAACGTTTTGAATTCTGGGTCATACATTATGTAATCATATGTAGTCATTTGTGCAATCCATGTTTCGGGTCATAACGGTCGTATGTTGTACCGTTGGTTGACGCTTTAATTGAATGGAACCGAGTACGAACCCAGTGACGGATAGCTTTCTTAAAGTCTTGTTTAATGTTCATAGCAATTTCTCAAATTTAACATCAGGAATACGGAGTTCTTTTTCAAAGAAGATAACTTTAGCGCTTTCAAATACTCGAACGAAATCATCATAACCGGAGTCTGAGTATCCAAGCATTTCTTGGATGCGAGGAAGACCAATGCGTTTTTCTGCCCATTCGGCAATCATTTCTTCAAATTCTTCTTCCCAATCTTGGAAAAGCAAGTCAACTTTATCAGGATTAAACCCAAGATAATCGTTGGCGAATTCTAGATTGATCTTACCATCGCGAAGAAGCTCAGCATAGGAATATCCAAGTTCTTCGGCAACTTCAGAGAATTCTTTGTTCCCTAGGCCAGATTCTTTCCAGCCATGACAGCTTTTAAATAAAGGCAGCACATGAGCAAATTGTTCAATGTCGGCTTTTGTTAGACCATAGAAATACTGACGGTTATAATCATCACCATCGTTTTCCCAACTTTCAATTTGAATTGCGTAACCAGCAGGAATTACTTGACCAAAATTAAGCATTATAATTTCTCCACATTTTCATCATTTTAAGAGCAGCTTTTTCGCTACGAATTACAGTGATAATTCCGAATGTATCTTTAGCTGGATGAAGTCTAGACCAAAGACAAATATCTTTATACACATAATTAAGAAGTTGCTCTACATTAAAGAACTCAGAGTTGAAACCTTCCATAGTAAAACGATATTTCAAAAACTTCCAAGTGCGAGACTTTTCATCGTATGTGAATACGTAATCTGAATTTAGCATGAAATCTCGGTGTGGGCGAAATTTATAATAGTCACCTTGATAGTCTTCGTCGATCTTGATAATTGAAGCGCCACGGCCATAAAAAATTGTCATATTTCTTGTCCTGCATCATATTCTGCAATAACTAAATCATCAAATGAACCTTCTACTAATGGTTCGGTTTTGCCTTCAACATCGCTACAATAAGGATCGTCTGTTACATGAGCATGTTCAAATTTTATTTTAAATTCTTTAAAGCAGAATGGTCTACCGTAACGTTCTTGGAATGATTTGCGTGACATACGCTTTGGAGGGGACTTGTCTAAGTCGTAGGTATTTTTGTAGTAAAGCATAATATTTTCCTCATTTATTTGGTGCATCGAGAGGGATTTGAACCCTCAATCCTTACGGCGTGGCATTTTAAGTGCCATGTGTATACCAGTTCCACCATCGATGCTTGGTGACCCCATCTGGACTTGAACCAGAAACCTACCAGTTATGAGCCGGTTGCTCTAACCAATTGAGCTATAGGGCCGATGATAGAGTAATTATATATTAATTTCTTAAAGCAATTGGTGCTGATTGACGGAATCGAACCGCCGACCTTCTCATTACAAGTGAGTTGCTCTACCTACTAAGCTAAATCAGCAAATTGGTCTCCACAGAATGACTCGAACATTCGACCTCCTGGTCCCAAACCAGGCGCTCTACCAAGCTGAGCTATGCGGAGAACATATCAGGATGGACGCCACTCTACATTTATGGGTCGAGTCTCCATCATATAACGTCACGGTCCTCGGCGATTTTCCGTGGTCTGATTAAAATTAGACAGCATCACCTACTGGCCGATGATCTGCAGAAGTTCGTTCCTAACGACTCGGAGGCATCAGTCTCGCCACTAGGAATATAGCGTCATGGAGGTGTCACTTTGCAGGTAATTAACAACCACTGGCTCCGCAGAACCAAAGTGGCAAGGGCTAACCTTCTCTTCTAACATGACGTCTCAATAGGCAAGCTGCAACTCAACCTAAATCTCGAATTTGGAGCATCCAGAGAGAATCGAACTCTCATCTACTGGGTGGAAGCCAGTCATAATATCCGCTATACGATGGATGCGATTTGTACGGAACGCCTGGATTCGAACCAGGTTACAGGATAGTTGACGCTATCTTGCATTTTTTCAAAGGCCATCATCTCGACCACATCCGAACGTTTCGTCAAAAACGCTACTCGGCTTATGGCAAAGACGAATCCTCGAACCGATAATTTGGCGGGTGATGGACTCGAACCATCGCGTAACGGGATATGAACCCGTCATTCTACCACTGAAGTTAACCCGCATTTGTCCGGGTCCAGAGAGTACAAACAAGTAGCTTGATGTAGAACACGCTAAAGGTATAATCTTTCGAATATAGAGCTTATCCCGTGGGAACAAACAGCTTTAGTCCTCGGCATTTTCTGATAGGACCTCCCAATACTCATCTCTCTGGACTGCCTCGTATAAATGGATTATTTCCCGGGCAATTTTGTCCCGGTACAAATCCATGATTAATTGTTTGCGCCCATCTTGCTGTGATATGTAGGTTTCAATGAGGGACCCTCATAACAGGGAACATAGCTTGGACGACTTTCCATGACGTCTCATGGATTTCTATTGGGGTGACCTGTGGAATTCTAATCCATGACTATGAGAACCACAATCTCGAGTTCTACCAACTGAACTACGGCCACATCAATATTCTCTCTTGCAATTAGATGCGTTGTCACGACTGGTCCAGAATAGTTCGCGTTCCCAATCCGGAGGCTGCAAGCAGCATCGTCTAGAAAGAATATTAATTTGGCTGAACCGCCTGGACTCGAACCAGGGATCATAGGATCAAAACCTATTGCCTTACCAGCTTGGCTACGATTCAATTATTTGGCGGATGTACACGGATTCGAACCGCGGACCAATCACTTAACGGGCGACCGCTCTACCAGCTGAGCTATACATCCTTTATTTAGTTGATAGATTAATAATAACACTGATCTCTTTAAGCAAATTACTTCTTAAAGGTCATATGCCCGATGAACAACGCGACACCAGCAATCAGTACAACGCTTTTAATCATTGCCAGTGCTAAACCAACCGCTACACCGCCTGCAGCGTAATCCCATACAGTCAACTCTTCTTTATCAAAGTCGTAGTGTTCTTTCATGTACTGCTTGAATTTATCGAGATTTTTCATTTGCAATTTTATCCATGATGAATGATACTGCACCAGTGCTAATTGCCGATAGCATAATGGTGATGAGTTCAGGAGCTTTAAGGAATGGCCATCCGACGATGGCAGTTCCGAGAAGTCCTAGAGTTACTACAGTAGTGATGTTTCCAATGATTTCGCAACGTTTCATTTTATTCTCCTTGTTGTTGATAGGGCTATAGTATCATAGCCCTCAAGGAAAGTAAACGGTTAAAACTATTTTATTCCGCGCGATGCAATTGTGTTCTGTCGTTTAACACCGGTTTGTTTAAAGTCATGATTATCGATTTGGTCGACTCGGGATACACCAAATGAAGATTTAATTTTAGATTTAGAGCCTTTACCTATAGACACATATAATTCAGAAGAGTTTTTCTTATAGTCAAAAGCTATGACTTCATTGTCATTTTTAGTCAATGAATTAATGATAGCTGTAGCATACTCATCGTCGAGAGGACCAGATGTATTAATGACGAATGTTTTTGGTGCTTTAGCTTCAGTGATAAATTCTTGATATGTTTTCATTTATTTTCCTAATTAATTTTGATGAGGTAATAGTATCTTGATGAGGTAATAGTATCACTACCCTATTTAAAAGTAAACTCATTTTAAATAAATTGCGTATTTTTTATAACCCGCTGACTCATGACGAAGACCCTTATCATTAGCAAAACGCTCAATGTTGTTAATTTGATTCTGATCAAGTTCAGAGATGTCAAACACGAAAAAGTTACGTTTGTTACCAACTGTTATATAGTCAGTTAAATCAATATCATATAGGTAATTGATGTCAGCAATCAAAGTCTTGACAGCTTTGCTAATTTTTACTTTTTCGTTAAAAGCAGCTTCAGTGATAAATTCTTGATACATTTTCATTTATTTTCCTAATTAATTTGATGAGGTAATAGTATCATAGCCCTCTAGGAAAGTAAACAACTTTTTATTTATAAAGTTCTGTGAAATCACGTTTGAAAGTTGGATGAACCATGATAGATTTTACCAGTTTATCACCAAAGCGTTTCTTGACACTTTCTGCGGATTCATCGTAATCTAACTTAATGTTTTTAACTACCTTTTCGCCACCGGAAAAAGTCATTTTAGCATCATACGACTTTTTAGCGGAGTTGTAATTAATAAACTGTACATTAACTTTAACACTAATGCCAGCATCATTTGACATGTCAGCACCAGGCTTGACACTAGCGATAGGAAATTTAATTACGTAGCCATTTTTTACATTAAAGCTTTTTACAATCGTGTAATCTGGAAGAGTAGACTCCAAAAGAGCCTCAGTTTCCATTAAAAATTCTTTGTACGACTTCATTTAAGGTCTTCCGCCCAATCTAGTTTAAGTGGTTCTTTATATTCCCTGTCCAAAACAACAGGAACTTGGACCTCACCCTCAAAGTGAGCGGGTCCTACATTGTAGCTCAGTGTAATATGTGGAGTATAATCATCAAAATCATGAGTAGCTCCTAATGCCCTGGCGTATTGATGACGGAACTTTAAGTACTCTGAATCTAAAACAAGAACCAAAGTTCTACCGTCTTGAGTATCCCATATTTCCAGGTGTCCTTTAGTGGCAACTTCAAAACTTCCAGTTGAAACTACATAAGGAACATTTACCCTGGAGTAACAAATAGTTGAATGGATTTTATGCCGAGGAACTGGATTAGGAACCTTCAAATCTCGTTGAAGGTTCTCAATTTCATCTAGTGTTTGTTCACTGAATTTTGCTGCAACGTAGAGTCCAGAACTAAAGTCCTGGAATTTCATTAGACTTCAGCTTCTACCTGCTTGGGCAGCAAAGCTTCAATAGCTGCATACAGTTCTTCAACTTTAACAGAACCATCTTCGCTTACAATACCAACCATTTCAGTCACTTTAGATAGAACACCTGACAGCTGCTGGATATGAGATTCGAGTTGTGCTTTACCTTCGGTCAATTCAAAAGCACGTGCTTTCAGATAAACGATTTCGGTTTCGAGTTGTTTAATTTTGTCTGTCATTTGATAGCCTTTTCAATTTTAGCATAAAGTTCTTCAAGAGAACCGTCGTTAATAATTACTGTATCACCTTCACGAATAGGCAATCCAGCTTCTGTGATATGTGTGTCAACTTTTGAACTTTCGTTATTCGGACGAACTACGTGAATTACTGTAGCACCCATCGCCCGAGCAGCATCAAGTTCATGGTCTTGACGAGTGTCTGGAACTATGAAGTACTCAAACGTTTTATCGAATGAATCCATATAGACAACAGAGAACCATTTAACCCAGTACATGCGATCGAAGTGATTGACCATGATATCTGTCCCAAGGGTCTGCATGAGACGTCGAACTGACCATTCATCTTCAATACTATTTATGACCCGCTTAATTGTTCCGAATGCACCAGCACTCATTTCGCCTTCTGAATTGAAACGTACACCTTTAATTTTCAATTCATTGTTCAAGTACCACATCGAATGTTCCATGATTGTGTATACTTGCTGAGTAGTTAAATTAAGTTTTGTTTCACGGTCATAACCTTCGCCTTCCCACTCTTTACGAGTAAGAATAGGATGAACTCGATTGTAGTCATAAGCCATTACTGCTGACTGATATCCGAAAGTTAAAGCATCTTTAATCGGGCCAGCAAGTTGATGCTTAAATGCATTGTAGTTATCCATGATGTAGTCGGCGGTTGTATCTTTGCCACTACGTTTTTTGCCAATCAAAAAGAATAGTTTCATTATTTCCTCATAGAAGGATGCATTCCAATACGACTGTTTGCAGCTTCAGTCATGTTTTGTCTTGTAGTAATTATTTTACCATCTTTTTCTATTTGCAAATACTTGTAAGGAAGAATAGCTTGGCATGTGATAGCCGGGTCAGTATCTTCTGTTGTGTTGAACTCCACTTCGCCAAGATCAGAAATCCAACATCCGTAATAATGGATAGACAACACGATGCGAGTCTTAGAGTTATCTAAGATGTGAACTGAAACGTGTTCAGGACTTGAACCATCTCTCCAAGCAAAGTTATCACCAGTTTGATAGTTATTGATGCCTATCATCCATCTATACATTTGAAGCCAAGACTCAAGTTCTTCATCAACCAAAAAGCGTATCATCAGCGGGTCAAACTCAAATGTTGAGCCCGGAAGATTTGCTCTACCTAAACCCATCGTGCCCGATGGCACGTCGGTGATGGGAATTCGTATGCCTGGTATATTAGCTGATTGCGCATTAAGCGTAAAACCTTTGGTCAGACCGACATCAGGAATGTCTACCAAGAAGTTGGTGATATTGGTCTGGTTGAAAATCTGTTGTGTATTCATATGCTTATCTCTAGGGAGTGTTATAATGAATTTGTCCTTCCGGTCAATCAATAACATCTAATCAACCGGAAGATGGAAATAGAATTAAGATTTCCATACAGTATTTGAAGAGAATCGCTTACCTTTACTCTGGAAGCTCTGTAATGGAAGTAAAACTACGTTTGCCCAGTCACTGGGCTTGATCTCTATCAAACTTCCCTTTATATGACCAGGCAAATATGCTTTGATCATCTTATCAGCACCAGCAAATCCTTTCACTTGACTCCAATTAATTTTCAATTTAGTCTTATTCGTAATTGTAGGTGTGCTTGCATACTGCTTTAGCAGTTCTTCTAAAAACTGCTGACGTGCTTTGGGTGGAATGTAATGCAAGTTCAGGCCATACATTAAAGTAGTTGATCCCTGCTTACCAAGTCCAAGATAAACAATCAGTGGAAATCTATCCCAATATGGAAGTGTATCTTTATGCTTAGCATCATACATATAAGCATATAATCTACCTGGAGTAGGTTTAGATACTGAATGACCACGGATGCTCTTTTTAATAGTGTCAGCGAACCATTTAGAAGATTTATTATTTACCGCTGCGCCTTCGTTTTTAATTTTATCTCTGAGCGATGATCTAAAGCTATTGATCATTATCAGTTGGCGTTCTTGTTTAGAAAGCTTATGAGTTGGTTTACCCTCAAGCTTCGCGATCTTTTCCGCGAACTTGATTTTAGATGCATACCGGGACATTGCCTTGGTGAATGTTGCATAAGGAATTTCTTTTTCTTCTGCAAACGATTTAGCAGTAGCACCTTTAGCTTTTGCTTTCTTGAACTCTAATCCAAGTTCAACCCATTTCTTTTCATTTCGAGAAACCGGCTTTGGAGCTGGCGCCGTGCCTTCATTAATATATTCAAAAATAGCCATTAGCCTTTCCACCCGAGTCTTTTTAGTCCATCTTCAGTAATCAAACGGAAGTTGATATTATTTTTTTCAGCGACCGCTAAAGCGGCTTTCCATTTATCTGAATTTACAGAAAAGGTATAAAGAGAATCGATGTACCTTTTCTTTGCGGCAGTAGTTAATTTAGCTGGCTTCGGAGGTGGCATAGTTTCTTTCTTTGGTTTAATTTCAAAGAAAAATTCTTGACCGGTATCGAATTTCACCCAAAAGTCCATGAAGTATCTGCGTTTCTTGCCGTCGGCATTACTAAAATAAGGAATTACAACTTCTTCACTATTCCATTTAACTACTTGCGGATTAGTGTCAAGCCACTTCATGAACCAACTTTCCCATGAAGACCTGTATGTAATTTTTCTTATATCACCGCGGTATTTTTGGTGATTCACTGGCGTAAAGCGCCCGGAGTAAGCCATATTGTTCTCCTCTAATAAATATAGTATTATTTATAAATGGGAGGCACCATGATATTTTCCTTTTTTGATCCCATAGACTACAAAGCTAAAACTGTGGACAAAAACGCTAAGACTATCCAAATGACTGATATCTTCAGAAATTATAAAGCATACTTCAAACGAGTAGCTTCTGGATATCGTCTTCGTACTTATTACATTCAAGGTAGTCCTCGTCCAGAAGAATTAGCTTATCAGATCTATGGTAACACACAACTTTATTGGGTACTGCTTTTCTGTAATGAAAACTACGACCCTTACTACGGTTGGATAACTTCACAAGAATCTGCTTATCGTGCAGCAGATCAACGATATGAAAAGGTTGGCGGAAACCAAGTACTTTATCATGTTGATGATAGAGGAGAGAAATACTTCAACCTTATTGAAGATCCTAACAATCCAGGGACCTGGTATGATAAAGGTGATTTAGAAATGAAATACCCACAATATAACGGAGCTTTAGCTGCTGTCGATACTTATGAAGCGTCAGTGCTAGATAATGAGCAAAAGCGCGTAATCAAGATAATTTCACCTACTGATATTGATTCTTTTTTAAGCGATTTAATTCGTGAGATGGAGATAGCATAATGGATATGATTAGTAATGCAGTAGAATGGTTCGTCGGTGTAGTTGAAGATAGAATGGACCCTCTTAAACAAGGGCGTGTGCGTGTGCGTGTAATTGGATTACATCCATTTCAAAAGACTCAAGGATCTATTTCTGGTATCCCTACTGAAGATCTTCCATGGATGAGTGTTCTTCAACCAATTACTTCTGCCTCAATGTCTGGTATAGGCGGTTCAGTTACTGGCCCAGTTGAAGGTACTCACGTATATGGTCATTGGTTGGACAAATATCGAACAAACGGTTTAGTGATGGGTACTTATGGAGCTAATTCTAAAGTTAGACCTAACACTACTGAAGGATTTTCTGATCCAACTGGACAATATCCTCGGTATCTTGGCAACGACACTAACGTATTGAACCAAGGCGGAGAGACCGGTTATGATTCAACAAGTAACGTAATACAAGATTCAAACCTCGACACTGGTATTAATCCAGATGACACAGATCTATCAGATATTCCAGAAGACAATAACCCTGACTATACGATTGAGTCAATGCTTCGTCGTGATGAAGGTCTTCGTTTGAAGGTTTACTGGGACTCCGAAGGATATCCGACAATTGGTATTGGTCACCTCATCGTGATGCAAAATATTCGTGACATGAATCAGATCAACAAGATTCTGTCTAAACAAATTGGTCGAGAAGTAAAGGGTAATCCTGGCTCTATTTCAATGGATGAGGCATCAGCTTTATTCACTGATGACTTAGCAACAGTTCAACGCGATATTAAGCAAAACCCGAAGGTTGGGCCAGTTTATGCCAAGATGAATAAGTCAAGGAAAATGGCTCTTGAAAATATGTCATTCCAAATGGGTGTCTGGGGTGTAGCTAAGTTCAACAATATGCTTCAAGCTATGTTCGTTGGTGATTGGAAAAAAGCATATAACTCTGCTCGAGATTCATTATGGTTTCAACAAACTAAAGGTCGTGCATCTCGTGTTTCGATGATTATCTTGACCGGTAACATGGAGTCATATGGTATTCCGGTAAGCACTGGCGGCAAAAAAGATTTATCGGCCGCGGCGGTAGTTCGTACAAGCACAGACCCAAGTGAGCCACCAATCCCGAATGACTCTCGCATTCTTTTTAAAGAGCCAGTATCTTCATATGAGGGTCAATATCCTTATGTGCATACGATGGAAACTGAGTCAGGACATATTCAAGAATTTGATGATACTCCTGGATATGAGCGTTATCGTTTAATTCATCCAACTGGAACTTATGAAGAAGTTGCACCTGATGGTAGACGTACTCGTAAAACAGTAAATGATCTTTACGATATCACAAACGGTGACGGTAATATTTTAGTATCGGGCGATAAGAAAGTTAACGTCGGTGCTAATGAAACTTATTACAACATGGCTGATCGCCTTCATCAGATTGATGGTTCAAACACAATCTTTATTCGTGGAAATGAAACCAAGACGATAGAAGGTAATGGAACTCTTTTAGTCAAAGGCGATGTAAAAATTGTGGTTAAAGGAAATGCAGATATTTTAGTCGAGGGTGATGCCAAAACTGAAGTTCAAGGCAATCACGATTACACTGTAAATGGAAACGTCAAATGGTCTGTCCTTGGTAATGTGGACATGACTGTTGCTGGTAATTGGTCAGAAACAATGAGCACAATGAGTTCTAAAGCTTCTGGACAATACACTATTGATGGTTCACGTATAGATCTAGGCTAATGGCACAGATACTTCCAGCTAATAATGACCTTGGCGATATCCAAGAGGGAGGTCAAGTTGATGTGGTTTTTACTGCTCAACTTGACCCGTTAACCGAGACTTTGAAGTCTATAAATATAATTGATTACCAGCCCACTCCAGGAATAAATGTTTCTGGACCAAGATACAGCGGAACTTACGAGAGTGTATTTTCGGTTGGTAGTGATTCACTTCTTTATAGAGAAGGAGATGAAAGAAAATCGGCATCTAGCTGGGATGAATTACCCGCTGCAGAAGATGTTGATCTTTATCTCTGGAGAGCCCCCTCTAAACTTGAGAGGACCTTTACATACACAGTTGAATGTATATATGACTTCCAGGAAGAAAATACTTCTGGTGGTTCTGGTGAATCAGGAGGTGGTACTATAACACCTCCGGTAGAAAAGAAGATCACTAAAACATATACACAGCTTGTTTACGGTAACTGGTCAAAATGGAGCCAGATGCTAAGAGACTATGTTTATGCAAGACAATAAAATTTATTACATGTACTGTATAAAAAATATTATTAATTCTAAAATTTATGTTGGGGTCCATAGTACATCTGATATTAATGATGATTATTTTGGATCTGGTATTGCTTTACGTAAAGCAATAAATAAATACGGCTCTAATAATTTTGAAAAAACTATTATAAAATTTTTTGGCTCTTCTGATGAAATGTTTAAAGCTGAATCTGAAATAGTAAACGAAAATTTTATTAAATCTTCTCTAACGTATAATATGAAATTAGGGGGATATGGTGGGTGGGTTTTAAGGTCTGGATATAATCATTCTGCATCAACAATTGAAAAAATGCGAAAATCTGGCAAAGGAGAAAACAACGGATTTTACGGAAAGAAACACTCCGAAGAAGCGCTACTTAAAATTTCTGAGTCGTCAAAAACCCGTGTTAGAACTGAATCTCAAAAACAAAAAATGAGAGAAAGGCATTCTGGTGAAAATAATCCAATGTATGGAATAACTCCTCATAACGCATTGAAAACTGTATATAATGGAGTGGAATATCCAAGTATAGCATCAGCAGCGAAAGCTGCTGGAATGAATGTTTCTACATTTAAAAGAAGGTATCTATAATGGCTGGACTATCATACGATAAATGCGTTACTTCCGGTCACGATGCTTATCCACCGACCGAAGTTAATTCTACACAAAGTAAGGTTTTTACTGGTGGAATTCCTGTATTGGTAGATGGAGATCAAATAACTCCTCACACTAAAACAATAAAGCCTTATGATACACATGGCGGGGCAGTTCAACCCCGCACTTCCAAAGTATTTGTTACTGGAAAGAAAGCTGTTCAAATGGCTGACCCAATTTCATGCGGAGACACAGTCTCGCAATCATCATATAAGGCGTTCATAAAATAATGGCAGATCCAATTAACTATCAATTAACACGCACAGCCAATGCCATTCCAGATATTTTCATTGGAGGAACATTCAATGAAATTAAGAGAGATTTACTTGATTGGTTGCGCGGACAAAACGAATTCTTAGATTATGATTTTGAGGGTTCTCGTTTAAACGTATTGCTCGATCTTTTAGCATACAACACTCTTTATATTCAACAGTTTGGTAACAGTTCAGTTTATGAATCATTTATGCGGACTGCAAACCTTCGTTCTTCTGTTGTACAAGGCGCTCAAGATAATGGTTACTTACCAGCATCCCGTTCAGCAGCTCAAACTGAAATTATGCTAGAATGTACTCATGCACTGAATCCATACATGCTTCGCATTCCTCGTGGTACTAGATTCTTGGCATACGCTCGAGATACTTCGGCTGATCCGTATTCTTTTGTTACAACAGAAGAAGTTACAGCTGTAAAGGATGCTAATAATCAATATTTTCCACGAGTTAAATTAGTACAAGGCCGAATTGTTCGTACTGAATTGCGTTACGATAAAATGAAGCCGATTCTTATTCGCGACCCGAATATAGATCGCAATGAAGTGAAATTAACAGTTAATGGAACAGAATGGACAAACTGGACTCGTCGTTCAATGGTTCATGCTGGTTCTACTTCTACGATTTACTATATGCGTGAAACTGTTGATGGGCATACCGAAATATTCTTTGGCGAAGGTGAACAATCGACTTCTGTTGCGGGTGGAGTACTTGAATCAAACTATATCGGTGGTTTAAAACCTATTCAAGATTCGACTATTGTAATAGAATACATTCGAACTGACGGTGAAGCTGCTAACGGTGCCACTGAGTTTTCTTATGCAGATACTTTAACTTACATTACAGTTCAACGTATTTTTGAAAACCCAGATAATTCAAAAGATTATGTAGGTGCTGATGGCGGCGGTGATCCAGAAGATATTGAACGAATCCGTGAACTTGGAACTATCAAGCGTGAAACTCAAGCTCGATGCGTGACAGCTAGTGATTATGACACATTTGTTTCAGAAAGATTTGGTTCAATCGTTCAAGCTGTTCAAACATTCACTGATAACTATAAACCTGGTTATGCATTTATTGCAATTAAACCTAAATCTGGTTTGTACTTAACATCTGTACAACGTGAAGATATTCAAAATTACTTGAAGCCGTATAACTTAGCACCGATAACCCCTTCGGTTATTTCACCTAACTATTTGTTCCTTCGTCACAATATCAAAGTATCTTATGCTTTGAATAAATTACAGGAATCTGATCAATGGTTGCGTGGTAAAATTTTGGATCAAATCGATCGTTACTACATTGAAGAAGTAGAAATTTTTAATGCATCATTTGCTAAATCTAAAATGATGACTTATATTGATGATGCTGATCATAGTATTATTGGTTCATCAGCTACTATTCAAATGGTTCGTGAAATTCAGAACTTTTTCCAGACTCCAGAATCTGGAATTAAATATTATAATCAGATGACTAATCGTTCACTGAAATCTAACGCTTTTGCATTTCATGGAAAAAATGGAGATTATAATGTTCGGATTCTTGGTACAGATCGAAACGAAGATGGCAAAGGTAAAGTAGTAATTGGTCCATTTAAACCGGGTGATGTTCAAGAAAATACCGATATTCAACCATATCCAGGAACAGATTTCGATCGTGAAACTATTGGTGATCAAACACTTTATTTTGTTATAGGTGAAATTAATTATCCAGGAGATACCACGTATTGGAATATTTCAGCTATAGATCTTTCATCAGATCAGTTTGAAGTTCAAACAATAGAACTTTATGCAGATCCAGTAGAAGATAACATTTATACTAGAGACGGTTCATTAATCGTGTTTGAAAATGATCTACGTCCACAGTATACAACAATAACATTGGAGCCTATTGCGCAATGACAGTAAAAGCACCATCAGTAACGAGTCTCAGAATTGTTAAATTATCAGCCAACCATGTTTATATCAAATGGGATGATGTTGGTGCTAACTTTTACTATTTTGTTGAACTCGCAGAAACAAGAGATATTATGGGGAATAATATTCCCCCATCAAATTACCAGTGGCGTAAATTAGGATACGTTGCTACCAACGAATACTTTGAAGACACATTTGTATCTCCTGACCGTTATTATGCAATGCGTGTTCAAACCGCAGCGCAAGGATTTGATCCTTCGAATTGGGTTCAAACTGAAGAGTTTCAAATGTTTAGCGAAAACGCTTATACATTTGAAACTATGCTTGAAATGACGTTAGCTAAAAAGTTTATTGAAGAAAAATTCAATAAAAATAATCAAAGTTACGTTAATTTTAACCGTGATACCATTTATGCGGCTTTGATGAATGAATCATTTCAATTTAGTCCAAACTATGAGATTGTTTCTTCAGTTTCTAATTTTGTATTAAAAGAAGAAGAATACCACGAAATTCAAGGATCTGTTGCAGTGGTATGTAAAGACGTAAATCGAGTCATGCTTATGGAATCTGAGGGTGTTCTTTACCTATTTGAGCGCTTTCAGCCTGTAGTAAAAGTGTCAAATGATAAAGGACAGACTTGGAAAGCCGTTAAACTTCTTTCCGACAGGGCTGGTAATCCGGTTTCACGGACACCATATTATCAAACTGATTATACTACATATTTGCTTGGTTATGATAAATTATTTTATGGTCGAAAAAGTAATGATGTTCGCTGGTCGTCTGATGAAATTCGTTTTTCTTCACAGGACGTTACATTTGCTAAAATTGGAGATCAATTAAAGCTTGGATTTGATGTAGAAATATTTGGAACGTATGCGACATTGCCAGGAGACGTATCTCGTAAAGCAGAAGCTATTACCGCCAATGACGATTACGTTTATGTAGCTGCTAGAGATAAAGTTAGATTTGCTAAAACTAAAAATGCCCCAGTAGACCAAAATCCTTTATCTCCTACATTTGGAGAAAAACTGTTTGAAGACCAAGTTCTTACTATAACCGGCAATAGTAAAGCAGTTGTTTATAAGATGGATTCAGTTGATGGAAAAGTATTTGTTATTATTACTGGAGAAGTTAAAGAAGAGTTAATGGATCCGACTATTCCTGAAAACGTTGTAGATTCTTTAGACAAAGGAGTTTATATTCTTCAGGACGATGGAACATTTAAACGAGTATTTGGTAATACAGAAGAAGAAAGACGCCGTATTGAGCATGGATATACTAGCATGTCTACAAACGGAAAAGAGATCTTTATTTCTTCCAGTAACTTCAAATTCCAAAAAGACCAAATTGTTGATGATCCTGAAACAGCAGATAAGTACCAGCTGCTTGGAGCTGTAAAATACGAATTTCCTCGTGAATGGCTATCAGATAAACATTATCACATGATGTCTTTCAGATCTAATAAAGATTCTGGATTTGAAAGTTTTACACCTGGACCGATGCAGTACTATGCTGAACCATTCTTCAGCTGGTCTCGTAAATCTGGAACACGATGCTGGATTGATAACTCTAATAGAGTAGTTGTGGTTTATTCAGGTTTCACTCATGCTAAGATAATTGATACACATGGTTCTGGTTCTCCTGATAGGATATTACATGAAATATGGGATAAAGGAACCTGTACAGTAACATCTCCTAATATAGAATTTAACTATTTTACTAAATATGCGTCAGGAGTATTGTTTTATAAGTCTTCCGGTGAAATTATTTCATATTATGAGTTCAACTATAGAGTTCGTGATGAAGTAAAAATTATTTGGAAGCCTTCTGAAGTATTTCTTAAAGCATATTTACAAAATCAAGAGCGTAATGAGGAATGGAAACCGGAAGAAAGGTCAGGAGAGCAAGATCCAGATTTACGTCCTTTGATCAATAAAATGATGCCAGATTCGTATTTGCTTGATGATAGTAATTTTGAAAAGTTCTGCGAAGCGTATATTCAGTATCTGTCTGACGGTTATGGAACTCAGTACAATAATTTATTGAATCTTATTCGTAATCAGTATCCTCGTGAAAAAGACTCATGGGAATATCTGTGGTCGGAAATATACAAACGCAATATCTATTTGAATAAAGATAAACGCGATGCGGTATCAAGATTCTTTGAAGCTCGTCGTTCAGATTTTTATTCAACTAAAGGCGTTGAAGCCTCTTATCAATTTTTGTTTAAGCTTCTTTATAATGAAGATGTTCAAATTGAAATTGAGTCAAATTCTGGTACAGAATACGACATCATTATTGAATCTGATTCTATCAACGAGAATTTAGTTGGTCAAACAATTTATACTCCAACCGGAAGATGTAATGTGACTTATCTTGAACGATCTTATTCTAATGGTAAGCTACAATGGAAAGTTACAATACACAACCTTTTAGGCCGTCTTATTGTTGGTCAAGAAGTTAAATCAGAACGCATGCTGTCATTTGATGGTATGATTGTTCGAGGAGTTCGTGGTAAAGAATTGGTTGAAAATAACATCGACTATATCAACCGAAACCGTTCTTATTACGTTATGAAGATAAAGTCAAATCTTCCCACTTCTCGTTATCGTAATGATGTACTTCGTTTTGTGCATCCAGTTGGATTTGGATTTATTGGTATCACGTTGTTGACTATGTTCATTAACGTGGGTCTGACAATGAAACATGTTCAGACTATAATCAATAAATACAAAAACTATAAATGGGATGCTGGTATTCCTACTTTTTATCCAGATCGTGCTGTTTCTTTGGATTCAAATGGGAACCCAGAAAGAGACCCTATCACCGGATTAGTCATTTACACTTCCGGACCGCTGGCTGGTATCGCATACCCTGTTCCGGCTGATTATGACTCGGACAATGATAATTCAATTTTTCAAGGTCAGACTCCAACCGAGCGTCGTAAATTAATGAGTCCGCTTTTTGATCAATCAGCAGTAGCATTCTCGCAATTCCGAGACCTGGTTGAAGAAAGACTTATTGATAAGGTTGGTATTCCACGTGACCCTGTAAATACAACACAGGTTAAAATAAATGAATGATTCAAGCGTAATTTATCGCGCAATTGTTACATCAAAATTTCGCACAGAGAAAATGCAGAACTTTCACGACTCAATAGGCGATGGTTCAGATAAAAGTTCTCTTTACATTACATTCGGTCGTTCTACTCCTTGGTCTGATAATGAAAATGAGGTGGGGTTCGCTCCACCTTATCCAATTGATGATACTCAGGGCGTAGTTGATATGTGGACTAATATGATGGGATCAGTGAAGGTTATTCCATCAATGCTTGATGCTATCGTACCACGTAAAGATTGGGGCGACATTCGTTATCCTAATCCAAAGAACTTCCAAATTGGCGAAATTGTAGTTGTCAACAGTGCACCATATAATGCTACTGAAGTTGGTGCTGGTTGGTTAGTTTACCGAGTGCTTGATATTCCATCTCAAGGTACTTGTTCTATTCAAGGAATGACTACTAAAGACGAGTGTATTAAACTTGGTGGTAAATGGACTTCATCTACTGATAGCTTTGCTCCTCCTCGTGGTCGTGGAGACGCTATTTCTGATCAGAAGAAAATAGATACCGGCGATGGATATATTTGGGAATATCTGTATGAGATTCCGCCTGATGTGAGTATTAACCGATGCACTAATGAATATATCGTTGTTCCTTGGCCGGAAGAAGTAGCAGAAGATCCCCAACGTTGGGGATTTCAAAACAACCTGACGTGGCAGCAAAATGACTTCAATATCATTTACAGAGTAAAAGCATATACCATCAGGTTTAAAGCATATTTTGACTCAGTATATTTTCCTGATGCTGCATTACCTGGAAACTCTGGATTTCGTCAAATTGCAGTAATTGTCAATCCATTAGAAAAGAAAGCTAAGCCTAATGACCCAAACATTAAGGCCGAAGGGTTGTATTATAATCCTCACGAATTGGAACGTCATTCAGGTGAAATGATTTACATGGAAAACAGAGCTCCTATTATAATGGCAATGGATCAAACTGAAGAAATTAACATCATCTTTGAATTCTAATTCTAATTAGGGACCCTTCGGGGTCCCTTTTTTGTGAATAAATATAAGCATAGACAGATATCACTTGAGGATTTGATATGTACATACAAGAACCTAAACAACTCATTGACGTCGGTGAAATCGGAAACGCCTCTACTGGTGATATCCTATTCGACGGCGGTGAAAAATTAAACTCTAATATTAACGCAATCTATAATGCATTTGGCGATCAAAGAAAAATGCCTCTAGATGACGGGCAAGGTCCTACTGGTCAAGTTATTCACGCGACTGGCTACTATCAGAAACTAGCTAATTCTGAATTTGCTACGGCAGTTCAAAATGGAGCTATGTTTGATATTGATAACACAGATCTTCCAGCTGTAGTAACTTTAACCAAAGGAGTACGAGGAGAAGGTGTCAAATTTATTAACTCAAACGGCTCTGTGTCAGTTTCTAAACCATTGACAATAGTTCCATCAGATAGTTTTGTGGGACTCTCTGGACCGCTTGTAGTGACAGCTCCTTATGCAGAAGTAACAGTTTGGTGTATTTCAGACGAAGGCGGACGCTCAATTTGGAATTACCGAATCAGAAACATGTTTGGCGATTATCATGATCCTGTTCAAGGCACATGGCAAATACCGGGTTCTGGTTCAGTAAAAGCGATGTTATTTGATAAAAGTGAATATATTGCTGCTAAATTCTTGGTTACTGCTCGATCTTCTGATGGTAAGCGCATGAAATCATCTGAAATAAATATAATGGTAGACACTGTTAATAGCGAAATAATTTCTACCGAATACGCAGTAATGCGCATTGGTGCTTTAAACGAAGACGATGATATCGCAGTTTACTCATTTCAAATTGAAGGCACTGGTTTAGTTTCAATTACAGCTACCGGTGCTCCTGGACTCAGGGTTGCAGTTAAATCTATCGCGACTCAAAAAATTGGAGCAGCACGATGAAGCAAGAATTAAAAATTGGCGCAATGGTTGACGATGGTTCAGGAGATTATCTTCGTCAAGGCGGTCAAAAAATTAATAATAACTTTAACGATCTCTATTACCAACTCGGAGACGGTGATAACCCACATGCAGCTGGTGCTTGGAAAACGTTTAAGACTGTTGATCAATCAACTTTAAAAGCTCTGATGGGCCATTCATACGCACTGGATACTGCAACTGGACGAATGACTTTAGAATTGCCAAAAGGTGCAGTCAAAGACTACAACACCGCAATCCGTGTACGTGATGTCTTTAATACTTGGCAAACAAACCCAGTCACTATTATTCCAGCTGCTGGTGATACTTTAAAGGGTGATCCAAATCCAAAGGAATTTAACACTCCGCTTTGCGACTTAGAATTAGTTTACTGTCCGCCTGGTCGTTGGGAATATGTCGAGAATAAGCAGATCAACAAAATTAGTAACAGTGACATGGCTGCAGTCATTCGCAAAGAATATCTGGTTAAAGTTCAAGACCAGGTAGATTTCCTTGATATATTCAACGGAAACGATTACAACATTGGAAATACCGAAGTCTATCATCGGGGTAACATTCTTTATTACGGAGAAACATTCAGCGAAGATTCTGATTACGGCTCTCCTGGTACTGGTGATACTATTGTTGCTCTTAATGGTCGAGATATTCGTTTACGCCAAAAATGTAATGTCGGTGACACGGTCATTGTAATTTCATATATTGATGGATTAAGTCAATGGCGTAGTTCTTACAATAAACGCCAGATAATTCTGAAAGATTCTTCTCGTACTACTGATGAATCTATTCCTGGAACCTCATTCGTTGGTGATTTGAAAAACACGAGTGAATTCACTTTAAGTATGTTTGGCATTTCTCAACATGAGAAAATAAACCCGAACTCGCTAGAGGTTCAATTCAACGGTATTACTCAAGTTCAATCTGGAACAACAGGTCAACCTATAGTTTATTGCCATGGCGCAGATGCAGATGATTCAGCTACATGCGCTCTTTTGGGCGGTGTATGGAAATTAGGCCAACTTGATTATTCGGTTAACTTCGATTCTGATAACATCGTCACTGGTATTTCGACCGACCGACAGATGGAACACGGTGATATTATTAGTTTGACTTGGTTCAACAATAATATCGGAACCACGATGGAGCTCGAAGATATTATCGCAGAAACTGATGCTCTTTACGTTTCTCAAGGCGCACCGGTAAATTTGACTGGACAAATATCTTATACTGATTTCGATAAACCGCAAGTTCCAAATATCGAACCGGTTACTCCAACATTAATGAATATCACTAACCCGTATGTTTTGTTTGATTTAATTTATCCAGTTGGAACTATTTATGAGAACGCATCAAACCCTAATAACCCTGCTACATATATGGGGATGGGCCGCTGGAAACTATGGGGCGAAGGAAAAACTGTAGTTGGATGGAATTCAGACGTATCTGATCCTCGTTTTGCGATGAATAACAACGACTTGGATATTTCAGGACAGCCTTCTCATACAGCAGGCGGAACGACTGGGGCTACTTCAGTTTCACTGAAAAATGAAAACCTTCCTACTACTCAGACTGATGAAAAGGTTTTGATCGCTGACGACAATGGAAACATTATTGTAGGCGGTTGCCAATTTGACCCGGATGCTACTGGTCCAGTTTATACTAAATATAGAGAAGACTTTGCGAAGACCAATGCGAGTCATCAAAGTCCTATCGAGGTTGATGTAGTTCAGCCCTCAATTACAGCTTATCGCTGGTTAAGGATTGCATAATGAGTTTACTTAGTAATAAGGCGGGAGTAGTATCCCGCCAAGCTGATTATCTTCAGTTTAATTCAACTACAAATAACGATGTTATGGGAAAACAACCTTATGGAAGTTTAACTATAAGTCAACTGTTTAAAGGTGTTGAATATCCAAACGTTCAATCTGCAATTGAAGATGTCAGAAATTTTTCTATTCGAGCAATTAACTCTATTGAAATTAACACCGATGGTGTAAGCCCAGAGGGGGTTGCACAAACAGATACTTGGACTTTCACTGGAACTGTAATTCGCCAAGATGGATTACCAGATGATTGCATTATATCCGCGTATGGATTTAATGTGACAGTGTCAGTCGGTGATACAGCAGAAGAAGTCACGGCCAAAGTTAAAACTGTTCTTGAAAATGCTGTGACTAATAACTTTGTTATTAACCGTGTTGAAGCTGGAACAAACGGAAACGAATTAACCGTCACTTATATCGATAACCAAAAACACGTTCTTCCTTCTATTGCGTCAAAAGGAATTACAGTAGCTCAAACTATTCTCACTCCCGGTAAAGAAGGTTACGGAGCCTGGACTCGTATTGGTACGAAGACTGAAACACTAGTTGGATTAGCTGATCCAGTTCTTTTACACTACTTTAAGAGAATCGCATAATGAATAACACTAACAAACATATATCAGATGAAGCGATTTATGTAAGATTTGATCCAACTGGAACTAATTTCGGTGCAGATGTCAAAGACGTGCAAAGCGCATTGGGGCTATTAAGCCCTGATGCTGTTTTAGGAACTCCACTGGCAACAGAAACGGTTCCAGGAAAAATCCGAATCGGTACGCAAGAAGAAGTTGATAACGGAGTTCTAGGTGATGTTGTAGTTACTCCTAAAACTTTAGAAGTTCGATTGCAGCGTCCTCAAGCGACGACTGATGTATTCGGTGTAACTCGATTTGCTACTAATGATGAAGCATTAACTGGATTAGCAACTGACAGAACTATTGTTACGTCAGCATTGAAATATGTTTTCGATTGGACCTTTACAAATCGTTTAGCAAAAGAAACTGAAACTGGGGTAATAAAGCTTTCTACTACTCCTGCGGCTCAAGCTGGTGTAGATGATACTACAGCAATGACTCCACTTAAAACTAAACAAGCTATTGCGGCGGCTACCGCGCTAATTCCTTCATATGGGCCAGCAACTGAATCAGCTCAAGGCGTAGTTCGTTTAGCTACATTAGCTCAATTGCGTGATCCTAATATTCGTGAAGGCTATAGTGTTTCGCCATTTACTTTGAACCAATGGCAAGCAACTGAAGCGAATATCGGTGCAATTAAATTAGCATCACAAGCTAATATGGACAATTCAGTAGCTAATACTGCTGTAACTCCGGCTAAATTTAATAGTCAACGGGCGACTACTGGACGAGTCGGTACAACAATTTTAGCCGATACTATAGGTGATGGTTCTAAGGCATTGTCTGGTAATGCACGTGTTTTAGCTTCAGATCGTGTTGCAGTTTCATCTGGCGGTGTTTATGAAAATAATACTAACCCAAATAGTAAGTATATAACCAGAGATAATTTAAGTTCGTATATGCCAGTCGGTGCTGTTATTATGACAGCATTTAATAGTGATCATGGAAATCTGTTTATTTGCAATGGTCGTTGGTTAGCAGTTAATGATTTCCGCGAATTGTTTAATCGCATCGGATATACTTACGGCGGTAACGGATCAACTCATTTTGCAATTCCAGATGCACGCGGTGTTGCTGTACGCGGATTTGACGGTGGTCGTGGTCTTGACGCTGGACGTGGTTTCGGTTCATATCAAGAAGATACTATGCAACCAATTACAGCAAACTGGACAATGGATGACCAAGCTGTAACATCTAACTATCCGCCTTCTGGAGCATGTTGGGCTGATGGATGGGGCTCAATTAACTATGATGCAGGATCGAAAGATAACGTATGGAGAGCATTCAGAATGCACTTCGATTCATCGCGTGTCGCTAGAACTTCGCACGAAACTCGAATGAAAAATATTGCGTTTAACTATGCAATCTGTGTAAGATAAGAGAGGATATATGGAATTAAAAGATTTACCATACGTAAATGGTCTTCCGGACGAAGGCCAACAACGCATCAACTGGATTAAAGATGGAGAGCCTCTTAAGGGGGCTTCCACTAAATACGGGTTTGATGGAGATCTAAACCGAGGCCCTAATCAAGTGCAAAGCAACGTAGTTGTACTTGATGAAAATATTCGTTTAGTTGCCACTGAAGTAGTTAAACACACCGCTGAAATTGAAACTATCAATAGTGTTCTGGCAGTATCTGGAAACGTTGACGCTCTTGCTCAAATTGGTAAAAACACCCAAGATATTAAATCTATTGAACTCAAAATGACCGACTTCAAAACATCGGTAGTTGATCTTGATGTTCGAGTAACGAAGATTGAAAAAGATATCGGAACATTTAACCCATTAGTAGATACTCTGTATCGTCCTGTACGAGATGATCTGCTTTGGATTAAACGTGAAATGGGTCAATACCCTGGACAAGATATAAACGGACAATCTCTTCAGGGATCTATTGCAACTGGTATGAAGCGTCGTATCATCGATAACTCTACCGCAATAAATCGTACCATTAATCGTTTGACTACTTTGGAAAATCAATTCACTAACTCTGACGTTGGAGCTTTGTCAATTGAAGTATCCAACCTTCGGAGTGAAATGGGTCCACGCGGTAGTGCTACAGCCGATTCTGTGTACACCAGATTGAGTCGTATGAACACGAGCGTTAATGGTCTGTTGATATCTATGGAAGATGTTATGGATTCAATAGGGTTAAACGAGGGTGTCCCTAGCCTCATTACCCTGGTCCGTAAAAATACCACCGATATCGCGACGAACAATAACAAAATAAGTGGACCGAATGGTGCTATCCCTCGTATCGAATCTATTGAACAACAAATTGGAGTTCCTTCTGCTCCAACTACGATCAATGGAAAAATAAAGACTAACACCGATTCCATTGGAAATCTGTATAGCATTGTAGGTGGAGATACTTCATCTGGTCTTCGTGGACAAGTTGCATGGATTAACCAGGTTGTTGGTATTGTTCCGGAAGGTACTCAACCTCCTCAGTCTTCATTGATTTTTAGAATGAATTCTATGGAGCAGCAACAGAGTGTTATGAATGATTCTATTCAAGACATTCAGGTTGAAATCGGTAACAATAACGAAGGTTTGAAAGGACAAGTACTTCGTCTGAGTAATCAGATGAATGGAACGAATCCTAATAGCCCTAACATCGAAACCGCCGGTGTATTAAATACTCTAAACAAACACCAAACCCGTATTACTCAGCTTGAAACTACAGCTGCAACTTACATTCCAGAAGCTCCACGCGATGGAAAAGCGTATGTTCGTAAAGACGGATCTTGGGTTGATTTAGAAACTCTTCTTCCATAATAGAGGGCCTTCGGGCCCTTAGAGGTTTATTATGTCTATTCATGCACCGCAAAACCCTAAAGACTTAAAAGACGCTATCTTAACTAGACTAGGCGCACCAATTTTAAACGTTGAATTAACAGAAGACATGATCTATAACTGCATTCAACGTGCACTTGAATTATTTGGCGAATATCACTATGATGGGCTGAATAAAGGATATCATGCATTTTATATCGGTGATGACGATGAATTGTATAAGCACGGTGTATTCGACCTCCGTGGTTCAAATATATTTGCTGTAACTAAAATAGTTCGCACAAACATCGGCTCTATCACTTCAATGGATGGTAATGCTACATACCCATGGTTCACTGACTTCCTTTTAGGAATGGCCGGAATTAATGGTGGTATGGGAAGTTCTTGTAATAAATTTTATGGCCCAAATGCTTTTGGAGCGGATCTTGGATATTTCACTCAGCTCATGACTTATATGAGTATGATGCAAGATATGTTAAGTCCACTGCCCGACTTCTGGTATAATGGAGCCAACGAACAACTCAAAGTAATGGGCAACTTCCAGAAGCGTGATGTTATAATTGTTGAAGTATTTACTTTAGCTTATTCAGGTGTTGATAAAACTGTCGGAAATACAGCAGGTTATGGATATGCTGGAACTGCTGATCAATGGTCTGTCGCAGAACAATGGGATAACATGGACCGATCTTTACCTCAACGAGTTGCTGGTGAAGATTCTATGGTTAAACAGGGCGCATATAATAACCGCTGGGTTAAAGATTACGCTACCACATTATCGAAAGAATTACTTGGTCAAGTATTAGCTAAGCATCAGGGTCTTCAATTACCCGGCGGTGTTACTCTGAACGGTGAACGTTTACTTGAAGAAGCTGAACGAGAAAAAGAACGACTCCGTGAAGAATTATACTTACTTGATCCTCCATTTGGAATATTAATCGGATGATGAATAATAAGTTATTTGCGAAGCTCGAAAATCGTTCTGGTTATGAGAAAACTAACGTAGCAAATATACTTAACCCTTATGTAAATTTCAATGGTCATGAAAATACTCAGTCTCTGGCAGATACGCTAGTGGCTGAGGCCATTCAAATGAGAGGGGTAGAGTGTTATTTCATTCCTCGTGAATACGTTAAACCAGACCAATTGTTCGGTGAAGACCTTCAGAACAAATTCACTAAAGCATGGTTGTTTGCTGCATATCTGAACTCATTTGAAGGATATGAAGGGGCAAATAGTTTCTTTAGTAAGTTTGGTATGCAAGTATCAGATGAAGTTACATTAACAATAAACCCTGGGTTGTTTAAGCATCAATGCGATGGTAGTGAACCACGTGAAGGCGATTTGATTTATTTCAAAATGGATAACAGTCTATTTGAAATTAACTGGGTTGAACCTTATGATCCATTTTATCAAGTAGGCCGTAACGCTACTCGTAAAATTACTGCAGGTAAATTCATTTATTCTGGTGAACAACTTCAACCAGAACTACAACGAAATGCGGGTATTCAAATTCCTGAGTTTAGCGAACTCGATCTTGAGCCAGTTAAAAATCTCGATGGACTTGCTGATATCTCCAAGATTCAATATGAAGAGGTTGATGCAATTAACGCTGAAGCATCTGAATTTGTTGAAGATTATATTGTAATCAATGGCCGCGGTGTTAATGACCCAGAAAAGACTAGTCCATTTGATGATGGTTTTATGTCATAAATAATATAAAGCATATTGGCCCTTCGGGGCCATAGGAGAAAAAATGTTTGGTCACTTTTATCATTCGTCTTTCCGCCGCTACGCATTGTTGATGGGTGATTTATTCTCTAACATTCAAGTAGCTAGAACAAGGGAAGACACCGGAACTCGATTCATCAAAGTCCCTATTACATACGCATCAAAAGAACACTTCATGATGAAGCTCAATAAGTGGACTTCAGTTAACTCGCAGGATGATGTAGCGAAGGTTGAGACTATTCTCCCTCGTATGAATTTACACCTCGTCGATGTTATGTATAACGGCACATATAAAACGAACATAGCAAATAGAACAGCGATTCAAAACGGTCAATCTGCTATGATTTCACAGTTCAACCCAACTCCGTATAAAATGATATATGAGTTAGGAATTTTTACACGTTATGAAGATGACATGTATCAAATTGTTGAACAGATTCTACCATATTTTCAGCCGCACTTCAACACTACAATGACTGAACAATACGGAGAAGATATTGAATTCAGTCGAGACATCAGGGTTGTATTTCAATCTATATCAGTAGATGAACAAATTGATGGAGATAATATAAGTCGTCGTAGACTTGAATGGTCGATTATGTTTGAAGTTCAAGGATGGATGTATCCTCCTCAGAATGATATTAAAGGCGAAATCCGTACTGTTTATCTCGACTTTCATGCAAATAGTAAAGTGCTTGAGCCAGAAGGCGTATTTGAATCAGTTGATTCTGAAGTAGAACCTCGTGATGTTGAAATACAAGATTGGGATGGAAAAACTGAACAAACTTATAGTCAAGATATTCCAATTCCAGTTGCGCCAGTTCCACCTGGTCCACGTTCGGCTCCAAGGATAAAACCATGACAGATCAATTAGACATAGCTAAACTTCTTGATATCGGGGACCTCCCTGGTATCGGAGGAGAAGAAATTCCAGTATATGAGAAGCTGGAATTGGTTGAAGTTAAAAGTAACCCTAACGATCGTAAACCTGACTTAGAAGATGATTATACGGTTGTTCGTAAGAATATGCACTTTCAACAACAGATGTTGATGGATGCGGCTAAAATATTTCTTGAGACCGCAAAGAACGCTGATTCTCCGCGTCATATGGAAGTATTCGCAACATTAATGGGGCAGATGACTACTACCAACAAGGAAATTCTTAAACTTCATAAAGAGATGAAAGAAATTACTGCTGAAAATGTTGGCACACAAGGCGGTAATCAAACTAATAATATTGAAAACGCTACCATTTATATGAGTTCCCCTACTGATTTAATGGACGAATTGGGAGATTCATACGAAGCCCAAGAGCGTGAGGAGAAACTTGTAAATGGAACAGACGCAGCCGTATAACGTATTAGCAGATTCTCACCCACTAAATACAGCAAATAAAATAGCGATACGTCCACCTGGTGAATTAGAACGTAAAGTTGACCAAGACATAAATTGGATCAAATCTCAGTGGGATGATAAGTGGTACCCAGAGAAATTCGATGATTATCTTCGTATTAACAAGATAGTTAAAATAAAATTACAAGGTGAACATCCAGAATTATTTCAAACGTTCAAAAATAAAAACGTAAAACGATCTCGTTACATGGGACTTCCTAACCTTAAACGAGCAAACGTTAAAGTCAATTACACTAATGAAATGATTTTGGAATGGAAGAAATGTCGTGATGACATTGTCTATTTCGCAGAGAAGTATTGCGCCATCACACACATTGACTACGGTACAATAAAAGTTCAGCTTCGTGATTATCAGCGTGATATGCTTAAAATAATGCACGCTAAACGAATGACTGTTTGCAACCTGTCTCGCCAGCTGGGGAAAACTACGGTCGTTGCTATTTTCTTGGCTCACTTTGCTTGTTTTAATAAAGATAAAGCGATTGGTATTCTCGCTCACAAAGGAAGCATGTCAGCCGAAGTGTTAGACCGTACTAAGCAAGCTATTGAATTACTTCCAGACTTTTTACAGCCTGGCATTGTAGAATGGAACAAAGGCTCTATCGAGCTGGATAATGGTTCTTCTATCGGTGCTTATGCATCATCTCCGGATGCCGTTCGTGGTAACTCGTTCGCAATGATCTATATTGACGAATGTGCATTTATTCCAAACTTTATTGATGCTTGGCTTGCTATCCAGCCGGTTATTTCATCTGGTCGTCGTTCTAAAATTATTATCACTACAACGCCGAATGGATTGAACCACTTCTATGATATTTGGGATGCAGCAATAACAGGTAAATCAGGCTTTGCTCCTTATACAGCTATTTGGAACTCAGTAAAAGAACGTCTATATGATGATAATGATATGTTTGATGATGGGTGGCAATGGTCGTCTCAAACTATTAGTGCTTCATCTCTTGAGCAATTTAAGCAAGAACACTGTGCAGAATTCCATGGTACGTCAGGTACGTTGATATCAGGCATGAAATTAGCGAACATGGATTGGATTGAAGTTACTCCAGATTCAAATGGATTTACCAAATTTAAAGAACCGGAAGAAGGGCATAAATATATAGCAGCCTTGGACTGTTCTGAAGGTCGTGGTCAAGATTATCATGCAATGCATATAATTGACGTCACTAATTCAACATGGGAACAAGTTGGTGTATTCCATAACAACACCACATCCCATCTTATTCTCCCTGATATTATAATGCGATATCTTGTTGAGTATAACGAAGCACCGATTTACATGGAACTGAACTCTACTGGTGTTTCTGTTGCCAAATCTCTTTATATGGATCTTGAATATGAAGGCGTAATTTGTGACTCATTTGTTGATCTTGGCATGAAACAGACAAAAAGAAGTAAAGCAGTTGGTTGTTCAGCTTTAAAAGACTTAATAGAAAAAGACAAATTAATTATACACCATAAAGCCACTATTCAAGAATTTAGAACGTTTAGTGAAAAAGGTGTATCTTGGGCGGCAGAAGAAGGATATCATGATGACTTGGTTATGTCACTCGTTATTTTCTCTTGGCTTTCGACCCAATCTAAATTCGTGGAATATGCCGAAAAAGACGATATGCGTTTAGCAGCTGAAGTCTTTGGCCGCGAATTGGAAGATATGAACGATGATTACGCTCCAGTAGTAATTCTGGATGCAGTTAATGGTGCTGAATACAACACCGAGTCATTTGATCGTGGCATGTCATTTGTATAAATATATTAAAGCATACAAGTAGAGGATTTAAAAATGGCTTTATTGTCGCCGGGCGTTGAGCTCAAAGAAACTAGTGTACAAAACACTATTGTTAATAATGCTACCGGACGTGCTGCAATCGCTGGTAAATTTCAATGGGGTCCTGCATATCAGATGATTCAGGTCACCAATGAAGTTGAACTCGTTGATTTGTTTGGTACCCCGAATAGCGAAACTGCTGATTACTTTATGTCAGCAATGAACTTCTTGCAATATGGTAACGATCTTCGTATCGTTCGAGCTGTTAATAGAGATGTAGCTAAAAACTCTTCTCCTATCGCAGAAAACATCGAAACTACTATTTCAGCTGCTGGTAGTAACTATGCAGTTGGCGATACTATTCGCGTTAAATATAACCAAACTGTAGTTGAAACCGCAGGTAAAGTTACTGCTGTTGATACTCAGGGTCAAATTAAGCAAATCTACATTCCGACTGGTAAAATTGTAGCGTACGCGAAAAGCACTAACCAGTATCCGGATCTTGGTCCGAACTGGACTGCTGAAGTTACTTCAGTATCATCTGGTGTAGCTGGTGCAATATCAGTAGGAAAAATTATCACAGATTCTGGTATTCTGTTGACTGAACCTGAAAATGCTGACGAAGCTATGACCAATGTTAAGTTCCAGGAAAAACTGAAGAAATATGGACTGCCTGGAATCGTTGCCTTATATCCGGGTGAAATTGGGTCTCAGTTGGAAATTGAAATTGTTTCCAAATCTCAGTATGAAAAAGGCGCATCAGCTGAACTTCCGATTTATCCATCTGGCGGTACTCGAGCGTCAACAGCCCGCGCAGTATTTGGTTATGGTCCTCAGACCGATGATCAGTACGCAATTATCGTTCGTCGTGATGGAGCAATTGTAGAATCTGTTGTTCTTTCTACTAAGCCTGGTGAAAAAGACGTATATAGCAATAACATCTATATGGATGATTATTTCGCTAAAGGTTCTAGTAACTACATTTTTGGTACTTCTGTTGGTTGGCCTAAGGGCTTCTCTGGGATTATCAAATTGAATGGCGGTGTATCTGCGAACTCGAGCGTTACTGCTGGTGATTTAATGCAAGCATGGGATCTGTTTGCTGATCGTGAATCTATCTCTGTTCAGCTTTTTATTGCTGGTGCGTGCGCTGGTGAAGGTTTAGAATTCGCTTCTACTGTTCAGAAACACGTTTCTGCAATTGGTGATGAGCGTCAGGATTGTCTGGTTCTTATTTCTCCTCCGCGTGAAACTATCGTCAATATTCCATTGACCCGTGCAATTGATAACCTTGTTGATTGGCGTGTAGCTTCCGGCACTTATACCGACAACAATATGAACATCAATAGCACTTATTCGTTTATTGATGGTAACTACAAATATCAATACGACAAATACAATGATATTAACCGTTGGGTTCCATTGGCGGCTGATATCGCTGGTCTGTGTGCTCGTACTGATAATATTGCTCAGCCTTGGATGTCTCCGGCTGGTTATAATCGTGGTCAGATTCTGAACGTAATTAAGCTGGCAATCGAAGCACGTCAGTCACAACGCGATCGTCTGTACCAAGAAGCTATTAACCCAGTGACTGGAACCGGTGGTGAAGGATTCGTTCTGTTTGGCGATAAAACTGCTACTAAAGTTCCTACTCCGTTTGACCGTGTTAACGTTCGTCGTCTGTTTAACATGCTGAAATCAAACATCGGCAATGCTTCTAAATATCGTCTGTTTGAAATGAACGATAACTTCACTCGTTCAAGCTTCCGTATGGAAACTAGCCAGTATCTTCAGGGTATTAAGGCACTCGGTGGAATGTACGACTTCCGTGTCGTTTGTGATACTACGAACAACACCCCGGCGGTCATTGATCGTAACGAATTTGTTGCAAGCTTTTATGTGAAGCCCGCGCGCAGCATCAATTATATAACCCTGAACTTCGTTGCAACTGCAACAGGCGCCGACTTCGACGAGCTGATCGGACCTCAGTGATCATAGAGTTAACTCTAGGACCTTCTAACGAGGGTCCATAAATATATACAGATCACATAATTTAATTCGTCTCAATGGCTCTGGTGTTTCTAGAGCCATATAAATAAACACATAGAGGTTATTATGTTTCTTGATGACATGACTCGCGCATTTGAGTCGGGCGACTTAGCTCGTCCTAACTTGTTTGAAGTAGAAATTCCGTATCTCGGCAGAAATTTCAGTTTTAAATGTAAAGCTGCTCCTATGCCAGCAGGTATCGTAGAAAAAGTTCCAGTCGGTTATATGAACCGTAAAATTAACTTAGCTGGTGACCGTACGTTTGATGACTGGACTGTCACCATTTATAACGATGATGCACACACCACTCGTCAGGAAATCGTTGATTGGCAAGGCATCTGCCATGGTCAAGGTAACGAAATTACCGGTGGTACTCCAGCAGAGTATAAAAAGACTGCGATTGTACGTCAATATCATCGTGATGGCAAAACTGTAACTAAAGAAGTAACAATCACTGGATTGTGGCCGACTAACGTTGGTGAGGTTCAGATGGATTGGGATTCCAACAATGAGATAGAAACATTTGAAGTGACGTTTGCAATGGACTGGTGGTTGTAATAAATATATTCAAACAATGAAGTTGAGGTTTGAATGTACTGCACTTATATTACTATCTACACGGGGAATAAACTTCCCCGTCGTTACATTGGCTCCACTACAGTAACAAGAATAAATGAAAATTATCACGGGTCTGTTAAATCGAAGAAGTACAAAGAAATTTGGATTTCTGAACTTCGTGATAATCCTCATTTGTTTAAGACCAGAATTCTTAAAACTTTTAATGAACATAAAGATGCTCTTGCTGAAGAATTAAGAGTTCAGAAAAAGTATAATGTAGTTCGCTCCAAAAACTATATCAATATGTCTTTTGCTCAGCCGAATGGCTTCTTTGGTATGTCAATGAAAGGAAGAGTTTGGTCAAAAGAATCAATTGATAAAAGAAATAAAAGCAATACAGGACAAAAACGCCCTAAGCAATCAGTCATTATGACTGGCCGTAAAAGACCTGATCAATCGAAATTGATGTCAGGTGAAGGAAATCCAATGTTCGGTAAAGAACATCCTTCAAAGGGCAAAAATATAAATCAACCTAGAGCTGTTTGTCCAATTTGTGGTGTTGAAAGTACTCGTAGCGCTATTTCTAGGTATCACAAAAACTGTAATAAATAAGTATATGCTTATTACCCTTTCACGGAGACTCTAATGAATTACGACATTTTAAGTCTGTTCGCTCCTTGGGCAAAGGAAGACGAACGGAATTATAAAGAACAACTCAATAACGATTTAGAGTCGATCACCGCCCCTAAATTCGATGACGGTGCTAACGAAATTGAATCGTCAGTGAACGAAGCCGCTAGCGGCTTCTTCCAGAAAATGTTAGGCAGCCATGAACCTGGCATGAAGACAACCAGGGAATTAATCAACACTTATCGTAATTTGATGAACAACTACGAAGTTGATAACGCGGTTCAAGAAATCGTTATGGACTCGATTGTTTATGAAGATGATCATGATGTCGTAGCACTAGATTTAGATGCTACCGAATTCAGCCAAAATATTAAAGATCGAATGCTAGAAGAATTCGACAAAGTGCTGAATAACTTAAATTTCCAACGAAAAGGTGCTGACCATTTCCGTCGTTGGTACGTCGATTCTCGTATTTTCTTTCACAAAATAATTAATCCACATAAACCGAAAGAAGGTATTCAAGAGCTTCGTCGTTTAGATCCGCGCAATATCCAATATGTTCGTGAAGTTATCACGGAATTGGAAAAAGGCGTTAAGATTGTAAAAGGTTACAAAGAATATTTCATCTATGATACAGGACATGAGTCTTATCAATGTGACGGCAGAATGTACGATGCTGGGACTAAGATTAAGATTCCTAAAGCAGCAGTTGTATATGCTCACTCTGGATTAGTAGATTGTTCAGGCCAAAACATCATCGGTTATTTGCACCGGGCTGTTAAACCTGCAAACCAATTAAAATTGATGGAAGACGCATTAGTCATCTATCGTATTACCCGTGCTCCTGATCGTCGTGTATTCTACATCGATACAGGCAACATGCCTTCACGCAAGGCAGCTCAGCACATGCAGAATATCATGAACACGATGAAAAACCGTGTAGTATATGATGCCACGACAGGTAAAATTAAAAACCAGCAACACAATATGTCGATGACAGAAGATTATTGGTTGCAGCGTCGTGATGGTAAAGCAGTAACAGAAATTGATACTCTGCCTGGTATGCAAGGCATGAGTGATATGGATGACGTTCGTTGGTTCCGAAATGCTCTTTATATGGCACTTCGTGTTCCTCTGTCTCGTATTCCAAATGATCAACAAGGTGGAGTTCAATTCGACGCTGGTACAACTATTACTCGTGACGAATTAACCTTTGCTAAATTCATCCGTGAATTACAGCATAAATTTGAAGAAATCTTCTTAGATCCGCTTAGAACGAACCTCGTTCTTAAAGGCGTTATCACAGAAGATGAGTGGAATGCTGAAATAAATAATATTAAGATTTCGTTCCACCGCGATTCATATTTTACAGAACTTAAAGATGCTGAAATCATGGAACGCAGAATCAATATGCTTCAAATGGCCGAACCATTTATTGGTAAGTACATTTCTCATCAGACAGCCATGAAAGATATACTTCACATGAACGATGATGAAATTGACAAAGAGGCTAAGCAAATTGAATTAGAGTCTAAAGAGGCTCGTTACCAAGACCCAGAAAATCAAGAGGATTTCTAATGGAAACTGAATTCATTTCCGCATGCTTATCCAACGACCTCGTTCAAGCAACCAAAATGTTTGAAGCAGCTATGGCTCCGCGAATCGTTGATTTAGTAGAACAACGTAAAACCGAAATTGCACGTTCAGTCATGATCGAAGGCGAAGAGCCAAAAGAAGAAAAAGATGAAGATCATGAAGACGATGAAGATGACGACAAAGAGGATGATGAATAATGTTTCTGATCCCTGATAACCATGAACTAGTAATTGAAAGCGTAGAATTACTTTTACCAGAAGCTCAGGGTCGTTACGATGCATTATCCGGCGCATTAAGCAAAGACGATATAAATACAATTGTAGAAAACATGATGGAAACTGAGACCGACCTCGCGGTTGCACTTGGTTCCATTAATGAAGAAATGCAGCTCGACGAATTTATCGTTAAGCATGTTTCAAGCCGCGGTGAAATTACCCGCACCAAAGATCGTAAGACTCGGGCTCGTAACGCATTTCAAACTACCGGATTGTCTAAAGCTAAACGTCGTTCAATCGCTCGTAAAGCGACCAAATCAAAACGTGCTAATCCGTCAGGTCAAGCTCGTGGACTTCGTAAGCGTAAGAAAGCGATGAAACGTCGCGAAGCATTAGGATTAAGCTGATGAATGAACCCCAATTACTTATTGAGCATTGGGGTCAGCCGGGCGAATGTATCGACGGTGTTCCAATGCTTGAATCCCACGATGGCACAGATTCTGGATTAGCTCCAGGTCTTTACATCGAAGGAATTTTTATGCAAGCTGAAGTTGTTAACCGAAATAAACGTCTCTATCCGAAACGTATTCTTGAAAAAGCGGTTTCCAACTACATCAAAGAACAAGTTGTTACTAAGCAAGCATTAGGAGAATTAAACCATCCACCTCGTGCAAACGTTGACCCGATGCAAGCCGCCATTATCATTGAAGATATGTGGTGGAAAGGAAATGACGTATACGGACGAGCTCGTATTATCGAAGGCGATCATGGCCCAGGTGATAAACTAGCTGCTAATATCCGTGCTGGTTGGATTCCAGGAGTTTCATCTCGAGGACTTGGTTCTCTAACTGAAACTAATAAAGGCTATAAAATTGTGAACGAAGGGTTTAAACTTACTGTCGGCGTTGACGCAGTATGGGGACCTTCCGCTCCAGATGCATGGGTTACTCCTAAACAAATTAGTGAGTCTCATGAAGCGGCACCAGCGGTTGCCAAGAAAAGTGCTGATGAAGCATTTAAGGCTCTTACTGAGTCATTAAAAGCATTATAAATAATAATGTAACTTAACAACAGGAACATCAAGATGCTGAAACAAGAACTAATCGCTGAATCCACTAATCTGGAAATCGCGGTAGAACTCGACAGCGTTTTCGAATCAGTTGAACTTTCTCCGGAAGTAAAAGCTAACTTCAGCACTGTATTCGAAGCCGCAGTTAAAAAAGGTGCCGCCACCCTGGCAGAAAAACGTATTAATGCTATCGCTGAGAAAGCGGAAGAAAAAGTTAAAGAAAAATCCGAAGAAGCAGAAGAAAAAGCTGAAAAGAAAATCACTGAAGCTGCTGCTAAATTCTTCGACCACCTGGCAGTTAAATGGATGGCTGAAAACCAGCTTGCAGTAGATCGTGGCATTAAAGCTGATCTGTTTGAATCCATGCTCGGTGGAATGAAAGAGCTCTTTGTAGAACATAACGTTGTTATTCCAGAAGAAGCAGTAGATGTTGTTGCTGAAATGGAAGAAGAACTGGCTGAACAGAAAGAAGCTACTGCTAAACTTTTTGAAGAAGTTACTCAGAAAGACGCTTACATTAATTATGTACAGCGCGAAGTTGCGGTAAATGAAGCTGTTCGCGAATTGACTGAATCCCAGAAAGAGAAAGTTGGTACTCTGATTGAAGGTATGTCTTATTCCGATGAATTCAGTGGTAAGCTGAATGCTATCGTAGAAATGGTTAAAGGATCTTCCGAAAAACCAGCAGCAGTAAATGAAAGTATAAATACTGTTGACAATGAGGCCAGCGGCCTTAATTTCGTAACTGAAGCGGTCGTTGAACCGTCTACACCAGCACAGAGTAGCTCCATGGCAGCTTACCTGGCCGGTGCAAAACGTCTCTCTTAATTTAACAAGGTTATACAACACATGAAAAAGAATGAACTCGTAGAAAAATGGCAGCCGCTGCTGGAAAACGAAGATCTGCCAGAAATCGTTGGCGCATCTAAGAAAGCTCTGATCGCCAAAATCCTGGAAAACCAGGAAGCAGATTTTAAAGTTTCCCCGGAATACCGCGATGAAAAAATCGCTCAGGCATTCGGTGATTTCCTGACTGAAGCTGAAATCGGTGGTGACCATGGTTACGATGCTCAGAACATCGCCGCTGGTCAAACTTCCGGTGCTGTAACACAGATTGGGCCGGCAGTTATGGGTATGGTACGTCGTGCAATCCCTAATCTGATCGCGTTTGATATCTGTGGCGTTCAGCCGATGAGTACTCCTACTGGTCAGGTATTCGCTCTGCGCGCAGTTTATGGTACCGATCCTCTGGCTGCTGGTGCTAAAGAAGCATTCCACCCGATGTACTCTCCGGATTCAATGTATTCTGGTCAAGGTGCTGCTGAGAAATTTGACAAACTGACCGCTGGTGTTGCTATCGCTGAAGGTGCTATCGTAGTTCACGACTTCGTTGCTACCGGACGCGCCCACCTCCAGGCAGTAGTTGCTGTAACCCCGGATGCTGGTGCTACCGATGTTGGTAAACTGGATACCGAAGTAACCAAACTGATCGAAGCTGGTAAACTGGCTGAAATCGCTGAAGGTATGGCTACCTCTGTTGCAGAACTGCAAGAACAATTTAATGGTTCCCAGGATAACCCTTGGAATGAAATGGGATTCCGTATCGATAAACAAGTTATCGAAGCTAAATCTCGTCAGCTGAAAGCTGCTTATTCTATCGAACTGGCGCAAGACCTTCGTGCTGTTCACGGTATGGATGCTGATGCTGAACTGTCTGGTATTCTGGCTACTGAAATTATGCTGGAAATCAACCGTGAAGTTGTTGACTGGATCAACTATTCCGCACAGGTTGGTAAAACTGGTATGACTCTGACTACTGGCGCTAAAGCTGGTGTATTTGACTTCCAGGATCCGATTGATATTCGTGGCGCTCGTTGGGCTGGTGAAAGCTTTAAAGCTCTGTTGTTCCAGATCGACAAAGAAGCTGCTGAAATCGCTCGCCAAACCGGACGTGGTGCTGGTAACTTCATCATCGCTTCTCGTAACGTAGTTAACGTTCTGGCCGCTGTTGATGTTAACGTTTCTCCGGCTGCTCAAGGTCTGGGTCGTGGTTTCGAAACCGATACTACCAAAGCTGTTTTCGCTGGTGTACTGGGCGGTAAGTATAAAGTTTATATCGACCAATATGCTCGTCAGGATTACTTCACCATCGGTTATAAAGGTTCTAACGAAATGGATGCTGGTATTTACTACGCTCCTTACGTTGCTCTGACTCCGCTGCGTGGTTCCGATCCGAAGAACTTCCAACCGGTTATGGGATTCAAAACCCGTTATGGTATTGGTATTAACCCGTTCGCTGATTCTCAGGCTCAACAGCCTAAAGGTCGTATCGTATCTGGTATGCCGTCTCTGCTGAACTCTCTCGGTAAGAACGCTTACTTCCGTCGCGTTTATATCAAAGGCATTTAATGCTATTAAGGAGCCTTCGGGCTCCTTTTGTTGTTTCTGGATGTATAAATATTCATATATTCTAATGAAGGAAAAGCGCGATGGCTAAAATCAACGAACTCCTGCGCGAATCAACTATTTCAACGAGCAACCAAATTGGTCGCCCAAATCTCGTTGCATTGACTCGCGCTACTACTAAATTAATCTATTCTGATATTGTTGCTACTCAACGTACTACTCAACCTATGGCAGCATTTTATGGTATCAAATACCTGAACCAAGATAATGAATTCACATGGCGTACTGGCGCCACGTATGCGGGTGAAGCTGGATTTGTCGATCGTAAAACCATTCCTGAAGTAACAGCAGCTAATAAAGGTTCGCTGATGAAAGGTGATCTGTTCCAGTTGAATAAAATCGTTTATAAGTCTCTGGTAGATAATCCATTTGCTTCTATCACCGAAACTGATATGGAACTGGCTACTCAAATTGCAGTAGTTCTTTTAACAGTTCGTATTTTCTCTGATGCTGCCCGTACTGAAAAGTTTGAAGGTGGTGAAGATACTGAAATCGCTGAAGCGCGTTTCTTGGTCAATAAATGGCAGACTCATGTTAAGTCTCGTAAATTGAAAACAAGTGTTACAGTTGAACTTGCTCAAGACTTAGAAGCTAACGGATTCGATGCACCAAACTTTATTGAAGATCTATTGGCTACTGAAATGGCTGATGAAATCAACAAAGATATTCTACAGTCTTTGATTACTGTTTCTAAACGTTATAAGGTTGAAGGTATCACAGATACAGGATTTATCGATTTAAGTTACGCTTCAGCTCCAGAAGCTGGTCGTTCTCTGTATCGAATGGTTTGCGAAATGGTTTCTCACATTCAGCGCGAATCAACATATACTGCATCATTCTGCGTAGCATCGACTCGTGCTGCTGCCGTTCTTGCTGCAAGTGGTTGGTTGAAACATAAACCAGAAGATGACCAATATTTGTCTCAAAATGCTTATGGATTTTTAGCTAATGGATTGCCTCTGTACTGTGATACCAACAGTCCATTGGACTACGTGATCGTAGGGGTGGTTGAGAAGTTAGGGGAGAAAGAGCTGATTGGTTCTATTTTCTACGCTCCATACACTGAAGGAGCTGATCTGGATGACCCAGAGCACGTAGGGGCATTCAAGGTTATAACTGACCCTGAAAGTTTGCAACCATCTATTGCGCTGCTTGTGCGTTATGCACTATCGGCAAACCCTTATACTGTAGCTAAAGACGATAAAGAAGCTCGAGTTATTGATGGGGGAGATATGGACAAAATGGCGGGACGTTCTGATTTGTCTGTTCTTCTTGGTGTTAAGTTACCAAAAATCATCATTGAAGAATGATAAAGGGCCTTTCGGCCCTTTAGTTGTTTATAGAGAGAAGATGTCAAACTTTGGTGCATATTCTTCTTGAAGATCAGCAAACACTCTTTTATCATTCAAGTTAATACACTCTATTCCATGGGCTCTAGCTATTCGCACAGCGATACGAGTTCCACCGGTTTCTTCTCCGTTTCTTATTGGGGTCCAAAAATAAACCTTATCAACAGGCGACATACAATCTTCACCTAAAACTTGCATAGCATTACGGCAAAACAGAGTCTTTATGATATCTCGTTGGTTGTCTAAATCTGGGAATACTTGCTTAGCTTTTATGTAGCTTTTTATCCGGGCTTCATTACTCATAGATGCCCAGGTGGCAATCCCAGTACCAGATACAAGCCCATTAAAGCCGTCGTAAGGAATAATCCTAAGAGAATTCTTTCTATCATATCTACTTAACCATGCCTCGTCTGCTCCAGGTGCTCCGCCTGAATATGAAAAATGGCCAGCCTCCGAAAAGGCCAACCCCATAAGACTCATTAAATCCAGGACTCGTCTCGGAGTTTCCCTGGACCCTATTAATGCAAGTCTCAACTTATCAATTCAATCCACGCTGGACGTAGAGTTTCTTGAAGAACTCGAGTCAGTTCTTTCTTGACGATATCAGGATTATCAGCTGAAGTCAATACAACTTCTTCACGTGCTGCTTCTTCCAAGATATCTTTCATTGTCAGACCAAGTACTCGACCAAAGTCTTTAGTTGTTACCGTGCCAATCTTAGAGATAACGTTATTGACGCGGTTGATAGTAACATATTCAGTGAAAGCAGACAAACATGTTTGATCAGCTTCTGTCAATTCCACCTTAGCTTTAATCAGCTTGTCGGATTTAGACTTTTCACTGAACTTGGAGTTCTTACACTTAATCGCTACGCGAGCACCGTTAGGGAAGAACTTCGGATAACAAGGCTTAAGAACATATCCTTCTGCGATATTATCTTCCGATACAATTACTGGCCATTCTTTCAAGTTAGCCGCTTCTAAATCAGAATCAGCTAGCTTATTATAGTCATTAACTACAACATCAAGCATATTAGACATTTGAATAAGATCATCAAATTTACCACGACCCAGCAACGGAGCCATTTTAAATCCGAACACGTTACAAAATGCTGTCAGAATATAATCATCAGAATATTCTACAATTCCGCCTGGAGTTTTAACTAGACAGTCAAAAACGTAAAAGTCTTTTTCACCATAGTTAACACCTTTCTGAATTCCACCGCCCGCAAACTCACCAAACAACTGGTAAGATTCTGTGGTCATATTCTTCATTGTATCCTGAAGAGCCTTGATAGACTTATCATACTTCTTGAGAATAATCTCATAACCAAAGAAGTCTTCAGCTTCAAGAATAGGTCCAGTGCGTTTCGCACATGTTACTGTATCTTTAGTGATGATAATAGAAAAGTTAGTACCATGAATCTTTTCACGGGCTACCCATGTTTCTGTCAAATCAAATCCAGCACTACGAATACGTTCAATGAATTTGCTATTATAGTGGTTCTCTAAACTGCTGTATTTTTCAAACATAATATTCCTTAGTAAGCGATTTCAACCCAATTACCATCTTTCTGATCATAATTCCAATTAACTATACAACCTTCGTCATTAAGCCAATCAGTTATAGCTTCTTTATTTTTTACGCCTTTAGTGCCTGGATACCAAATGAAGTCTCTTTTCCCAATAGCTGCGTTATCAGCGAAAGCTTTCTCAATTTCAGTTTTAATTGCTTCCATTTCATTGCTTGTTACATTATCAGCTATTTGGCCGTAGTGAATAGCCAAAGTCGTTACTCGAGTCATGTTTCACCATAATAAATAAAATTACATAGTCAAGGTCTATCCTTTCCGTCTGGAGTGTAATCTATCCGGTAGAAAATCCTTGAAACCATTATACACTGCTTAAACTTTAAGCATATTACAAATCACTTGGAACTACACGAGCTTTCGTTAATCCCCATGCAGTGATGTATATTTCAAATTGGTTTTTATCGCCGACTTCAATAATGAGTGGAATTCCTGAATCAATATGATCAATTTCTACCGCAAAGCGGGTAGCTAATACTTGCCGAATAATTACCCACGCATTTTTATCTGCTAAATTTTGCGATTTAGCATCAAATGGAGATAAACGTTTGATGAATTCGTTTACTGGAAGCCATTTGTTTACACCATGCGCAGCAGGACTGAATTTAGATTCATACATCATATGATCTAGCATATCAGTTACAAATAGTTGAGATTCTGTTATCTGTTCATAAAAGTTTGTCATACTAATTCCTTCATTTTATTGACGAGTTTCTTATGACGAATTTTAACACCAACATTTGATAAGCGTTTACGATAAACAATTTTCTCTTTGTTCTTTGCTTTCTCTCTTAGAGATTCAACCTTCGTATACATCAAAGCTGCATCATATGCAGACATTCCACCTATTGCTTTTGCAATATCTTTAAAGCTTTCACCACATTCATGCATCATGTGCACTTTAATTTCAGTTTTCATGTTCACCTCGTTTGTGTGGTGATTCTATCATAAAATATAAAAGCAAAAAGGGCTCCCTTGGGAGCCCTTTTTTAATAAATAATACCAGCCTCTAAAGCTGTACGATGAACAATTCTTCCATTGCGTGATTCTTGAACATCCACTTCTGGATAGTCATTAATCATTTTAGCAAGAACTGCTAAATGACAATAATATGGAGTATCTTCTTTAGTTGCAGTTTTCCAATCTTTTCCTTCAATTGTTAAACGCTGGATAGCGTCCATAACCCACCAACCTGCCCAAATATAAGCTGAGCTTCTCCATGGAAGAGGATGAACATAAATCAATGGACATTCAGGCGGAACATCTTTAACAGTCAAAGATGTAGTCGCGCTTTGTACATCATCAGGCTGAGAATCTACTTTAGTGGTAGACTCTACCTTGATAACTTTATTACCTGGTGTCGATGCAACATAATTCATAGTTGCACCAGTAGAGCTTTGCTGAATATTATCTACTGTCCATTTATATTCAGTAGTGGAACCTTCTGGAGCTCCTGTTAAAGTTGCGATGAATTGTTGTGAATCTCCAATTTTAATTGTGGGGTTTGTTGGCGATAATGCAATTGATGTAGCCATATAGTTTCCTAAGTTAAAGAGGGATTAACCCTCTTATTTAATTTTAACGAATGATGAATTGCGGGTTTCGCGTACCATAACTGATCCGTCGCGATTAATATAATAAATCAAACTAAGCAGAGTTTGATGGGCACTTGCATGCTCAAATGATGTAGGCTTTTCTTTCCAATCTGGATTTTTAGAAATCCACTCATAAATCCACCAAGGAAGAGTACAATATCCTGGAGCCTTTCCAATTAGTTCAAAATGAGGAGAAAATCCTTCAGGTAATTCAAACTTTTCTGATTCAATTACAACCGCATTATCTTCAATAATTTTAGTAATTTCTTCAACTGTCGCAGCTTCAGGAATACAGATGGCATCTTCCGGAATGTTATCTACTTCTATTACAGTGATAACAGCTTCAGGAGAATCTTCTAATTGAACCAGTTCAGGAAGTTCTTCTTTCTCATCGTCAATCAGATCAGAAATTGAAATACCTTCATTATCTTCTGGTAGTGGTTCATCAGACAAAGCTTTGAATTCTGCTTCCAGATCAGCTAACATATTTTCAAATGACTTGGTCTTCTTCAGTTTAATTCCAAACTGTGATGCATACTCGTCGAGCTTATCTTTAGCTTCTTTCTTATCAAGCACGCGGAATTCTTCAATTAATTGCATGTCTAGCATGGTATCGCCTCTTGTGTATAAATATGATTGTATTTATAACTAAGGAATCAAAATGGATATCCGAGTCAACTTTTACGACTTTAGTCATGTTCATATCGAATGCGATGAATCCGTGTTCCATGAACTAAGAGACTTTTTTAGCTTTGAAGCAGATGGTTATCGTTTTAATCCTCGCTTTCGCTATGGCAACTGGGATGGCAGAATTCGTCTACTGGATTACAACCGTCTACTGCCTTTCGGTTTAGTTGGACAGATTAAAAAGTTCTGCGACAATATGGGTTACAAAGCATGGATTGACCCTAAAATATTTGATAAAGAAGAACTCTCCCGTAAGGACTTTGACAGTTGGTTAGGGAAGCTCAAGATATACTCTGGTAACACTCAGATTGAACCGCATTGGTATCAAAAGGATGCAGTATATGAAGGGCTAGTGAACCGCAGACGAATCCTGAACCTTCCGACTTCTGCTGGTAAATCTCTTATTCAGGCTCTTTTAGCTCGTTATTATGTTGAGAACTATGAGGGTAAAATTTTAATCATCGTTCCGACTACTGCACTAGTAGACCAGATGATCAATGACTTCTGTGATTATCGCTTATTTGGTAAGAAACATTGTCTTGGAATTCGAGGCGGTACCGCTCGTGATTCGAACGCAATGATCTATGTTAGTACTTGGCAGACAGCAGTTAAACAACCAAAAGAATGGTTCAGCCAATTTGGTTTAATGATGAACGATGAATGTCACCTCGCGACTGGTAAAAGTATTTCAACCATCATTTCCGGTTTAAATAACTGTATGTTTAAATTTGGTCTTTCTGGTTCCCTAAAAGATGGCAAAGCCAACCTCATGCAATATGTTGGAATGTTTGGTGAAATCTTTAAGCCTGTTTCAACTGCTCAGCTAATGGAAGATGGCCAAGTAACTGAATTAAAAATCAACTGTATTTTCCTTCGTTATCCAGATGCAGCTACAGTTAAAATGAAGGGTAAAACCTATCAAGAAGAAATTGCAGCTATCACAGGATATAAGCGTCGTAATAAATGGGTTGCAGCTCTTGGCGTTAAATTAGCTAAAAAGAATGAGAACGTCTTTTTGATGTTCAAAAATGCTAAACATGGTAAAGAGTTATTTGCATTAGTTAAAGAGCTTGGTCATGAAAATGTTCATTTCATTAACGGTGAAATTGATACTGACACTCGAAATGCTCTTAAAGCTATGGCTGAAAAAGACACTGGATTAGTAGTTGTTGCTTCCTATGGAGTATTCTCTACTGGTATTTCAGTCAAAAACTTACACCATGTTATTTTCGCTCATCCAGTTAAATCAAAAGTTACAGTGCTCCAGAGTATTGGTCGTGTTCTTCGTAAGCATGACTCTAAATCATTGGCACAAGTTTGGGATATCGTGGATGATCTTGGTGTAAAGCCTAAATCTGCTAATGCCAAAAAGAAATATGTTCATTTAAACTATGCTTTAAAACACGCTTTAGAACGCATTCAACGATATGCAGACGAAAAATTTAACTACATCATGAAAACAATCAATCTGTGAGGAATTATGGATTTTAAAGAATTTCTTTATGAAGCATCTATTGATACGTTTATGAGTAAGATCGCTCAATGCCAGACTCTTGAGGGTCTGGAAGAACTCGAGGCTTATTATAAAAAGCGTGTTAAAGATACAGAATTGAAGGACACCGATGATATTTCTATTCGCGATGCGTTAGCTGGTAAGCGTTTGGAATTTGAATCAGAAGATGAATCTGAGTCGGAAGAAGACTTCTAATACAAAAAGGCCCCAACCGAAAGGAAGGGGCAAAAACCAACAAGTTGGCTATCAACACTAGACTAAAGCAAAAGTTCGGTTTCGTTTAAATGCTCTTGTGTATTTTCAGATACCGGCAATTCAACGATATAATTATAGCATGGACCCGGGTGAACCGGACCACTTGAAGTATGAACAACCAATGCCGAATCAATCGGTTGCTTACATACAGTACAGATCTCAGACATGGTTGTCTCCTCTAGTTTACTATCTTATTTATACTACTTTCCTGCCTCAAATTGTCTCATTTCAATTACATGCTTAATCCCGAAACCACGAGATTTAATAGCATCCATTGCACCAGAACAAAATTCCAACAAAATAGCCCAATATTGTAAAGATGTATCTAACTTAAGTACTTCTTGATCAGCGCTTAAAACAGTTTTCATTTCAGACTTTTCATAACGGTCCATACTAAAATCGTCACCATCACCACGTCCTGTGTAGTAATCTAATTTACGCTTTAAAGACGTTTTCTTCTGAGCCTCGATGCGGAGCATCTCCTTGCGGATACTAGAGTGCTTATTCAACCATTTTCCATATAGAACTGGGTTATTTGCAGCTTCATATTGTAATTTAGTTGAATCTAGCTGTAGATCGTTTTTCAACTCCTCTTGGAGATCTTCAAGTTTCATTTAACCCTCTTTCTTGTTCTTTAGTAACTCTGGTTGTTATTGATTGAAAGGAACTAGAACCATTATAACAACGGCGTGTGTAAGCGATCATCGATTGCTTGAAGCAAGTTGTAGCTTAATCTGTTCTATATCATCTGGGTTATCAATTACACTGAATTGCACTTCTACAATAAGCGTATAATCATCATACACTGGAGTTACATTAACTGCTAAATATCGAATGCGTGGTTCATAAGCACGAACTGAAGACTCGATATTACGCTTTACAGTATCAGCCGTCAATGGCGTCATATTTTCAAACAACTGATCTGTTAATGAACACCCGAAGTTAGGGTCAAATGGACGGCTTCCTTTACGAGTTGTTATAATACCCAAAAGAGAGTTTTTAATGGCCCGAAGGCCACGCGCTCGCGCTACATCATGGTCCCAGTCCATTTTGAACTCGGGATCTATATCTGAATAAAGATTTTTTATATCTGCCATTAGATTAACTTAAAGAATTCTTTAAGCCCCTCGATTACGTGGATATGATTTTCCCCACATTTATCGCATTTAATTGGAACAGCGAGTTTAACTGTAGGCTTAAGCAATAAGCTTTTAATACGAGCGATGTCATCTTCTGTTATCGCAGAGTAAAGGTCATCAATCTCTTTATCGTTTAATTCATCGACTGAAATAGTTTCACCATTCGCATGAATATATTGAATGCATGATGCTATCATCATAGAAATATTTGAGTCCTCAAATAGATTAGGATATCTCAGTTTGATACGGAAACCACCTAGGGAATACCAGAGATCCTCTGGTTCATCGATTTGAGCGAATGTAAGATTAATTGACTGAGGGATTTCGTGCCCGCAGGAACACACCCATGTATTCTGGTGACTAACCTCACCTAAACTGTTAGCCCATAAGTGAACTAACAGAAGTTCTGATTCTTGACGGTTCAGTCCACGAGCGTTAGTACATTTTTTAATCAGCTCTGGAACATACTCTTTGATAGTCCCGTCTGCTTTAGCTTTGATTAGATCTCGATATTCTTCTAGTGTAAACGCTCGGCATTGGATTACTTCATCGCCAATACGAGCTTCAAATGTGTATTCGTATTTCATAGAAACTCCTTTATTGAAATATTTATAAATATGATAAAGGAGACATAATGGCTAATATTATTCGTTGTGTTTTGCCTGATGGTGTACATCGTTTCAAACCGTTCACAGTAGCAGATTATAGAGATTTTCTGTTAGTCAGAAACGACCTTGTTCAAAAAACGCCAGAAGAGCAGAACATTATATTAAATGAGTTGCTCGAAGAATACTTCGAAGAGTTTCCAATGACGTGGAGACCATACATATTCTTGAAGGTGTTCACTGGGTCAATTGGTAAAACTAAAATCCCTATTGCTTTCACTTGTCCGGTCTGCGAAAAGAACAAACAGACTTTATTCAGTCTGAACACTAAAGACCTTAATGAGCCTATGGTCGAAGTCGCTGGAATTACAATTTATTTTAACTATCCAGATAAATTCTACGACGATAAAGCATCCCAAGTAGCTGAATGTGTTAAATCAATTAAATACCAAGGGAAAATAATTCCCTGGAATGAATTATCCGAAGAGAATCAGATTCAAGTCATAGATGCTATCGATTTAAATGCTTTGGAGTCAATCATCAAACAGATGACCCCAATTCATCTTGAACTTCGAATGAAATGTTGTGAAACGAAAAAGATAATTTATGATGACTTTTTGAGTATCTTTAATCTTCTTCTGAACCCTGATGAAGTATTTAGCTTCTATCAAATAAACCATATGCTAGTGAAAAATCACTACAGCTTAGAGTCGATAATGCAAATGATTCCAGTCGAAAGATCTATTGCGTTGTCGTTAATAGAGAAGGACAATACTAAATGATACATCAACTTCCAGGATTCCCGAACCTGAGCATTAAGTTGTATCAGGATTATGATGCATGGGAATCTAACAGATATATTGAGCTCGCAGCGACAATCACTACTCTAACAATGAGAGATGGATTATTTGGACGAAATGAAGGTGTTCTTCAATTCTTTGATTCTAAAAACCTTCACACGTTAATGGATGGAAACCAAATCATTCAGGTTTCAGTAGCTAATGCGAACTCTAAGAAAACTTTGAACCGAATTTATGGTTGCAAACACTTTAGTGTTTCTGTGGATTCTAAAGGTGATAACATCATTGCTATTAACCTTGGACTTCCCCATGAAATTGAGAACCTTAAATTTAGCAGATGCTTTTTTAATGATGCCGGCGAATCCATAAAAGAAATGATCGGTGCTATATACGAGTCTAAACCTCTTATAGCTCCTGCAATGAACACTATCAACACTTATGTTCCTCGTGTACCATGGACTAGCAATATAACAGAATATAAGAAATATGTTCGAGACGTTGCACTGGCGGTTGATAATGACCAGTTTGTATTTGTGTGGGAAGACATATATGGCTTGAACATGATGGACTATGATACGATGATTAACCAAGAATCAATCAAGGTTATTGTTGGTGAACTTAGTACAATTGGTCAATTCGTCGGTGAGCTTGAATATAACCTTGCTTATGATTTCCAATGGTTAACAAAGGCGAATGCTCATACGCGCGATCCTATTTTCAATGCCACAATATATTCGCACTCATTCTTGGATAATAATCTTCCTCGAATAATAACTGGTGATGGACAGAATAGCATCTTCGTTTCTCGTTCAGGCGCATATTCTGAAATGACTTACCGTAATGGATATGAAGAAGCTATTCGTCTTCAAACTATGGCACAATATGACGGTTATGCGACTTGTAAAATGGTTGGTGACTTTGAAATGACTCCTGGTGACAAGATCAATTTCTTTGATCCAAAGAAACAGTTTAAAGCTGATTTTTACATCGATGAAGTAATTCATGAAGTAAGTAACAACCAAAGCATAACTACACTTTATATGTTTACTAACTCTCGCAAGTTGGAAACAGTAGAACCAATAAAGGTTAAAAATGAACTTAAATCTGATACTACCACTCAAGAAAATACAAGTCAACGATAAAACCATCTCTATTCCAAAGCTTGGTTTAAAACATCATACGTTGATTAAAGATGTTCGTGCAATGGATGAGAACTTGGGAATTCTTTTAGATTCAATTCATCCTGGACTTAATGCTGCTGAATCAGATTTAGTGTCTATTCATTTGCTAGAGTTCAATGGAAAGTTAAAATCGAGCGTAGTCAAAGACGGACACACTTATAATATCAATGACATCTATATTTGTCAACGTCTTGAATTTCAATTCCAAGGGCAGATATTTAAATTCCGCTCTCCTGAACGATATGAAACATTCACTACCGTAGATAAAATGCTTACAGAGTGTTTCATTTCAGTGAATGACTCTACTGAGGTTCCTAATTTCCTTAAGATGCCTGCATTTGTTTTAAAGTGGGCAGAAGAAATCACAGATCTTATTGCTATCCCTGGACCACATAATATAAGGGGAACAGCTAAAGTACTAGGACTATTTGAATGAAAAGCGAAAACATGTCAACAATGAGACGTCGCAAAGTTATCGCTGATTCAAAGGGTGAAAGAGATGCAGCATCGACTGCATCCGATCAAATAGACTCTTTAGAATTAATCGGCCTTAAACTTGATGATGTCCAAAGCGCTAATGAGTTAGTTGCTGAAGTAATTGAAGAAAAAGGTAATAACCTAATTGATTCAGTTGATAATGTAGCCGAAGGTACTGAATTAGCTGCTGAAGCATCTGAGCGTACTACCGAGTCCATCAAGACTTTAACCGGTGTAGCGTCAACAATAAGTGACAAATTAAGTAAACTTGCTTCGATGCTTGAGTCAAAGGTTCAGGCTGTGGAGCAAAAAGTACAAGAATCTGGTGCATCAACTTCAACCGGACTCGCAGTAATAGAAGATAAGCTTCCAGATCCAGATGAACCAGAGTCCCCTGGATTACCTGAGAGGATACTTCCTCCATTAGATGATAATAACAATTTACCTGATGAAGATTTCTTTCCACCAGTCCCTCAAGAACCCGAGAACAACAAGAAAGACCAAAAGAAGGATGATAAGAAACCTACCGATATGCTGGGTGACTTATTAAAGACGACGAAAGGCGGATTTAAAGCTACGATATCAATCACAGATAAAATATCGTCGATGCTTTTCAAATACACTGTCACAGCATTAGCTGAAGCCGCTAAAATGGCTGCAATGATGTTTGCATTAGTTCTAGGAATCGATTTGCTTCGTATTCACTTCAAGTATTGGACTGATAAATTCATGAGTAACTTTGATGAATTCAGTGCCGAAGCTGGTGAATGGGGTGGATTACTTCAATCTATTTTCGGAATGCTTGGTGATATTAAAAAGTTCTGGGAAGCTGGAGACTGGAGCGGATTAGCAGTAGCTATCGTTAAAGGATTAGCTGATGTGATTTATAACCTTAGTGAAATTATGTCTCTTGGAATTTCTAAGATATCTGCTTCTATATTAGATGCCCTTGGATTTGAAGGAGCAGCAACTACAATTCGTGGTTCAGCATTAGAAGGATTCCAAGAACGCACTGGTAACTCATTATCAGAAGATGATCAAAAAGCTTTAGCTAAATACCAGAGTAAGCGTATTGAAGAAGGCCCAGGAATAGTTGATAAAGCTGGTGAATTGAAGACTCGTGCATTTGATTGGGTATTAGGAAGAGAGAATAAAATCGATTCTACTCAAGCATCTGATCGTGATCAAGAGACTCAGAACCTGAAGGCTATGGCTCCTGAAAAACGTGAAGAAACATTGATCAAACAGAACGAGGCTCGTGCAGCTGTTCAACGTTTAGAGAAATATATTGGCGATGTCGATCCAGAGAATCCAACTAATATGCAATCTTTAGAGAAAGCATATAACAACGCTAAAAAGGCTATAAGTGATTCTGCTATCAGCGATCAACCAGCTACTAAAAAGGAACTTGACAAAAGATTCCAGCGTGTTGAATCCAAGTATCAGAAGCTTAAAGAAGATAATGCTCCTAAACCTGCTGCTCCAGCTACTTCGGAAGATAACCAGCGTGTGCAGAATATTCAGAAAGCTGAAGATGCTAAAGCACAATCTAGCAAACCATCTGGCGATATGAACGTTGCTAACACTCAAGTTAATAACGTAAATAATAGTAAGACAATTCACCAAGTTCAAACCGTCACGGCTACTCCAGCTCCTGGAGTATTCGGGGCGACAGGAGTTAATTAATGAGCATTAAAGTCAGAGAATTATATGATAAGACTGATGCTTTAATTAGCGGAGTTAAAACCTCCGCTGGTCAAAGTTCACAATCAGCAAAAATAAAGTCTACAATAACAGCGCAATATCCATCTGAGCGTTCAGCTGGTAACGACACATCTGGTTCTTTACGAGTTCATGATCTTTATAAGAATGGATTGTTATTCACCGCTTATGATATGAACTCTCGTACGACTGGAGATATGCGTAGTATGCGTCTGGGTGAAATGAAACGCACTGCAAATAGTGTAGTGAAATCAATAACCGGAACATCTACTAATAAAGTTGATAAAATTCCAGTAGTGAATATTTTACTTCCACGTTCTAAATCAGACGTTGAGTCAGTTTCTCATAAATTTAATGATGTCGGAGATTCACTTATTTCTCGTGGTGGTGGAACAGCTACTGGAGTATTAAGTAACGTTGCATCTACGGCTGTATTTGGCGGATTAGAATCATTAACTCAAGGATTGATGGCTGATCATAACGAGCAAATATATAATACAGCTCGTTCAATGTATGGCGGTGCAGACAACCGCACAAAGGTATTCACCTGGGATTTAACCCCTAGATCAGTGCAAGACCTTATTGCTATTATTGAGATCTATGAATACTTCAACTATTATAGTTATGGTGAAACTGGAACGTCAACTTACGCAAAAGAAGTTAAATCACAATTAGATGAATGGTATAAAACAACTTTTCTTGATACATTGACTCCAGAAGAAGCGAACAAAAATGACACCGTTTTTGAGAAAATAACTTCGTTCTTAAGTAACGTTATTGTTGTAAGTAACCCGACAGTGTGGTTTGTAAGAAACTTTGGAACTACAAGTAAATTCGATGGACGTGCCGAAGTATTTGGCCCATGTCAAATTCAGAGTATCCGTTTTGATAAAACTCCGAATGGAAACTTCAATGGTTTAGCTATAGCTCCAAACTTGCCGAGTACATTCACATTAGAAATTACTATGCGTGAAATCTTGACATTGAACCGGGCTTCAGTATATGCGGAAGGATTCTGATGCTAACTTTAGATGAATTTAAGAACCAAGCTGGTAATATAGACTTTCAGCGTACTAATATGTTTAGTTGTGTATTCGCAACTACTCCGTCGGCAAAGTCTCAACAATTACTCGATCAATTTGGCGGTATGTTATTCAATAACCTTCCTTTGAATAATGACTGGCTTGGATTAACACGAGGTGAGTTCACATCAGGACTCACCTCAATTATCACTGCCGGTACTCAACAACTAATAAGAAAGTCTGGTGTATCAAAATATCTTATAGGAGCCATGAGCAATCGTGTTGTTCAATCTCTATTAGGTGAATTTGAAGTCGGTACTTATTTGTTAGATTTCTTTAACATGGCTTATCCGCAATCTGGATTAATGATTTACTCAGTTAAGATTCCAGAAAACAGGTTGTCACATGAGATGGACTTTAACCATAATTCACCAAACATCCGAATCACTGGTCGTGAACTCGATCCATTGACAATATCATTCAGAATGGACCCAGAAGCGAGTAACTATCGAGCAATGCAAGATTGGGTTAACTCAGTTCAAGACCCGGTTACTGGATTAAGAGCATTACCTACTGATGTTGAAGCTGATATTCAGGTTAACTTACACGCCCGCAATGGTTTACCACATACCGTGATAATGTTCACAGGTTGTGTTCCTGTTGCATGCGGTGCTCCTGAGCTTACATACGAGGGAGATAACCAAATTGCAGTTTTTGATGTTACGTTTGCTTATAGAGTAATGCAAACAGGAGCCGTTGGACGCCAAGCCGCGTTGGATTGGATTGAAGATAGAGCTGTTAATGCTATAACTGGAATTAATAGTGAAATGTCTCTTAATGGAAGTTTAAGTAGATTATCTAGACTTGGAGGAGCTGCTGGCGGGTTGTCTCATGTCATAAATTCTACACGAAACTCTACTTCGAAAATACTTGGATTGTAAAAGTGGGGAGCTATGCTCCCCACTGTTTTATTTACGGAAAAGAATGAAAGCTGGTACAGTGCAAATAGATTCATCTTTATCAATGACTGTTACTGCAACAGGAAATTCACCTTCAATTTCACCCTTAACTACACCATTGATGTAATCATCAATTTTATCTTTCATACCAAAACGATTTAGCGGGTTGATGATAAACTTATCGTGTCCGTTGAAAAGTTTTTCAAGCTCTTTCTGAACTGCTTCATTGAAAGGCTCAGACACTGGAATTACACCTTCAACTACTGCTTCTACACCATTGATACGAAAAATTGATTTCATAATATTGTCCTCATGTTAACGTAGAGCCATTATAATCCACTTCCATGTGGATGTAAACGGTTAGCGGAACTTACGCGGCATGTCATCGATGTCCAAGAATCCAGACAGAATCTCAGCGGCCATCTGGTTTTGCTCTTCATCGTAAGAAGATTCATTGATGAACTGCATGAAACCAGACAATTTTACTACTTCACCAGTTTCCATAAACAGATCACCATCATACACTTCAACTGATTCATCAATTTGCTCTGAAGGAGGAACGATAGCACCTTCAACCATGAACTTATTAGAGCGTTTATCTGCTTGAGTTGTGATCTTATTAATCTTCAAAAGAGTACCACGAGGTAGAATAACTTCAGCTTCTTCTGGATATTCAGTCAAAGAACCTGGAACAATAACACGAACATTTTCAACACCTGAAATAACAAATCCTAAATTAACTTGTTTGCCGATATTAATAGATGTTCCATCGTTATTGTTATCGTCAAATGAATCTTGCTGAGTAGCACCAATATCAATTATATCTTCTGGATTTGCAAAACGATTATAATCATCAGGTGTTTCAGCAGTATAAATTGTAGTCTCGTCATCTAATGCCATAAACATACGACCAAATTCACCAAAGATCAGAGGTTTTAATGAAGTTGAAACGTAGTTTCTGAAGTAGAACAACTTGTTCTCTGCGTTATGCTCGAATGTAGGAAGATCTAATTTCTGGCCACGATACAATAATGTACCTTTATCTAGACGAGTTCCTTTTTCAAACGCTGAGTCCATATTATCGATAATTTCAAGAGATTCTGAAGTAGAATACCCTTCTTCTGGCTTACCGATCAAGAACATATTAACATATTCATATGCGTTTGCGCAATATTCACTAATGGCTTGTTTTTCATTGTCGGAATAGCGTTCAGTTTCTTTAGATAAACTTGCTGCTGTTTGATATGAATCTCTGATATTAGCGCTTATTTCTTTATACACCAGCCCCATTAAGTTACCAATCATCATTTCACGGCGATCAGTTGGTGTTCCAGCAACAGCCATTTTAACCAAGTCTTTCATCGTCTGAAGAGAGTTAGTTGTATTCACCCCAGCAATCAAACGAGCAAATGCACGAACTTCATTATACATTTCTTGCTGGTTTTCCATGAAATACTTCATACCGCCAGTTTCAAACCCACCTGCTAGCATAGCGCCTTTTGGCATTTTGGATAACTGACGTAATTGACCTACACGGGCGGCTAATGCTTTACCGTCTGCGTCTTGTGATGTTTCAGGATTAGTAATGAAGTTCAATACTTTACCCATATAATCGCCGCCTTGACGATCTGCAATTATATTAACTTTAATCGCCATATCCGACGGTTCAGCGCCTTTAGAGCTTTTAACTGGAACTTTAGCTTCTAAACGCTTAAATTCTTCAGCAGCACGATCATCACCTTGAATGCTAGATGAATCGATAGAGTACTGAGCTGCGATAGCTTGACGACGGTTGATCTTAGCACGAGAAATAACGTTTTGATCTGAACGTTTATCGTTTTCAGTTGCGATGGAAGCAGCAACAGCTTGCGCTTTAGTTACTTGCTGACCGGATTTCTTTTCAACATAAACTTCACCAACCTTTGTTTCAACTGCAGTGAACAACTTAGTATCAATCTCTGGGACGCCAGGGACGGTCGAGAGATCAACGTTTTTACGATGAATAAGAATATATGCGTACTTCTTATCGTAATCCCAGAGTTCTTTCAGGATAACAAATTTACCACCGGTACGTGAACGCACGAGTCGATCCATAATAACCTGCATTTGACGTGCTTGCCCACCGATTTTGCTTTTGGCCATACGGAACAAGCATGCATCCATTTTGTACTGCTTCATCGTTGAATAAACGATATTGAATGTGGTAGAAATAACACCGATCGGGTCACCACCCAAGTTCTTAAGCTTAACCAAAGAACCTTTTTCGTTCAATGACAACATAACAACGTGAACCATTTTGTCGCCTGGTTTAACGTTCTTGTTAGTGTCACCGCCCGATGTATATGAACACATCCTGAATGCGGGTAATGAACCTTCTTCGCTGGTTTGAATAGAGAAAATCTGTGGAATTTTCGTCTTTGGATAAAGGTTTGTAACTGGTAAATCCAGTTTACTTTCGTCTAGTACTTCGTTTAAAATTTCCATAAAGCCCTCTTTGAATTCACGTCCCTGTGAAAATATTAATTTATGAATCGTTCTGGTAAATTATTTATGTCAACAAATGACGCAAGAGCTTCACCAAGCCAATCTGGTGTTTCAGCTTTAGCTTCATTTAATTGACCAACAAAAGAACTGAACGAATAATCGGATTCAACCAATTCGCCTTCTAGTAGCTTATCACCATCATAAATCGTAGTTTCAGATAATTGTTCTGGAGATACTACCGTACATTCCATCAATACACTCTTTGACCGAGTGTAGTCATTAGCTTGAAGTTTCTGAGCTGTTCCGTACATTTTATCAATACGAAGAACTGTGCCACGAGGAAGAATTACTTCAGCTTCAAACGCCAAACTTGAGATCCCAGCGTTGGTCACTATGGTCTTTATTTTCTCTGCACCAGAAATAACGAATGCTAAACGCAACTCACCCATTTCAGAGTTAGTGATGCTATCTGGCTGAACAGTAGAGACTGAGTCTAGTACTTCTTTAGGAGTTGAAGCATCAGTGTTCAATGCATCGGGATCCATCGCATCATATGCTCGACCGTAACCACCGAAAATAATAGGAGCCATTGAAGTTGAAACGTAGTTTTTAAAATAGAAGTGCTTATTCTCTAAGCTAACTTCAATGGCTTCACGCTTAGTTTGTTGGCCACGGAATAACTTTGTTCCCTTAGGAAGACGGACGCCATTTTCAAATGCTGAGTCGATGGACTCAATCCATTTTTCTACTGTGTCCTTTCCGTAATCATCGAGACCCAAAAGATAATCGTTGATATACTTATAAGATGAACCGACATAAGCATGTAAACCGGATAATTGCATTGGAGTATATCGATCTACATCTGATGTATTTTTGTACATACTAGATGCAAAATCAGAGAACTGCTTAGAAATTAATTCAATGATCTCTCTAACCGCAGCCTCGCGATTTGCATCTGAAGCCCAATCTTTACCTTCCATCGTAATACGTGTGAGCTCTTTAATCGCTCCGTAATAGTCATTAGGTTCTAATTTAGACCAGGCTTCACCGACTCGATAAATGTCCCGGATCGCGACCGCAAGAAGCTCTTTGTTTCTATCTGATGGATGCTGACTAAAATCATCTACTGTATAACTAGATAAAACACTAGCGAGCTTTGGAAACCAAGCGCGAGCTTTCATTGTTCCAAGAGTATGACGATCATCATCTGGTTTCCATGACGGGTCAAATGTTTTGAACGCTTCGCCAGTTTTAGCAATTGATTGAGAATCATTTCTGAAGTTATCAATAGCCATTTGAATGTTAGACACTTGGTCAGGAGACTTATCAGTCAAATAAACCGGAGGTTTAGAGTTAATTACATCCAATCGCTTATCATGCTCAATAGCATCTTTGCGAGTATCAACACCAGTTAATCGAATTGAGTATTGAGAAGCCATCAAAGCTCGGCGAGATATTTTAGCTCGAGATGCAACTGCCTGGTCAGACCGTTTATCATTCTCTGTCGCTATTGAACCAGCGATAGCTTCAAGTTTAGATACTTGTTTGCCAGTCTCAACGTTGATATAAGCATCACCTACTTCAGTGTCTACTTTCTTATAGATGCTGTCCATGATCTCTGTCATTCCAGGGATATTGACTAGATCAGCATTCTTTTTATACACCAAAATGTAGTTATACTTTTTGTCAAAATCATATAGCTCTTTAAGCATAACAAATTTGCCGCCGCCTTTCTTCTTAATTAGACGATCAACAATAACTTGCATCTGACGACCAGCACCACCAGTTTTATTCTTCTTTACACGAAACAGAGCAGCATCAAACTTATAAAACTTCATGATACCCATTACGTGGTTAAAGATGGTGTCAATTACTGCAATCGGATTATCACCTAAAGTCTTAAGCTGTCCAAGACCTTTATCGGTAACTCCCAATGCAACGACGTGCATCATTTTATCACCGGGTTTGATGTTTTTGTTTGCATCACCACCGCCAGTATATGAGCACATACGATAAGCTACTTTAGTGTTGTCTATTGCAAAAATTTGTGGAATCTTGAGCTTCGGATAAAGGTTGGTAACTGCTAGACGTTCTTTCCCTTCATCGAAGACTTCATTTAATTCGATCATAAAAAGTCCTCTATAGTTTACTCTATTTATAGACAACAAAAGCCCCGAAGGGCTTTAATATAGTTTTGTTACTTGACGCCATACTTTAATATCTGGCGTTTCTTCATAAACTTCTACTGCTTCATAATACATATTAGCATTATCCCAGCTATAAAAATCCAGCTGTTCAGTACTAACCGCCACATGTCCAGTCGAAGACATCACGGTAACTTCTAAAAGAATTTTATAACTCATAATCCAGTAACCTCATGGAAATCGCCCCAGATATCAGCGAATGTATTTGCTACATCTTTATCACGACGCATACGAACAGCAATAGGAAGGAACAGCTTAACATATTCGGTACGACCTTCAGCTGATAACCAACCATTACATTCTGATTCAAGAATACCACCAATATAATCGTTCTGGTTTTCCCAAATACGAGTACGGTCTAACTCATGTGAATCTGGACCCGGTTTATCTTTCAAACCAGAACCTGATTTAGTTTTAATCAGTCCACATTCTGATTCGAGATAGAATCCACCTGCTTTACCTGGATGCTTACTATGCGGATAAATTCCCACAATACGCATATCAATTTCAATAACTTCTTTGAATTTGTAAAGGTTCTTTGAACGAGTGTTTTCCCAGAAAGCCCCGATGTTCTTCAGAATAATACCTTCAAGCCCTTGGTCGATATATTTTCGATAAATTACCTTAGCTTCTTCGAGGTTATGGACAACATGGTTCTCGATCAGAATCATCTGAGAGAATCCTTGAACCATTAACTCTAGAGCACGGAATCGAACATCATATGCAAATCCAGATTCTTTTCCTTCGGAATAAACTACATCCAATGGAACGTAATCCCAGACTTGGAATTTCATGCCTTCAGCTTCTTTAGCTGAAATAGTGCCTTTCAAAGATTTGTTAGCCAATCCGTTTGACATTGTACGAGATTCAGCGAACTCTTTGGATTTACTAAGTTCTGGGTCTTCACCAAACATATCATCTAGCGGCCCAGATGGAGTAGAGACTTCATGGTAAACAAGTTCACCATCAATCATTACACCGCTCGGGTGGCGTTCACGAGCTTCTTTAGTCATATCAATAAGCTGTTGTTTCAGCAAATCTAAACCAAGATACTCATTACCAGCACGAGACAGAATGATAACATCATCTAAAGTATCACCGCGAACTTCAGCAAATGCCCTTGCACCATCAGCTTTTAACTGAGCGAATGCCGGGAATTTGATATTCTTTTTAATACCCTTTTCATCGTAAGATGAAGCAAGCATCTGTGGTTGTTCTGGGATTAATCCCTTCCATACTTTATTTGCAATAGAACGAGATGCACCGCAACGAAGATCACGAAGCAGAACTTTCTTGAGTACTTCACGATCGGACTCATGCATTCGTTGAAGTGTAGCAGAAAGTTTATCTAAAGCAGCATTTCCGGTTATTTTACGAGTGGCAAACAAATTCTCTAAAACATCTAAGGCAGAGTTCAATGAAAATTGCGTTGCATTAGGTAAATAACAATCTGGGTTATTCCATTTCTTGATGTAGTACTGGAACTTACCATCATACGTTAATTTGAAAACACGTTTCAGAAGTTCATTATCTTTATGACGACGAATGATTGCTTCTTTTTCTTTGGTTGAACCAATAGCCGCGATTTCATTGATAATTTCAAGAATCATAATTTTCTCTTTGTGTTTAGGGATATGGCTATTATATCACATCCCTTGATAAGCTAGATCTTTGACTTATATTCGCGAATCAATTCCGCCAGAGTTCGGTGATAGATATCTCCACCGTTTGGAAGAGTAGTGATGTACAAAGCCCCATTGAATACAGCGTCCTGCATTTCACGTTGTTCCTGATTAGCTTTTGAAGTAATTCGCTTTTCAAACAACTCTTGCTTAGTAGCGAAAGACTCTACTCGATGAGTCTTGTCGGTCTGCGGATTCCAGAAAATTACATTAATCATACTTTACAATTCACCACTGATGTAGGTTGATTCATGAGATATTCAATTCCAGTTCCGACACCATAATACGGACGTTGCCATGGACGAGTCGGATTAAAGTAATCTGGTTTGAACTCTGGAAGTTGATGCTTCCAAAAGTCTCGAACCGAAGGACGCTCTGGCTTATTAAATTCATCAACCATCTTTCTGAATTGTTCTACCATCTTTGATGAAGAATCGCTCATCAAAATATCTTTGATTTCATACCAATTCTTTACTGTATGATGAGCCGTTCCAGAATGAGATGGAAGATGATCACGTTCGCCACGAGGCAAATAGAATGTTTTGAAGTCTTTTAAATGGCACATAACTTCAATTGCCGAGTCAATATGTTTACCAAGATCATCAACGTAACAAACTACACGCTCACCATACTTTTCCAACACTCGGGTTAACAGGTGATCCTTAGATTCATTGTAATCACAGACGTATATATCTTTAAAGGCTCCTGGAAACAATGCACTCAAGTTAAACTGGCGATTCAGGTGAGCATCGACTGAGTTACCCAGAGCAGTTACTGCAACAAAATCGTAATGTTTCTTAAGTTCATTAACTACCTTAAGAGCATCGTCATAAGCTGACAGATAACGAATAAAGTCAGAGTTGTTGTACTTCATAAGTAATTTAGAAGCAAATTCTTCTGAGCAGTTAAACAATTTAGCTGGACTTACAAAAGAGTCACTTGCAATAGTTTTCAGGATTTCATCTAGCGGCAAATCATATTTTTGCGCGAAGTAAGGAAGACCTGACTGCCACTTAATGAGAATTCCATCGACGTCTGTGGTAATGACTGGTTTTGGTTCTTGTAAGAACATAATTTTTCCTCGATCATTTTAATAGTGCGATCTGATAATTCAGCTTCAAATGAAGTGAAAGCAACTGTACCACCCTCATTAATAGTCTTTGTGACTAACTGGTTCAAATACCCAGATTTGGTTGGTGTTTGAAGAATAATATCTAAATCTAAGTAAAGCATTACATCACCTTCAATTGAGAGATCAGAGAAATTTCTTCTTCCAAGTGAACTGATCGAGTTCCATCAACCCAATCAATTTCATAACCAGGTTGCAGTTGATACTTCGGAATTCCATCTGCTACATCGCTTATTACTCCAGGAATGCCTGAACCTTTCAGTTGGACAGTCTGGAATATCATGTATTTTGGTTTCATAATACAATAGCCCAATCTGGAAGTTCGAAGAAATCAGGAGCATCAATTTCATACTCAACTGAATGATTACGAATGCGAACTTCAATGATATCAATCATTGGGCAATCGATGATACGTTCAAATTTAGCGGCGGCAGATTTAGCGATAGATACGATCATGTTATTTTCCTCAGAGCGATTTTACGTTAACAGTGAGTTCAACTTCATTTACTGCTTTGTAAATCTTGACAATCACGCCAGTAGCAGCATTCATAATCTGGCTTTTAGCCTTTTTCATAGCTTCTTCGTAATTATAAGGACCAAGAATGCTTTTATTTTGATTGTACTCACTTACTACGATAAATTCGCCAGGTTCATTAATTCCATATACACCCATTTCTTCTGGGATACAATCACGAACTTTTGAAACTTGCTTTGTCGTACCAATTTCATGAGCCAAGAAAAACGCGAAATAGTTCTCAAAGTCGCCTTCGCCAGCGGTAAAGACTTCGCCAGTTTTGAGATTTCTAACTTGACTGATATGTCCTTTTTCTGTATAAGCAAGAACGCCAAAGTCTTTAGCTGCATCCATGTTCTTTTCCCACAACCCAACGAACTCATTAGAGTGTGAATCCAAGAACTTCCAATGACCACCGATACTAAATTGGTAAATTTGCATATTTTCCTCAGAGGGGCCGAAGCCCCGTTTAAGATTAAAATTCTAATTCGTTTGAAACGATATCCCAGATTGCTTCACGTTGTTCTTCAGTAGTCTTCTGTCCTAAGATGTGACGAAGATAAAGTTTAACCAGAGTTCTACGATTATCTCCATTCCAAGACGGATGAGTTCCTAAATCGCGAGTACGAACATCATCATGAAAACCGACCTTAATGACTGAGCCTTTGAAAGAGATATCTAAAGTGATTCCATTTTCAAAGTTGATGTAGACGTAGTTGTCTGTCCAGTACATATCGATTTCGCAAACTGTACCATTTTTATGCTCCCAGAGACAAACTGTGTTATCGAAAGTACCTTTAACGTATTTGCGATTAAAGTTTGTAAAATTCATTTTATTCTCCGTTGTATCTGTTTGTTTATTGAGTTTATACTATAACACATACAACGGAGGATGTAAACGGTTAGACGAAACTTACTTCAATTTTTGACAAAGCTTCAAACGCTTTCTTAACGATGAGTACGTTTTTGACTTTGTAACCTTCAGTGAACAACTCAAGTGAAGCAGTCTTAGCCTCTTCTTCAGTGAACATATTCCCCGAACCATTGTAAGCAACCTTCGGAATGTCATCTTCGTCAGTGTAGATCACCATAAAATCACGAGCAACTGTCTCAGGCACCCATTCCTTGATGGCACCACGCTCAATTTCTTCTGGAGAGAAGATGGTGCCATACACCGACGCTTGAATTGAAATATCATTCAGTGAAATCCAAGTTTCACCTTTATCAAAAGAAATCCCAGAAACCCGGTTATGCGCAGAAGTTTTAATCATGAACTTCCGGTCACCAATGAACTTAACTACTTCATTGTTGATATGAGTGTTGCTTCCGTTATCATAAAGATAACCGCTAACATTATCCAGAACATATTCTTTGCTTAAATCAAGTTTCATGCTTTCCTCAATAGGCCTGAAGGCCTCATTTAGTTTTAGTCCAGTAGGTAAGATCAACTACGCCTTTAGCTTTAATTGATTCGATCAGATTATCAGCAGTAATGCGACCATTTTGATAAAAGCTAACATCTTCTGTGTAACCATCTTCTTCTACATATGTTTCACAACGAATCTTACCAAGAATAAGAGTGTTCAATTCGTATTCTTCGCCAGTGAAGAAGTTGATAAGAATAATTTTCCATGAGAAATCATCTGATGGACCTTCAGGAGTCATACAGTTAACGAATTCAAACTGCTCTTTAGTGAGCATCCATTGTTGTTCTTTTACTGTCTGTGCTTTATATCCGTCGTGATCTTTGCATTTTACCGTAGCATTCAGATTGATTTTCATTTTATTCTCCGTTACCATATTGGTTATTGAGTTTATACTATAACATAGTCTTTCATGGATGTAAACGGCAGAGTACAAACAAAAAAAGGGACTCCTTCGGGAGTCCCTAACTTATGCTTTACGCTTTCTTGCGCGGATTACCAAAAGCCGCATCATGTGCCAGAACCTTACGGGCACGAGAAGCCAGCTGATCGCCTAGTTGATCAATACGAGCGTTAGTGCTACGTTTGTAACCAGCACGTTTAGAGGTACCAACAACTTCTTTAACTACTTTTTTAGCTTTTGACATTATGATCTTCCATATTGGAGAAATACATGGGAGCACGTTCTTCTGAGTTTCAACTTCTTTCGACAGTTCTTTCAGTTGTAGCTCCCGCAAGCCCTCAAGGGGTACTATGTGAGTTTTGTATATTTAACGTTCCGGCTCTCACAACCTTAACTTTATAAGCTCTTATCTGTTGCACACCGTTAGCTTAAAGGGTCCGGGTCCGATTTCTCGAGGATAAGATATACACCGATGGATGTATAGGCCTTGAGGCGTACTCCCGATTGGCCATCGCCTCGGGGTAGCATGCACTTGCCGCTTATAAAATATTACTTCAGAGTTACTACGAAATGACGAACAGCTTTACGAGCTGAGCTGCAAAGAGATTTCGCAAATTTCAGTTCGTCTTTTTCTACCAGAGCATCACGAAGATCGGCTTGTACTGGATTCAGGTGTTTAAAACCTTTAAGAACTTCCAGTGCTTCGGCGTAAACATCAATAGATGCGCCATAGTTTTCGTGACCTGCATTCCAGGCGGTACGTTGCAGGGTAAGAGCGTGCTCGAGTTGTTTGTGCATTGACATATGTCGTTCCTCAAATGAGGTTAAAATTCGGTGAACCCTAACGACGTATCTATCGTTAACATCCACCACCTTGTAATCTCTCTGGTTAATTATTTGTCCAGCAGCCAGATTACAATAATATTTATATCACTTATAAACGCATGAAAGAGATTTATAGTGGCAAGTTACAAATTTTTGTTTGATTTCCTTCGGTTGCTTAATCCCCGCCGCAACTAAAGGATGAACGACATTTCGAATGCTTCCAGTTGGAATAGGAGTAAGATCTCCAATTTCAACAAATCCTTTTGGTACATCATCACCGATTGCGTAGATTTCACACATTTCTGGCAATTGACCTTGTTGCTCTTTTCCTAGAAAGATTCCAGAAGTAGAGACTTGTTCATCACCAGCTTGAGCTGGTTCAGAAACGAGGATTACATATTCACCTAAAGCTTTAATTGGTAAAGACTGCATGTTTGACCTTTTTGTTTAAGAGCATGAATTAATAATATCATGCTCAACTTTAAGCAATTAATGAGTGATCAGTTGAATAAGATGCTCAACTTTAACACCATTCACAGAGATCAGTTTTTCAAAGCTAAATCCGCGCCACTGTTCTTTTTCAGTATCATACACTGGCAGCATATCAATAGATTCAGCGCGAGCTGATTTAACAGTGCCTTCTACCAGATCGCTTGGAATCGAATCAGCGTCGCGAGTACAGCGCATGGAACGAATTGTGCCATCGGCTTTCTCGAATACTACCTGAGATTCACCATTAGACAGGATTGCTTTCAATGTTTCACGAACTTGGATTTTCTGATCTTTAGTTAATTTCATCTTATTCACCTATAACAGTTTTAATTTTATGAGCGCCACGAGCTTTTAATGCTTTCAAAAGTTTTTCACATTTTGTACGACGGTCGTTTATACGAGCTTTATCTATACTATCAACATAATCAGTTTGATAAAGAGTTTCCCATTTGGAGAAAAATCTCTTTTTATATTCGACTGCGTAAGAAATGTTGATATCAGCATTAGAACTCAATCCAGTAGTTTGCACTAATCTAGCTTTCATGATACTCGGACCTTGATATAATCAACACGGAAGATATACCGGACATCATCGCCAATACATTCTTCTTTAACTTCGCGAACCAACACAAGGTCTGGTTTAAGTGCCACGAACTGATTAACAACGTAATCATAGTCAGTAGTGGTTTTTGACATAATCTCACCAGCATTCTGACAATTCAGTCGCTCAATAACGTAAGTCGGTGGAACTTTAATACACCGGATATTATTAGTTTCCATCACAAAGATGAATTCTTCAGTCATGTCTGACACTACAACTTCAGGAGTTTTTTCAAAAGTAATCATTCTTCTATTCCACAAAATTCATCAATATTATACCAATTCAACTTCGAAAGATTTTTCTTAGGAACGTTGAATACCTCAATACCAGCCGAACGAAGAATATCATCCCAGCCTTCTCTGTTTTTATCGTATGTTTCACAGTACACCAACTTCTTAATACCAGATTGAGCAATTGCTTTAGCACAGTCAGGGCAAGGTGATAATGTCACATACATTGTAGCACCTTCAATTGAGGAGCCATTACGAGCAGCAAATAAAATAGCATTTAGTTCAGCGTGAATTTCATTCACAGAAGACCAAGCACTATGTTCTGCTCTAAATTTAGTAGATAACCCATATTTTGGAATAGGACCGTCTTGACGTAAACCAGATGAAGGCTTTTTAGCTAACCAGCCTTTTTCATCAGCATGATCACAACAATTAACTCCACCGGCAGGTGAACCATTATAACCGGTAGAGATAATACGACCATTCTTTTCGATCACTGCACCCACTTTCCAGGAACAGCATTTGGATTCTTGAGAAACCAGATAAGCAATTTGTAAGACCGTGGATGCTTTCATTTACATGATCACCAAATAAGTTGAATTTTTAGTTTTAACCCGATAGATTTCACTGAACAGTTGTTCAACATCCAGTATCTGTGAAGTAATTATAAAACAACCATCAGGAAAGCGTTTATTCTTATCGAAGAAGACATCACCGAATCCACGACCATTAACATTGATCAGATCTTTGCATGAAAGAATGACTGCGTCATATGTATCACTTGGGATGGACTGAAAGCAACGATCAAATTCTAGCAGTGCTTTAACATCTAATACGCCTTCTTCGCTGAAGTAAGACTTATCACCAACATGCTGATACTCAGCTTCACGAATCATTTCAATTGCACTTACTAATGTGATCATACATACCCCAGAATTGTTTCCATTTTAACAGAGCCGTCATGAGTTAATGTCAAAGACACATGACTGTGTTTACCATTATAACTGATTGTGACGATCACTCCGTTAATTAGAGGGTCTTGTTTTAATGTTACTTGAGACCCCGGTTTCTTATTAGCGCAGGCCTGCGCAAAATCTTTGCAAAGACCCACAAATTCTTCTTGCTTAAATTTCTTGTCTGAAATCATTTGAATTATCCCAAAAATATTTCACGGAAAAACCGAAAGCATTTGGAGTTCCAGGATCAATAGTGAAGTCAAATGTAAAGCCGAAGCTATCGAAATGAGGAACCACTCTGAAGTCGGTATCTTTCCATAGGATATTCATCACGGCAACGATATCAGAATGAATGAGAATCTGATTTGCTGTAGTGTTAGGAGTGAACATAAAGTTATCCACTACTTGGGCTACTACCATTTTTGCGACATTCTTTAATGTGTTTGCGTTAGGTTGAACTGTAATCATTAGTGCACCGTATGTACTTTAACATTGACGACGAAGTTGGTTACTACTTCGCCAACGGGGATGAACTCTACGTGATATTCGTTTTTGTATCGTGTATTGATATCAGTACGAATTTCGGCTAGAGCATTAATAAGTGCAGGGTCAAGCTTTGCACCGACGAGTTTACGAAGAAGCCCGTAAGCCTCTTCTTCAATTTCATAGTGTTTATTGTACATCAGAAATCTCCATGGTTAACTTGCCAGCATTCAACCCCGATACGACGCCACATTTCAACTACTTGTGCTCGGTCATCGACCGCAAGTTGAACATTGAAGCGATCAGCGATACAATTCCAGAAGATTTCTTCTTTCACTACATCATCTTTACGAGAATCACCATGGAGACGCTGATAGTGCTCATCTGAGCCATTAGTATGAGTTTTCAGCCATTCTTTAGTGATTCGACGATATTTAAGCTTATCGTCTTTTGTGCCAGATTCTCGACCGGATACAGTAATGATTTTATACCCTTGAGCACGAAGCATTTCTAAAAGAGCAATAACCATTTTCTTTGGAGCATCTTCGCCACATTTCTCAAGATCATAAGGAGACCGATGATCGTTGTCAGCTAATGTTCCATCAAGGTCAAAGATAACAGCCTTTGGCAAAGACTCATCTGGAACATAAATGTCATGTGGTTTTGACAACTTATACATGCTGCGCAGAACATCAATCGGAACTGCTTTCTCACCGCGGTATTGGTTACGTTTCAGAAGTTCAGTCCATGGAACATCGAAGCGTTCAATTTCCATCAACACATCAGTAAATGACTTATAAGCAAAATCATGCCAAGCTTCGATAGTTGAAGGATTCAAGTTCGTATCTGCAATGATTACGCCTTTAGTCGTTTCCATTTTAAGCAGAGCTTCGGCTGCAGCGAATTGAGCAGCTGATACTGACTTCTCTTTTGCTTTACTGAAACGATACTGGTTGCGAGCTTCTAATCCAAAAAGCTTTTCACGGAAGTCATCACGAGTCAGAATAAAGAATCCTGGATTTTTCTGGACGTATTCATTAGCCCAAGTAGATTTACCAGAGCCTGGGCATCCCTGAGTTAAGATTAACTTTTTCATTCGATATGTTCCGCTAGTTTCTTGATAAAAGCCTCACGAGCCCTTGCAGCTTCGGTATAATAATACGCAGCACGGTCTGAATTTGTTGCATAAGCCAAATTCATCTGATTATTAAGTTGCTCATAGTTGTTAAACAACAGAATTAATCTTGTATGTTCAGTTTGAGTCATTTCAATACCCCAATCATAATATCAATTTGTTCGTCAATGTCATCAAGTCTTTTCTTAGCATCTTTAGACCATTGTGAAGAACGGTTTCGTATTACACCACTAATATAAGCACCATGAGCCCATATTCGACGAATCATGATTGAATTAAATGCTTTATACATGAGTTCGCCGTTTTCAAATGATTTAAAAGCTTCAATAACACGATCGGCTTGAAGCTCCATATCATTCGCAATGTAGTTAACTGCATCAGCTGACGAACCAGTTCTTACTTTATCATCTTCGTGTAAAGCGTAACAATACGCAGTACTACGAGAAAAGTATTCTTTCAGTAATGCACGAAGAATTGAATGTGTCATACATCGAATTCCTCATAAAGAGCTGCTCGAGCATCTTTCAGAATCTTACCAGATTCACGCAAGAATGGTTCCGGGTCAGAGATAAACCCATTTGCTACAGTAGCCTGACGCGCGCCATGAATTTTAGCTGCTTCTTCAAAGGTCTTAATAACTGAGCGAATGCGGTCTTTCTCAATTACTTCTTCCTGCCATTCGTCAAAATTGGATACAGAGCTTGTAATACGATACCAGTCTGATAAAGCAATATCAACCATGAACGTCTTTCCTGGAATGCTGGAATTAGGTTGATAGCATGCTACACTTATAACGCGATCTCCATATTCAGTGGCAGCCCAAGAATAATTAAACGTAGTCTTCTTTTCTAAAGGAGTGCGAAGGCAAGAACCAACCTTCATGCAATTGCGAAGGTCTTCATTTTTAATTTTTGCCAATAATTCCGGATTGCTAACGAATACATTAGAACGTGGAGTCATAATATTGTCCTCAAAAATTTTATTATCCAAAGGGCCGAAGCCCTTATCGCATTGCGAGTTTACAAATTTTGTAGAATGTTACACATAAGATCAGAACTACTAACGGGTCCATTGTTTGCACCTTGTTTCATTTAGGTCTTTACGATAGTAACATATCATTCCGTTAGCATCTTTAGCCCAACGATTAACATCATTCATCCAGATTCTGAATTCCTGAGATTCATCAAAAGGCATTCCAACCCAAGGGCGATCGTCAATTATCTTGACTTGCCACTTACCGGTATATGGCTTTATCGGATCCGGCCATGATGGATGCAGAGTGTTATCTCTGGGAACCTCTGGTACACTCTGGGAACATCCAGATAGTAATCCAATAGTTAATACAGCCGCCACTAAACGTTTCATCTAGTAGTCTCCTGTAAATCCAGAGCGAACTTATTAAATGACTCATTTATCTGTTTTTCAACTAACTTCGGCTTAGCTTTGACTACATTTTCTCGTTTAGAGTCTTTAGTCATTTTAGCATTTGAAGTATCAGCTTCTGCCCGATTTTCTTTACGTTGTTCATCATATTTCATGATGTTTGAATAATCAGTTTTAAGCTGCTTAATTGCTTCTCCCTGCTGAGTTGCAACTTGCTGAATAGTCTGGAGATCAGATTTCAACCCATCAATTCTAGCAAATTGAACCTTAATTACTCCGTAACCAAAAAGTAATATTGCTATTGCAGCTACATGAAGATTTGTTATTTTGAACATAATTTGCGGATATGCTCCACGATGTCGTCTTGCGAAAGACCATTAATTAAGATGTGATGTTCCGCAGGAGATTCTTGGATTTTAAAGGATGAATCGACATCCAAAGCCATTTCACTTGCGGTTCTGTTCGGGTTAGATACACCCAGACGATGCTTACCATACAACGGGTCAACGATGATGTAGCACTTACATCCATTGACATGAACGTTAGGTTGAGAGATGTTGATCATTACGTCAGCCGGCATACGAAGGTTGTTTTTCAGAAAGTCGACCATTTCGTTTACAGCTTCAGGCATTTTCTCTGCCCGTTCTTCGTTGATACGATTAGTGTATTCTTTACGAGCCTTCTGACGTTTCTGGCCGCGAGTGTGTGCAACCCGAAGATCAGTGATGTATCCGATAGGTCGTTGACCTTTAAAAACGCGAATATCATCGTGGTGAGTGCCTTCGTAAATTTCTACAAGTTCGTTAGCGGTGATTTGATTGATCATTTTGTTTCTCCATTTGGTTAGTGTAGAATTATAGTAACACAACCAAATGGAGATGTAAACGGTTAGATGTATTCTTTTGGAATAAATTGTTTGAGGTTCTTCAAGAACATTTTGTTAACACCGGCCAAAAGCTTCTCGTTGTCACAACCGCCAGTGTACATAGCCATGATCACACTAAACAACATTGGCATATCGGCTTTGTTCACGATGGTCTGTGCTTCAATCGCATACTCACGGCGATCTTTGCCACGAAGAGCAGCATACGTTTCATGACACAGTTCAAAAGCAGCACCAAGATAATTGACGTAGATCTGCTCGAAGACATTGATCTTGTTCAAAGAATAAGGATCATCAACAAACATACCCTTCAAATCGTCAACAGCATTGGCTACGATAACTTCATACAGACGATCGTTCTTTGTGATAGAATCTTTGGTGTGATGCAATGCACAGTACCATTCGGTTTTAAGCTTAAAGCGCAGACCATCTTCCATTACAAAGACAAAGCCTTCAATACCTTCCATCTTGCGAATATCAGAAACGAAATCACCTTCTGGAACCGGCTGAGCTTCTACCAGATACTGACGAAGAACACCATCAGCGTAGATATCTTCATAATCTACGTACTCGCCAGTATCATTATCACGAATGTTCAAAAGAATCAATTCGCGTTCTTGATAAGGAAGAATGATTCGGTTGTCTGGTGCAACGTATTCAAAGTTAGCAGTGAAACCTTCGTTAGAAAGATCAATCAAACGAGCCAGTAAAGCTTCATGTTGAGGCATCGTCAAGATTGCGGTTGCTGCATGAGCTTGCTCAGATTTGATGGAACTTTTAGATTTGAAACGAAGCAGCATACCATCCATAAATGAAGAAACTAAAGAACCATCAGCCTTTGTAAGCATGTACTGCGCTTTAGAGAGATCGAGATTCATTGTGAATGGAGTTTCATTCAAGTTGAAGAATTTTTCCATTGGACGAGCAGCGATTCGAACTGGTTTGTCATTCATCATTTCAAACATAATGCCACGACACTCTAAAGCGTCAGGCAACAACCAATCAGAATAAGATGCGTAGTTGTAGCTAAAGATTCGATATTCTTTACCAGATGGAGATACATCATCAGTGAAGTAGAATTTAGATTCATCCTTCGCATCACACAGAGCCATCAGATTTTCATAAAGCTGTTTCATTATTCACCTTCCATAATTTCTACTGCATGATTGACGAGTTTTTGCAGATTAAGCAAATCATTTCTGTTCATGATGATACTGTCTTCATCATCAAGTGTGTTGCTTTGCTCTATTCCGAAAGTTTCAGATGTTTTGCATACCCACACTTCAAGCTCTCCGAACTCCGAACTCAACATGTGTTTGTATGTTAAAAACTCTGGAGGAATTTCCGGGTCTAGTTCAAGTTTCATTTTGATTTCCTCTTATGCTGGGTGTTCCAGCATGGATTAAATTTCTTGATAAACATCGGCTCTTCAAGGTCCATAGTTGAAATTGACATCTGACCGAGTTCATTGTTAATAAGCAAATTAAAGCACTGTCGAGCGTAGAACTCTACTTTCTTTCCTTCCATCAATGCTTCAAGGATTTTAGCAGACTTCACTGAATCAGATGTCTGGTCCTTTCTATTGATAGCAGTCCGATAGTAGTTGATACGTTTTCGAAGGTCTTTTGTCTTTCCGATGTAGACTAATATATCATCAACAGAAATAGCATATACTACATTCTTCTTATTGGGCACTTCCACTAAAGCGATAGTCGCGTCCGGAAGAAGCTCCAATTGAGCATATTTTATAAATGAAAATTCGTTAGCAATATCTTTCATGAGAAAAAGAGGGCCAAAGCCCTCGCCTTAAAAGTATTTTTTCCAAGATTTGATTACTTCTGAATCGACGTCATTATCGATTTGAGCTACCAGGTAAGAAGAGATTTCAACTTCTTGAGGTGCTGATTGAACTGCATCAGAGTTCAGATACTCCCTGATCCAAGGAATTGGATGGCGAGTAGGAGCATCTTTGATTGGGCATGGTAATCCACAACTATTCATACGAGAGACTGTTAAGTAATCAATGAAGTTGCATAAGATTTCAACGTTCAGCCCAGGTAATCCGCCATCTTTAAAAAGGTGAACAGCCCATTCTTTTTCTTGGCGGTTAACTTCCATGAAGATGTCAACGGCTTCTTGTTCGCATTCACGAGCAATTTCAACCCATTTTTCACCATCAGTACCGAGTTGCAACTGACGGATAATGTACTGAGTGCCTTTTAGGTGAAGCTGTTCATCACGAGCAATAAACTTCATGATCTTCGCATTACCTTCCATGATTTCCATGTTTTTGTGGAAGTTGAAAGTACAAGCGAAAGATACATAAAAACGAATAGCTTCAAGAGCATTGATGACATGCAAACAGAGATAAAGACTCTTCATCAAGTCATGTTTTGCATCAATGATTTCATAGCTGTCAGGGTTAAAGCATAGTTCTTTGGCATTCTCGTATTCACGAGTTTTCTTCAGAACGTCATCATAATATACACCGATTGATTCGGCACGTTTCATGATTGCTTCATCAAGAACAATTTCATCAAAGATCTTAGCAGGATCATTGAACAAGTTACGCATGATGTGGGTGTAAGAACGAGAGTGAATCGTTTCAGAGAACGTCCAAGTCTGGTTCCAAGTATCCAAAGAAGGATCGCTAATCAGAGCAGACAAGACAGCAGCAGGTGCTCGACCTTGAATTGAATCCAATAAGCTCTGATACTTCAAGTTGTTGATAAAAATATTTTGCTGATGAACTGGGAGCTTCTCATATTGAGCTCGGTCAGTCATTAAGTTAACTTCTTCTGGGCGCCAGAAGAAACTCAACTGCTTTTCAATTAGGTCTTCAAATTGTTTATGGCGTTGAATATCGTATCGAGCAATACCTAGACCTGAACCAAAAAACATTGGCTCATTCAATACGTCAACTGGTTTAGTGTTAAAAACTGTACTCATTTAGGAACCCTTGGCGGCTTTGGCCGTGGTTGAATTGGAAGAGGCGGTAAAGTGAATTCTTTACATCCCATAATATACTCCTAGGACCATCCGTGGTCCAATTATATCATAGTTTACAAGCGGCACAGTCATCGGCTTTTGGAGTTTCGATTTCGTAATCGTCTGTTCCTGAACCATCGCGGGTGTTATGGTAATACAAAGTCTTACCACCGAAGAACCAGAAGTAAATCAAGTCTTCAAGCATCTGAGCCATCGAAACTTTACCTTTAGCAAAGTTCTGCGGATCGTAGTAAGTATTCGCTGAAGCTGATTGACAAAGCCACTTTGTCATAATAGCAACTTGAGTCAAGTAACCTTTATTACCACGTTTAGCCATCAGCCAAGCATAATCGTAAAGTTCAGCATTATGCTCAATATTCGGAACTACCTGGCGGAAAGAACCTTCTTTAGATTCTTTAATACTTACAGGACCTCGAGGCGGTTCAATACCATTCGTGGAGTTCGAAACTTGGCTAGATGATTCACACGGCATGAGCGCTGAGAGGGTGCTATTACGGATACCAAAAGACTTGAGGTCTTCCCGCAACTTCTCCCAATCACACACGTATTTCGGTGCTGCAAGTTGGTCAATCTTTTTATTGTACCAGTCAATAGGTAACTCGCCTCGAGACCAACGAGTTTCTGAATAATAACCGCAATGTCCTTTTTCTTTTGCGAGTTTAATTGAGGCTCTGATAAGTGCATATTGTAATCTCTCAAACAATTCATGAGTCAAATCGTTAGCGTCTTCGTATGTAGCAAAGTTATCAGCTAACCAAGCAGCATAGTTCGTTACACCAACACCCAATGCTCGCCGTTCTTTAGCTTTCAATGCTTCAGCTACTGGATAGCTCTGATAGTCCAAGAGGTTGTCAAGTGCACGAACCTGAACTTCAGCTAATTCGTTGATCTTGTCTTGGTCTTGCCAATCAAAGTTTCCTAAGACGAAAGCAGATAAAGTACACAGAGCAATTTCAGCATCTTTAGAACCAACATCAGTGGTAGGAAGAGCAATCTCTAAACAGAGGTTACTTTGCTTAATAGGAGAAGTTGCGCGAATAAACGGAGTGTAATTATTCATGTTGTCAATAAATGCTGGATAAACTCGAGCAGTGCCAGAACGTTCTGTCATGAATAATTCAAAAAGCTCAGTAGCTTTAATTCGCTTCTTACGAACCAGAGGATCTTTTTCTAATTCTTCATACAACTCGCGGAACAAATCTTCGTCACGGAAATAAGCATCATACAGTTCACCGCCAGAAACATCTGGACTGAACAGAGTTATGTATTCATCTTTGCCAAGACGTTCCATCATCAGGTCGTTGATTTGAAGACCATAGTCCAGGTGACGAATTCGGTTTTCATCTACGCCTTTGTTGTTCTTAAGTACGAGGAGATTCTCGACTTCAAGATGCCAAATTGGATAGTACAATGTTGCGGCACCACCACGAACTCCGCCTTGGGAACAGGATTTAACTGCAGTTTGGAAGTGTTTCCAGAAAGGAATAACTCCAGTATGCTTGACTTCACCGTTTCCGATTTTTGAACCTTCTGCACGCAACATCCCCGCGTTAATGCCAATACCTGCACGCTTACTGATATACTCAATAATGCTTGCACTGGCTTTGTTAATTGACTTAAGTGAGTCACCAGCTTCAATAACAACACAAGAGCTAAACTGACGAGTCGGTGTACGAGCCCCGGCCATAATTGGAGTAGGCAAAGAAATTTGACGAGTAGATACGGCGTCATAAAAACGAATTACGTGCGCCAGGCGGTTTTCAGGTTCTTCCTGATGAAGCGCCATACCAATCAGCATAAATGCAAATTGAGGAGTTTCGTAAATCTTTCCGGTTGAACGGTCTTTAACCAGATATTTTTCTTTTAGCTGCATTGCACCAGCATAAGTCAGCTCGAAATCTCGGTCATGTACAATTCGCGATTCCAGATAAGTGATTTCTTCTGCGCTGTACTTGGACAGTAATTCCGGATCGTATTTGCGTTCATTAACACAATAAGAAATATGGTCGATAAATGATGGTGGTTCGAATTGTCCGTACACTTCTTTGCGTAACGCAAACATAGCCAGATTAGAAGCAACATATTGGTAGTCCGGTTCGTCTACGGTGATGAGGTTGGCCGCAACCTTGATAGCAGCTCGTTGTAGTTCTTTTGTCGTCATACGATCGGTTATATGAGGTTTAACTTGCTCATATAACTCATACGGATCTACGTTTGTATTTTCCGCGGCCCAGGATAAAACCTTGATGAATTTCTCTGGAATAAAATCTTGTCCAATTCCTGATGACTTAATTAATTGCATAAATCCTCTACTCTAAAGTCGTCTTTAAAAAGTCTGTTTACTATATGAGCTATTATATCACCATGGCAATTAAGCGGGTGACATGTACATCCTAGCCTCATTCCTCTGAGAGTTTCTAGGTGCTCACGTTTTATTTCTCCAATACGAATGCGACGTATAAAGTCCTCTTTAAAGGCTTCAATGGCAGCCTCACGGCTGCCAGCATTTTTACCAACGTCATTGCCCCACATGGTGCCACGTTGTATGTTTACGTCGAAATCGGATTTATATTTATTCACGACTCGACAAAGTTTCATGCTTTATGAACTACCACTACCATTTCTGGAGTTTTATTATGTTCAACCGAAAGAAAACTGTCATCGACAATATAAAACCATCCGCCAATCATCACTTTTGAGCCAACAACAAGATGAATTGGATTAATAGGTTCTAATGTTGCACCAAATTCTTTAGTATGGAGTTCATCTACAAATACAGTTTTCATATTGCCATTTTACCTTTAATTGCTGGATGAGATTTGTAATCAATGAGCATTAAGTCTTTTGCCCGAAGATTAGTAATTCGTTCAATTTGTTCTGCAGTAGACAGATGTCTAAATTTATACGGCAGACTGTTAATCTGCATATCACAGAGTTCCAGAGGGTCACGCTGGAGAACTTCTTTACACTGACTGATATGATCCATATAGATATGAGTGTTACCACCAGTGAACACCAGATGTCCTGGTTTTAACCCGGTGCATTTAGCAATAATATGAATCAGAGCAGCGTAAGATGCAATATTAAATGGAAGCCCTAAGAATACATCGACAGATCGTTGATACCATTGAAGGTCCAAGAACCCATTACGAACGTTGAATTGATACATCATGTGACACGGTGGAAGAGCCATCTTCGGAATATCAACTGGATTCCATGCTGTGACAATTTGGCGGCGGTCATTAGGCATTTGCTTAATACGATCAATGACCATCATCAATTGGTCAACACCCATGAAGTCGCGCCACTGTTTGCCATAAACCGGACCAAGCTCTCCACCAGAATAACCCATATCAATTGCTTGATTGTTGTAGTTATCGTCCCATACGGTGTTGCCTTCGATCAGAGAACCATGCTGAATTTGACGAAGTTCATTGACGTTAGTTGAACCACGAAGGAACCAAAGTAATTCAGAACGACATGCGTTCCATGCTAATTTCTTCGTAGTAACTGCCGGAAATCCTTCTTGCAAATCAAAGCGGAGTTGAGTTCCGAAGACGGCAATAGTACCTGTCCCGGTACGATCATCAGTTTCATATCCGTTATCAAAAATATGTTGAATTAGTTCTTGGTATTGTTTCATTCTTTGCCTACAATAAAGAGAATTTCACTACCACGCTTATCGAAGCGTCCAGTAGCACTAAGAACTCCACCCGAGATTTTAACTAGTCCTCGGTCAACGTAGTCAATGAATTTACGATTAGAGTAAAGAATCTTGAATACACCTTCATTACTCTTAACCCGGACTCCATTGTCAGCTTCCCAGATATCTGTAAGTGGAGCTTGTACATCATATAATCCATGTGGTAAAGCAGTATACTTAGATGGGTCGCGTTTGAACTGCTCAATAGTAGGTGGATTTCCTCGAAGAACTAAAGCCCATTTCTTTTGAGTGTCATCTGCTTTAACTAAAGTTAATTTCGCCACGAGTTGTCTCCGGGTTGAAGAATAAAATTCCGCCTTTCTTAGCAAAGCGACCAATAATAGACGTGATGCCATTTTTAACTTGAATATTTCCAGTTTCGATAGCATTAAGAACATCTTTCATATCACGGCCTAATTCAACTTGCCCAAATCCAGGAACTGCAGTCAAATTAGATTCACCCTGCCAGACCCATAGATAACTTGTAGGAAATGTCAGCTCATAAATTCCATGGACCATATTAGTCTGAGCGCCAGTCCATTTCTTTTGGACTTTATCTTCTTTAATTAGTGTGATTCGTACTTGGCTCATTTTACATACACCGATTCAGAAATGTTGGTCAATTCGTCGATAGCCCACCAGTGAGTTTCAGCCAACTTAAATCCAGTGGCTTCTTCTTGCGGATACCAGAAAGTAGCATAAGGGAATTGCACTGTCGAATTAACCCGATGATTTTTACGAATAGTTGTTTGAATAATTCGGTCAGCATACGGAGTGGCTTTCTTAATAAGCTCAATTCCACCGATGACAGAATAGTCTTTATCGTGGTCAAACATCACATATTGACTATATGAAGTTTTGGCTGTCATGATATCGCCGCCTAAAAATCCAGCGAATTCAAGTTCACTTACATAAGCATCAGCGAAAAAACCATTCTTTGCGGTAGCTAATGGACGAGACATATCTTGGACAACAATTGACTTGCGTCCTGGCAGGGGTTCAGCAAATCCCATGAATGTTTTTGCACCCATAATCAAGATAGTATCTTTGGTGCGAGCTTTAAAGTTTTGGAGATCTTGTTTGATGTGACCCCATGGTAGACCATCATTAAGGCCAAAAGCTAATTCATTTTGACCTTTAACCGAACGAGTCGGAGATACAGCATAAACTAATTGTAGCATTATATCATACCCCATTCAGGAATAAATTCAATAAAGGCTATATCAGAAGGATGGAAAATTCCTCCAAGACCTTCAAAATAATAGTTATCACTACGGCCTGTCTGCCAGCAAAGAGATACTGTGCTAATATCTCCATAAGTGGTTTCAATTACGAATGGACGGTTTTGAACATCATATAGAATATCTAGTCTATCGTAATCAAATTCTTTGAGTTCAATAGTTTTACGTTTCATTATCGCACCTCAATAAAAGCAACATCTTTTGGATGAACAAAATCAGATAAGTCATTGAACATATCATCACCAATAACAAACCGATAACCTTGAGACCAGACTAATGACACGGTATGGAACATCCCATATTTATCTTCAATGATAAATGGAGTGTCATAAGCAGCATTAGCGTAAAGAGTATCTAAACAGAACTTAGGAGATACTTCAACCAGCTCAATGTGTTTACGTTTAAGTTCCACTATCCTTGCCTCATTTTACAGTTAGGACAAATTCCGCCGGCAAATAAAAGTCCGCTTCCGCAATATTTGCATTCCCAATCAGAAAGAATCTTCATAGAGCTCTAATCCTTTCTCTGATGATGTTCAGAAAGCGCCGAGTCATTTCGATGTTAGCTTCTCGTCCAACTCGACTGAAAAACCCTTTCGTCATATCTTCATATGACGCTGTCATAACTTCATTTAATTCGTCGAGTGCAAGTGCCTTTCCGTTTATAGTAGCTTCTTTGATAGCTTTATCAAATTCGTCTTTATCCATAGTGATTTGCATTATGCTTTATCCTTCTTAGCTGCCATTACCATTTTACGAAGCATTACAAATCCTTTATTGATAGCTTCACATAGCTCAGCTGAAACGTTTTCATTAAATAGCCCCAAAGTTCCGAACTTGGTATCATTAGTTAATACTGCATTAAGGTCATCTTCATTCAAAGCTATTTCTGGGCCGAAGCCACCTGAAAAATTAATTTTACAAAATACTTTTTGCCCGCGGCCATCCTCGTAACTCATAGAAATGTGCGTTACACCGGGAATATGATCAAACTGACAACGAACATTAACTACAGGAGCAGCAGAACACCAAATATCAGCCATTATTTTTCGCCTTAGCAAGTTTGAATGCAGCTTTAAAAGCCGGGACATCTTCAACGTCAATCCAGAAACCAGAACCGAATCCGTCTTCATAGCATGGACAGTTGTCGCAGTAGTCATTCCAGGTTTTAGCTTCACCGCCAACAGAGAAGCCAGTGTCCATTCCACAAAGGATTTCTTCTACACGTTCGATTTCTTCTGGGTTGTTATCCAGGATGCAGAAGTTCCACTTACCACGATAACCAGAACCTAATTTAATGCTTTGACGTTGAAGTTTCATTTTTGTTCTCCGAAGTTTTATTTACCATTTAGTTGATAGGGTAATAGTATCATACCCTATCAACGTTGTAAACGGCTGAAGTTAAATTAATTCAGCTTCTGCATCAAGAAAAAATGTTCTTGTGCTATTCACTGTGTTAATCATATAGTTATCAACATCATATCCAACGCGTCTTAACTCATCTGACTTAATAATAACAGCGCCATAGTCTTCTTCCAATTGACCCATAACTACTACGGGAAATTTGGTATCAACAAAACCGTTGAACCCGCCGTCATTCAATAAACGTACTTTAACTAAACTCATTTATTCACCTTTTTCAAGAAATTCTTCGAGCATCCAATCGATGTCTTCCCATTGGTTATCTTCTAACCACTTACGAATATTTGCTTCTGAACCACGAAGATGAATCACAGGCCAACCACCACCTGGGCCATGTTCTTCGATAAGATCAAAGTCGAGACCGTGATCAACATCGTAAAAGCGAGAGCCATCATCAAAAATCAAATCAGTTGCATAGCCGTACTCATTGCGATGAACTTTAGCTACAATATCGAGTTCTAAACGTGCCATAATATTTCCCTCAGTTGTTGACTAGATTATAGTATCACTCTTCATCATCGTTGTAAACGGTTATTGAATTCATTAATTCTTCAACGTCTTGTTCTTCCATGCCAGGAATATAGCAATCAGTCAAGAACTCGACGAGTTTCTCCTGTTCACCCATTAAAGTAACTTCATAACCGCCACACTCGTGGGATACATCATCCATGAACAAGTTGTACTTTTCGATGTCTGTTTCAAAATCACCGATCCAAGTTACGAAAAGAATTACCGATGCCTTCATTTTATTACTCCGTTAGTTGATTTCTAGTCTATCATAACATCATTTTAAGCGGATGTAAACGGCAGAGTCCAGAAACAACAAAAGGAGCCCGAAGGCTCCTTCTTATTATAAACCGTTCAGAATATCGTCCAGGTCTTCATCGCCAGAAGAACCGGAAGATGTTTCTGGGATATCTACTGGAGTTGAAGAACCAGCAGAGAAGTTCGCCAGGTCTTCATCGAAGTTTTCAAGATCATCAGCTACTTTATCTGCCTGACGTTCGGCGCGAGCCGCATTACCGCCCATAGCAGCAGTACCCATTACTTTCTCGAATTTCTTCAGGTTATCATCGAAAGATTTAAATTTATCTTTTGCTGTCATTTCTGCCAGGTCAACAGAACCATCAAACAGAACTTTCTGATAAGCTTCATCTTCAATGTTTGGAATTTCAGACTGACCGAGGAATTTAGATTCGTCGTAGTTGCTGAAGCCAGATACTTTCTTAACTTTCAGGACGAAATTAGCACCTTCAAACGGACAAGTTACATCAACCGGAGTTTCACCCATTTCTTCATCAACAGCGATCATTGCGTTGATTTTGTCCCAAATTTTCTTACCGAAACGATACTTAAATACTTTGCCTTCATTTTCTGGAGCGGCAGGATCTTTAACAACTAAGATATTCGCCCAGTAAGAGGTTTTGCGTTTCAGCAGTTTGTATTCTTCGTTATTGGTGTTATAAGAATCGTTCTTAGACAGATGTTGACATACTGGGCAAGAATCGTAATCACCATGAGTAGAAGTACAATTTTCGATATACCACTGATTGTTTTTCTTAAAGCCGTGGTTAATCAGAATTGCAAACGGAGCAGTTTCTTCGTTCTTAGAAGGCAGAAAACGAATTACCGCTTGACCATTGCCTGCATTATCGAGTTTCAGTTTCCATTCGCCTTTGTCAGCATCAGCGAAAGATTTATTACCACCAGACAGAGAATCCAGTTGAGTACGCAGAGCAGCAGGGTTTTTACGTTTGAACATAGACATATTTTAGTTACCTTAGTATTTACAGTTTTTTACAGTTTTTATGAACAGTTGTTTAGCTTCAGACGAATCTACCTGCAATATCTTTCGATACGCTGTTAATTTCGTTGAATAGTTTGACCAGACTAGGTTGTCCGTTGCTTGGTCATGTTTATTTATAATGTCCAGAAATGAATCCAGAATTATGAATGTCTCGAATGAGATAATGTTGCTTTGAAGAAGTTTGAAGATATAAGATGTATTTACCTTATTATTATATTCAAAAATCTCATTAAGCGTTTTGACTTCAACTTTTTTAGAGAAGTAATAGATGTTTTTGACATCATCTTCAAATTGACTCTTAATCATTTTCAATTTACCGATGTATTCTCGATAGAATACCAGAGCATCTGCGTCAGAAATATCTCCGATCCATGCATCTTGGTTAGCCACCAGGTTACTCATGAAAATAAGTGAGAGTTCTTTAAGGGTGTGTTTCTCTGCGAGTTTCTCAAAGAAATAACGATCACGACGTTTTTGATACGCCTTGTCAGAAACCCGCATGCACCAATTGTATTTTATAACGTCATATTTGCCAGCAAAATGTTGTTTCAACATCAAGTACAGTAGATAAACTGATTTACCATTGATGTATCTATTATTGTTTGGAGGCATGCGGATTTTAATCATAGCAGAAAGTCTAACGTATTAGTCTTTTCACCACGTGAAACACTAGGACGAAGCAGGTGTTCATCAATGGCTTCAGAACGAATTTTTTCAATAATTCCAGAAGGAATATACTTTGAGAACTGAGTCTCAGGGATGGAGTTTTCCTCCATCCAAGCTGTAGTGGCTTCTAGATAACCAAGACCCTGTTCATTGACTAGTGCTTCAATAGTAAAGCCATTTTGTTGTTTATCGAGTAGTTCATCGACATTGGCTTTTTCTTTCGGCAGAGATTCGTCATTTAGTGAAAACAGAGTCATACAGTTCTACCACCTTATCTTTTTCTTCTTCAAATTGATCACGAGTATCTTTATGATACATCGCCAACAGCTGATTGAATACTTTGCCTTCAACACCAAGATCATCTTTGGCTGAATTACGTAGATCAGCGATCAGTACTTTATAAGCAGAGATTTTCAGCATATTATCTGAAGCGTCTTTAATTTTCTTGCGCAGTTCTTCACCATGAATTGCTTCATCAAATTCAACTGCTACTTTCTTTTCTTTAGCCATTTTAGAACTCATTAATTTTTGAGGTTAATTTAGAAAGACCTGATTTCACAAAGTATGTGTAGATCTTACCACGAGGAGGAATTTTGTATGATTCATAATAATCTATGATCTTTTTAGCAATATCCTCTGGGATATATTCGAAATCGATAAGTACTCTGTTTTCGAGGTATCGATTATATTCCGATTCAGTTAAAAGCTCTTTCATTCCTTCAGGACCAGCATCCAAGCACTGTTCCAAAAGTTTAGTTGCAAATGGAGGAGTTCTTTCACCATCTAATTTAGTTAACCAAAAATCAGAACGAACTTTAACAGAAGCAACGTTATCTTTACGGTCACCTTTAAGAACTTTAGTCAAGCATTCCAGATCAGCTTCACCAGGTTTAATCTTGACGAGTTTCTTTTGCATCGGAGACCATTGTTTAACATTCGGATATTTGTGCAACTGTTTAAAGTCACCATCCGAAGAAACTATCATAATTTTATGCCCCTTTAAAGAAAGATAAGGAACAAGAATACCGATATGGTCATCCGCCTCATATTTGTCAATATTCATAACAACATAAGGCATATACTTCTCAAATTCTTCAACCGCAGTGCGGATTCCAGTGAAGTAACCTTCCCAATCCCATTTAGACTCTTCGCGTCCTTTGGAACGGTTCTTTTTATAGTAATAAGCTAAATCCCGGCGCCAATAACCAGATTTTGCATTATCAACGCAAATAACAACTTTAGTGTAACCCTGTTTTCTGAACTGTAATACATTTTTCTTTAAAGTAGATAGGAAAAGATGACGAACCATCGGAACAGGAATTTTTTCCCCATCAGCGAATGTATTCAATGCTACAGCAAGTGCAAGCTGTGACAAGTCAACAAAAGCAATACCTTCTTTTTGGTCTTCTTCAGACCCGAACATTTCGTTTAAATTCATTTGAACCTCGTTCAATTAGTGACAGATCAATTATAAATACATTCTATAATAGCAAACAGGAGTCATCATGGCCGATTTAAAAAGAAAATTCAGAGCTCAAGAAGGTCTGGATGCGGCGGGTGAGAAAGTAATTAACGTACAAACCGCTGATCGTACTGTTCCGAGCGATGGTGTTAACGTTGAGTTTCTCGTCCAAGAAAACACATTACAACAATACGACGAAACCAGATGGTATCCGAAAGATTTCGCAGTGATTTATGATAACCGAATTTGGGTATCAAATCGAGAAATCGTTAAACCTTCTGGTGCTTTCAATGAATTATTTTGGACTGCTTTGCGTACGGATGCGAAGTGGAAAACCGAATCTGCTGGAACGATTAACCTGAAATCTGGTGACTTCATTTCCGCTGATACGTCTGGACGAGGCACAATTAAATTTGTTTTGCCGAGTGCTCCACAAGACGGCGATACAATCTTCATCAAAGATATCGGTGGACAACCTGGATACGCTGACGTAACTATCGATGCTTCTGTTCAGTCAATCGTTTGGTTGGGTGCACAAGTTCGCAGTGTACGAATGACTCATCCATATAGCCAAATGGTATTAGTGTTCAGCAATCGTTTGTGGCAACTTTATATAAGCGACAATGAGCGCACGGCCACAACAATTACCCCGGCGAGTATTCATGAAGCACAAGCTAATGAATTCATCGTTCGTCGTTATACGACTGGGGCTCCTATTCGTGTTACTCTTCCTAAGTTCGCGAATGATGGTGATATCATTAACTTCACTGACATGGATGGAATGAACCCTTTATTCCATATGTTTGTGAGCACGTTTGATGCTAATACTTCTATTGGATCAGTAGGAACAACTTCAATTGAAGTGCGTTCTTCTGGCGATGGATTTGTGATGTTCGATGCAGTTGAAAAACTGTGGAGAATTTGGGATGGTGATCTTCGTACTCGTCTTCGTATTATAAAGGAAGATACTGAAGTACGTCCAAACGATCATGTGATGGTGTTCGGTACAAATAATAGCACTGTCAAGAAAGTTGTAATTACTCTGCCTCCGGCGCCGGGAATCGGTGATACTGTTAAGATTTCTTTGAACTACATGCGTAAAGGTCAAACAGTAGATATCACGTGTACTGGAACGGATACTATCGCAGCTTCTGTTTCGTTGCTTCAATTCCCTAAACGTTCAGAATATCCGCCAGATACGACATGGGTTCAGAACAAAACTCTGAGCTTTAATGGTGATACTTCTTATGTTCCGGTATTAGACTTATCTTATATCGAAGATGCAGGATTGAAGTATTGGGTTGTTTCTGACAACACGCCGACAGTAGAACGTGTTGATTCAAAGACTGATGCTACTCGTGCTCGTCTGGGTGTTATTGCTCTGGCTACCGAAGCTCAAGCTATGGTTGATCATGAAAATAATCCAGAGAAAGAATTAGCAATTACTCCAGAGACATTCGCTAAACGCGTTGCTACTAAGCTTCGTCGTGGTATTGCTCGTTTGGTTACTTTAGCTGAAATTCAAGCTCCAACTACCGGTCCTCATCTGGATGATGTAATTGTTACTCCAGCAATGCTGAATGAGAAAACAGCTACTGAAACTCGTCGTGGTGTAGCGGAAATTGCTACTCAATCGAAAACTGATGGATCAACTGACGATGTCACAATCGTAACTCCTAAGAAGTTGCATAATCGTAAAGCTTCGGAAATATTGACTGGTATTTTAGCTCTGGTTAAAACTGGAATAACTACCGTTGCTGGTGTAGATCGTGATACTAAAGGAACTAACGTATACGATAACACTGAGAATACGAAAGCTGTAACTCCAGCTTCTTTGTTTGAAAATAAAGCAACTTACACCTCACAAGGTGGTACTTATTTAGCAACCGAGAATGAAGTAATTAATGGAACGGCGCATGATCCTAAAATTCCTACTGCCGTAACGCCGGTTGAGCTGCATAAGAAAACTGCAACGGAAGGAAGAATTGGTTTTACTGAAATTGCTACTCAGCCAGAAACTGATGCTGGTAATGACGATTTCCGATACATTACACCTAAGAAATTATCTGGTCGTAAAGCAACCCAAGATTTAACTGGATTAGCACGTATCGCTACTCAACCAGAATTCAATGCTGGCGCATTGGACGATGTCATCTCGACTCCGTTCAAAATTAAAACTTATTTCTCTGATCCTGCTAGACACTCTGTTGAACCGTTGTCTGGATTAGTTGAATCAGGTAACTCCTGGGACCATTATAAACTTGATATCAAGAAAGCATCTGAGACACAACGTGGTACTTTGGCGGTTGCTACTAAGATTCTGGTAGATGCTGGTGTAGATGACCAAACTATCATTACTCCTAAAAAGCTTCAAGATAAGAAGACATCAGAAACAACTGAAGGTATTATTCAGATCGCAACTCGTCTTGAAACAACGACAGGAACGGTTGGTAATAAAGCAGTTCCTCCGGTTCATCTGAAGTATGCTATTCAAGAACAAGCTGATTGGGAAGCTACTCCGACTCGTCGAGGTCCAGTTAAATTAACTGAATTAGCACTTACTTTCATCGGCGATAAAGTATTCGGTTCTGGCGTGAAGTTTAACGCTATTACTGGACTTTATGAGAATGATGATGCTAAACTGACTGAAGGAAATTATTTCAAAACTGGATATACTGTATCTCCGTTTGAAATGAATAAAACGCTTCAGAACTTCTTACCGATCAACGCAATTGCTACAGATTCACATAAGCTTGATGGACTGGATTCACTTCAGTTTATTCGCCGTGATATCGATCAGACTGTTAATGGTTCATTAACTTTGACCAAGCAGTTAAACACTAGTGCACCTCTGGTGTCCTCTAGTACATCGAAGTTCACTAACGTAATGGCTACTATAGACCTGACTGTTGGCGATGACTCAAGTCACTCTGTGATTAATTTGAATGCCAAAGGGAACCATTGGTTGATCGATGCTCAATCTCAATCAACTTACTTGGATTTCACCGCAGATGCTGATGTACTCCGTCTGAAACGTGATGGCGATGTTGAAGTTGGACAAACGCTTAAAGCTGGTAATCGAATTGATGCTATGAAAGGCTTTAGCGTAGAAGGTGGTACAATGGTTATTAATCCTACCCCTTCAAATATTCAATTTGGTTCACAATCAAAAGCTACTAATATTCAGACAACTGATGCTAGTAACTTAACGGTAACTGATTCTACTGGTACTTCTACAGTGATCACTACCAAGAACATGGTAAATCAAATTGGTTTGAACTTCGTCAAGAAAATTGGCGATTCAATGACTGGAAATCTCTTGATTGATGCTACGCTTCGCGTACAGATTCCTGAGGGAGTTGTTACTCCAGATCAAGCTCCGACTGATGCTAACCCGAATGCATGGTCCTCTTCAATTAAAACTTCTGCTGTGTACAATAAGCTTCCGGGCTTTGTTGTTCCAGTATATGGAACTAATGAAGAAGGCAATCCAGTTGCAATCGATTATACAGAAGTCAAAGGCCCAGGTACATTAACTCAGCATGGTATTGATAAAAATAGTATTTGGCAAATTTGGGCTCCACGTCCAGCTACAGTCGATGCTACTTATTTTGCTCAAACCTTCTGGGTTCGTAACTTCAACGCTTTGACCGGTAAATGGGATAAATGGGGCAGAATGTATACCAGCAATAACCCACCTACTTCTAAGGAAATTGGTGCGGTTGCGGCAGGTGGTTCTGCATTTGATAACTTAACAATTCGCGATTGGTTGCAGATCGGTAATGTTCGTATGACGCCGAACCCAGCTACTCAATCTGTGGATATGACTTGGATTCCTTAATGGAAAAAATGATGGCGAGTTTTGGTAACGGATATACCAAAACTCAAGTTATTTCAGAAAATAATTCCATCAAATATAAGTTGTCATTCGCTCCGGGGTCAGAATTATCGACCCCGGCTTTAGGATATTTCACCTTTCAAGATGATCGTGTAGGTGACCAACAAGATGGTGTTGGTATAAATGTCCGTGAATTCAATCCAGCGATGAACACTATATCACCAAAGAAAACTTTCAATTTAGCACAAGAAGATTCTAGCTCAGCCAACAGAGCATTTTTAGAGTATCTAGATACATTTGTTCCTTCTAGTAAAAACCTTTTGATATTCACTACGTTTGGTAATTTTAATCAATCTCCTTCTATTGAAGCTAAATTCAAATCGTTTTGGAGTACAATGTGGCCTAGTAAATGGCACACAGACAATTATCACTTGATATATGCTGGGTTATACTCCATAGAATCTAACAGAATGATTTCCGAAAACGTTACATACACTGATGGCCAAATTCAGCCGAAAGATTTAAGACCTGCTATAGAGTATGTGTATGATAAAGCAAACGACATAGGAGCTACTGGATTTGTTTATCGAGCTCTAGAAGATTTTAATGAATATCTATCTTCTGCTGCTACAATAAAGCGCTATCCCATTTCTGATGCTCTTGGAGTTCCAATTGCTTCTGTCGGTATCAAAGTATCAGATAAAATGCTTTGGTCATTTGAATTTTTTCAAAGTACTGAAATGATTCCCGGCGGAAGAAACGTTCGAGTAAGTCTAAGATGGCTTTCAAATAGTGGAACTTTAATAAAGAGTGAAAACATAGACTTTAACCCAGCTCAAGCTGGAAACTGGATCAAAAGTGAAAAGAGCATCGAAGTTCCTACTGGAGCTGAACGATATACTATCGTTGTATCTAAAACTGCTGGAACCGATTTAACTGGAGATGGCGGAGTTCGTTCAATGATTTTGACGAAGGTATCTCGTTCAGTAGAGGGTTTATCTTCAGCTCCAGCTATTTCGGTAAATGGAATAAGAATGAACTTAGCTGTATCGGGAGATGATCCGACTTTATTGAAGATGGCAGTCCCTGAAGTTGATTCAAGCGGTAAACCATTACCGGGAGAAGATATTTCTGGTCAAGTTTATAGCGCTGATTGGAGTGAGTTCGAAAAAGACATTTAGGGCCGAAAGGCCCTTTGTCGTATAAATAGTTTTATAACAATAGAGAGGACTTATGGCCGATTTAAAATCAAACAGTACAGTCGGTGGTTCACCTATTTGGCATAAGGGCAATTTCCCTCTATTTCCAACCGGTGACACACTGCTATTCAAAACCTACAAGGTTTATACCGAAAAAGATAAGCCTCAAGCTGCAGACAACGATTTCGTTTCTAAAGCGCAAGGCGGAACATATATAGAAACAGTCAAGTTCAACCAAGGACTGACGTTTAGTGACAGCCAGGGTAATCCAGTGACACTTGGTAAACCCAAGAGCACCAACCCTGATATAACATATAAGGCTTCACTTCAAGTTACTGGACCATTCGCTCTGGAAACACCAGACGGTCAACCGTTTATTATCTTTGATCCAGATAAAACTAACGGAGTATATCGTCTTATAACGATGGGTAACGTTCTGGCTAATGAGCTGCATGACTCTACGGGTCGAGCATTTTCTCCAGGTAACCCACCGAATAAAACTCAAATTGGATTACCTTTAGTTGATAACGCTAAACAGGTTCAATTGAATCAGAGCGCTTTACAGTCAATGACTGGTATTTTACAAGCTCCCAACTTTATAAGCGAAAGTCCTGCGTCTCAACCCGGACATGTTCCTCGTTTTGATCAGATAGTTATCAAAGATTCAATCCAAGATTTCGGATATTATAGCTGAGGATATATGGCTACTATTAAACAAATTCAATTCAAACGATCTACTGCTTCAGGTACAAAGCCGGCAGTAGCTCAGCTAGCAGAAGGCGAATTAGCTATTAATTTAGCTGATCGCACAATTTTCACTAAAGACCATAACAACCAAATTATTGATCTTGGCTTTGCTAAGGGCGGTACAATAAACGGTGATGTTATTCAAATTGGCAACTATAAGCAAACTGGTCAGTATAACTTAACCGGGAACATTGATGCTTCTGGCGATATTACATCTCATGGAAAGGTGTGGACTCACGCACTTATGGTTCGTCCTTTAGATCAAGGCGCATCATTCATTATAGAAAACCATTCTAATGTCTCCAAAGATATTAGAATAATTACGCATTCTACTGGCGAACTTCCTACCGATTATGACCGATTACTATTCAGAAGCATAACTGATACAAATGTTTTAGACCCAATGTCTATTTCATGGGCAAAGAACGGCACTGAAACAGTCGTTGACGTTTATGGCAAACTTAATTCCCGCTATTTCCTTATGGCTAATAAGGCCATGATATCTAGTAATTTTGCTACGTGGAATGATCTTGGCGATAACTCTTTAGTAATAGGTGACTCTGATACTGGATTTAAATGGGTTGAAGATGGCCGATTAGACTTTTATTCAAACTATGTATCAACATTTAAAATATCCGCATCAGAGAACGAATTTACTCGTAGAACTCGTTTTAGGTTCGCTGATTGGGCTGGAAACGGAAATGACAAGCCACCGATTGGATACGGACTTATAGAAATTGCTACGGCTACCGATGGTACCGGCGGTGATTCATACCTAGGATACTCAGAAGCACAGGGATTTTCGCATTATCTCCGTGGTGGCGGGCGCACTTATGTTGACACTAAAGGTGGACTAGTAATTTCTTACGGTGGTGCTAATATTACAGGTGATGTTATTATAGCTCCCAACAATATTCTTAAAGTCGGTGATGCCACAATTATTGGTGATGGTAATATTTTGGGTCCAACTTTCGATGGTAACTTAAAAGGTTACATTAAATCTAGAATAAAAGCTTCTGATAACTATTTGTTTGGTTGTCCGATTCCATGGCCTCATGCTGAAACTCCTGCAGGTTATGCTGATATGATTGGCCAAGAAATTAATGCTGAGGCTAACCCACGCTTGCGACAACTATATGGGCAATTCCTGCCGGATATGCGTGGACAGACGATTAAAGGTCTTCCTACTGGACGAGATATTTTATCAAGAGAAGGTAACCAAAACCGCTCACATACTCATGGCGGTGGCATTTATGATACGGATCTTGGTCGTAAATGGACGACTACTTTTGATTATGGTTCTAAATTATCCGATGTTCAAGGATTTCACGATCATCGTGTGGCAGGTAATACACACGATGCTGGTTCTCACCAACATGGCGGTTCTGGTCGTACGGCGTTTAACGCTGCCGGGAGTAACTATGCTACAGTAGCAAACGGTACTGTCACAAACCCGGTGACTGACTGGTCAGGAAACCACAACCACTGGATAGATTTTAGAACTGACGGTAATGGCAACCACCAACACTGGACTGGTATTGGAGCTCATGATCACTACATGGATCTTGGTGCACACTCTCACGGTCTGAGAATTGATAATGAAGGCGGCGGTGAAGTTACCGTCAATAACGTAGCATTTAAATATATAGTTAAACTTGGTTAATAGATTGGGGCTTCGGCCCCTCTGAGGAAACTATGAAAATTTATCATTACTATCACGATACTAAAGAATATTACCGCGAAGAAGAATACGTTGCTGCACCAGGCACTGGATTGCCGCGCTATTCAACTGATCAAAAACCCTATGAAACTACTGATGATTTTAAAAATATTTTTGAAGATGGAAAGTGGGTGCTAAAAGAAGACCATCGTGGAAAAAATGTATACCACACTCAAACTGGTGAGCTTTTTGTAGTTAATGGGCTGGGCGAAATAAACCCTATTCTTACATTTGAAAAGCCTAACACACCGTTTGATGAATTCATCGACGGCAAGTGGGTTTATTCTGCGGAAAAAGAAAAGAATTTAAGAGCTGAAGCTCGCGCCCATGAGGCCGAAGGTACATTAGACAGATTGACTCATGAAAAAGATATCATCGAAGGATTGATGAAAAACGGTGGAGCTTCAAAGATTGAAATTAAGCATCTTAAAGCTATTAAGAAATTTATTCCATTGATATCTAGAAATATGCTTATCGGTGCTGATATTCCTGAAGCTCCGGTATATCCGAAGGTTCTAGATAGTAAACCAATTTCACAGAAAATTAAAGCATTCTTTGGGGTATAAATATTCCAAAGGAGAAAACTTATGGCTTCAAAAATCAGTCTGCCAATCACAGACCTTGTTTTTGGAGTTTGGGATAGAGTATTCAAAGATAACGCAACCGGGAGAGTTCTTTTCTCCCGGGTTTTTGTGTTAATTGTGTTTTTTATTTTGGGAATGACTTGGGTTAAGAGTGATGCAATACTAAATGCTTACAAAGATTCGAGTTATGAGACCTACGCTAATATTCAGCAAAAGGACCGAGAAGCTCGCTTTGAAACCACTGCTCTAGAACAACTTCAAATCGTACATGTGTCAAGCGGTGCTGAATTCAGTGCTGTATATTCATTTAGACCAAAAAACTTGAACTACTTTGTGGACTTAATAGCATATGAAGGGAAACTTCCTTCTACTGTTTCAGAAAAAAGTTTAGGTGGATTTCCTGTTGACAAAACGTCTCAGGAGTATTCAACTCACTTAGGAGGAAGGGTTTTTTACTCTGAAAATGAATTTGTATTTTTACCATCAACTGTCAAAACTCAAGAATTGAAGTATATGTTTAGTTGTCCATTCTTCAATTTAGATAATGTATACGCAGGAACTGTTACAATGTATTGGTATGAAAAGAATAAAAATATCAATACCTCACGACTTGAATCTATATGCGACCAAGCCGCGCGGACATTAGGGAGAGCTCGTTAATTATTAGTGTACATTGCCAGATGGCGGTAAATGTCTTCATATCCTTCGTTGAATTCTTCGACGAGCAATTTTTTCTCATCAACGGTTAATTCAGAGATCAGCTTGCGGAAGCTTCCTTGATTTAACCGTCTCCAATCTTTATCATCGACGTGAGTTTCATTAATGAATGCAATGAAGTGATCACGTTTTTCTACAATATCATCCCGGCCAAATTTAATCAAAATAGATGCAATAGTAACAACTTCACGAACAATTTCAAAATTAGTCATTTTATTTCCTACTTCTTAAAGGATAAGAGTATAGTATCACAGTACTCCGAGAATGTAAACAGTTAGCTCAAAACTTCCCAGCGTTGCATGATATGATCTGGTTGAGTGATATATTCTCTGTCACCAGAATCAATCCAGAGTGCGTAACGAGTTTCTTTCTTCTCTGCAATAATATACCATTCGGCACCTACCGGACGAACTCTACGCCCCATCCAGTGACAAATTTTGATAGCCTCGTCAAAGCTGTAGTCTACCATATCTCCGAGAGCCAGCTTGTTCATGATGCCTTCAAGAGAGCGCTGGAACTCAACTACGTTTTCAAGATTATGACTCATGTGAGCTCCTGATATCAACATTGATCGGTTGAACACTAAGAATATCTTTTGCTATTAATTCTGGAATAGTTCTGCGAGCCATATACATAATTTGATCGGAAGAATTAGAAACTTTTCTTGCTTTTTCTAGCATTTCGGTTCTAATTATTTTAGTCTCAGCTTGTAGATATTCGATATATTCTTGTAAATCTTCTACCGGTTGATTATAAGTCTTTCCATATACGACGAATGTATCATAATCAATGCCATAATCTTTTATTGCTCGGATGACTTGGTCAATAGCAGATACTTCATCGTAAGCCCAACCACAGTTGACGAACGTTTGCTTGATTTCTTTACCATTTTTGTAAAACACTGCTCTAGTCGGTAAACTCATAATATCCTCAGTGTGTAGTAATTGTCATGTCAAGTGATTCAGCGAAATCCATCAGAGCAAAAGTCATATTAATTACGTGACCTTTTTCCCAAGATTCGATATAAATTCCACGATTATCTTCGGTTACTGTAACATCGCAGTCGGTGAATTCATGGTGATTGTTATTTCTCATTGCGTTAATGTAACTTAGCATTTTTGAAGCAAAGATTCCCCGACGAATAGAATCTTCTCCATTCATGCGAATAATCAAATCAATAGAGTATTTAACTTTGACCTGAGTAACAACACCAACATAACGGTCATACGCAAGACGTTCAAATTCAGCTTTACTCATCATGGTCTTTTCCTTTATGCTTTTGCTTACGTTTGGAGTCATTCATGGCGCGCTTCTTATCTTTATGAGCGCCGCCTTTATTGAAATCATGTTTCGCTACTGGATTGTTCAATTAAATGCCCTCTTACATTTTTAAGTTGCTTAACTTGCATAGCCAAACGCTGTAACGGAACAGTATCAGCTTGTTTAAGATGGTGTCTTATTAATTCAACAAACCATTCATAATCAGGACGCTTAGCTAATTCAGCTCGGAGCTTAGCATTTTCTTGTTCAGCTTTGGTCGCTCTTTGTCTGTACATTACCTAACACCTTAAGTTGATATTTCAGACTTTCAATTATGGACTCATTCATGTGAATATAGAGTTCCATCAACAACGGTTTGATCATTCCATTGATTGGAGATGCGAACGGACAAACGTAATCTTTTCCGGTAAGTTTCTGCGCCAACTTAGATTCGCAGAATTTAAATCCGGCTTCGTTGGTGTATGTACCCCAATTTTCATGCATCATTTCATTTGCACGAGTTAAGGCATGAATTCGGTTATTGATTGCATCGATTTGTAATTCTTTAGCGTTCATCAGAAATAATCCTCAAGTCCGTAGTTTTCAACAACTTCTTCAATTTCTTTGATGAGTTCTTCAACTGGTCGGCCGATAGAAATAATATCAAAATCACCTTTGTTAATTAATTTCAAAACATCGTCCTGGCATTGCCACATCAAATCAGTTGATATTTCATCCGCAATTCCGGAATAATAGTCTAACCCAGTTTCTTTGCATTTATCATAAAATGCTTTAAGAGCTGCACTTTCATAACGAACCATTTCTACTTGACGAGTTGACTTAATCATTAATAAAGATCCTCAGAAAATAATGTGTCATACGGCGCACCCTTTTTGCGAACTGTATTAATCTGTCCAGCATAGGTTGCAATAATCAATGCATCTTTGCGATTATGATATTCGCCCCATTGGTCAATAAAGCCTTGGTTGTCGTCATGAACGTGATCAGTCACCAATTTATCTTGGACTTGGTCCAACACTTCTGCCATATCTTTTGAATAATGTCTGGAACCTGGAATAACCAAATGACCACCAGTTTTTAATTCAAAACGATTAGCTGCACAAACGATACGACGTTGAAGTTTACGACCATCCCACCAATCGGCTATTTTGAAACAGATATCTGGAACCGCCAATTCATTATTTTGATTCATCGTTTCCATCATTTGAACCACCCATTAACTTTATCAATCCAACGAGATTTACGAGTAACACCCCAACGACGAATTTCTGGCTCTTTAGTTACTTCATCAATCCACTTTTCAGTTTCTTCAATTTGCTTCTGAGCGATAATAACTGAGCATGAATTAATGAAACGAGACAGCGCTTGCATAAAGTTCTGACAATCACCACAGTGACGTCCCAGAGTGCTATAAACTGCATAACAATCTTTAGATTTGAGTTCAATTGAGCCTAGATGAGAACCTCGGAACCAGACTTCCCATGCATCCGTCGGTAAGTGGTATTGACCATCAACTCGTTGTACACAACGTTGAAGCTCATTCAAAATCTCTGGGCGGTTCATGGTGTTTTTGATGTCTTCTACCAGTTGATTCAGTTGAATAGTCATTTTATTTCCTTACAGAGTGTCAACGGAGTTGATGATGTTTTCGATATTTTCTTCAGTACGAGCGATATCTAAGTAGATGTTACCGTTCTTAGAATGTTTAGCCGTCATACCAAGATCTTCAAAGTGTTTCACTTGAGAATCTGTCATTTTGTAACCGGAGATGCGGAAGTTACCTTTATTGCTAACCTCGAACGAACGAATACCGAAAGTACGTTTTTCCAGGACTGCAATAAAGTTGCTACGATAAACGTTCAGCTTTTTGATTTTGAAAAGTTCTTCTTTAGTAGCCAGAACTTCCATCATGAAATCTTTGTCGCTTTCCATCTCGCCGGTGATTGCACGAGCTTTACGAGTATTTCGTTTTTCTAGAAGTTCAGGAGCGTTTTCTTGCGCGTAAAGTACCGCAGCATTTGAGATGATGTCTTGTGCTTCACCTGTGATAACTAATCCATCACCTGATTTTTCAATCAACCCTTTCTTAATCAGAACGCCGATGTTGCTGTTAACTGAAGAAGCATTCATCGTTTCTACGAGTTCTTCACGAAGTTCAGCTGAAGTGATGAAATTACCTTTAGCTACCTTAATCAAAATGGCTGCTGTTTTTTCGTTCAGAACGTTTTCAGAAGCTTCGATGATGTAAGTTACTTTTGACATTTTGTTTCTCCGAATTCCATATTTGTTTTGATGTAGCTATAATACCATAGTTTAAAGCGGATGTAAACGGTTAGTTTAGCACCTTCCGAAAAAGATGCTATCAAACAGCTTAGCGGAAAAACGCTTTGAACAACTCTTTGGCCTGATTCAAAGTTTCTGCGACATCTTCGATTTCGTCATCCAGGACAACAACCATATCGTAGTTATTGACATAAACCCAAGCCAGATAGTAGCCTCCACATAGCTCGTTATGCCAGACAGTCAGATAGTTGTTGGTATCAGTATTTGACGAGTGAAGACGAGCGAGCATTAACTTATCTTCAAAGTCACCGCCAGTATTGTCCAGCAGAACTTTTAAGTTTTTAACTAAAGTTTCCATAATTTCCTCATTCGTTGAAGTATTCAACACATTCATCATAAGAACCTTCAAAGTGTGCTGAGCCACCAAAGTCAGCAGTAAGGTCTTCACAGTTCATAAAGATACTCACCACGTTGAAGATATCTTCGTTATCGTCATAAACGATAGCATGGTAGATAGCTCCTAAAACATTATCGTTGCAAGTTTTACGTACAAACTTAACAGCTTTGATATCGTTATGGCAAATGATTAAACCTTCATTTTCAAGAGCGGCAATAATTACGTTTTTCATTTTATTCTCCAAGATTTTCTATCAGTTTGTTTGGTATGAAGTAATAATATCAAATCTTAAAGCGGATGTAAACGGTTGATTGTAAAATTTTTGGATTCACCAGAACGGCTGAGAGGAACTTTCTAGGAGGGAATGATTGATTATATGGACTGGGCTCTAGAATTCACTAGAGCCGTGTAGAGTTAAAGAAAAATCAGAAGAAGTGACAACAAGAAGCCCATAAATCCAATAACTACAAGAGCTCCAAGAACAAGCGCTATAATAAACGCAGGCATGAACCAAAGAATAACAGTTAACAAAAGAAGAACTATAGCTACTCGCATAACTCCTCCAAATCTTTGATGAACTCAGCTTCTGGGGTTGTTTCTTGCCAGTACTTATATTCTTTCTTAAGACTTTTAGCAGCTTCAATAAGTTTCTTGGCTTCGTCACTAGTGATGTGGTAAATATTCATTGACACAAGTTTTTCAACGTGTGATTTGAAGAGATCTACTTTCTCAAGTTCAGATACCAGAGCTTTACGAGTCTTACCTTGAATAACAATTTTTCCATCAACAACATCTTTGATGAATTGAGCTTTGGCAACAGCCAGAGTTAATTGTTCTTTGACTTCATTTAGTTTATGCTCAATTCGTTTTTCAACAAATGTTTTGCGCACTTCAACAAAGTGTTTAATCAGATCAGATGCTTTAGTGAACTTATCGTTCAGCTTGCCGTTTTCATCAATGACAACAATGAATTGTGATAACTTCTCAATCAGTTTGAAATCACGCATAATCATATCGTGCCGCATTTCTGTTGACGTAGGAAGATGGTAAACGCCTCTGAATTTAACTTTAAAACCAAACCCAGCTTTTGAACAATCGTCAGTATAAGTGATCAGCCCCTTTTCTTCTAAAGGATCGAGTACTTTTTCCACGTAAGTGTCACGGTCAAACTTATATGGAATTTCACTGATATACATCTGAGTTGCTGAAGTGAATTTATACACACCATGTAATTCAACCCCACCGTCTTCAGTTGGAATTACTTTCCCGTTAAATTTAGGGAATTTAACTTCTGGTTCTTTATCAAGTTTTCCTTCCAAAGCCAATCGAGTACATTCAACAATAGATTCAAAACTATGAGGAAGAATATTTGTTGCATAACCAGTTGCAATGCCACGAACACCATTCAAAAGAACAGTCGGAATTACTGGAAGATAGAAAGCCGGAGGAATATGCTCATTATCTTTATGAGCTGGAGCAATTTCTAAGTCTTTATAAACCTTACGGAAATTGTCAGATACACGACAGAAAATATAACGAGATGCTGCTGCTTTCTGAACCAAACGAGAACCAAAGTTACCTTGACCATCTAATAATGGAAAGTTGTTGTTCCATGTATTAGCCATCAGTGCCCCAGCGTCTTGAGCTGAGCCTTCACCGTGGTGATAACCAAGATCCGCCACTCCACCTGCGACAGAAGCGAGTTTATGGAATTTTTCTTTATTTCCACGACTCAAATCAAGAGCTCGCTTCATTACAAAACGTTGAACTGGCTTAAACCCGTCAATCATATTAGGAATAGCACGGTTCTCGACAGTGTAAATTGCGAATTCTTTCGCTTCATTATCAATAATACTTTGAAGACTTCTTTGATTTAATTGCATATGATTACCAAATTATTGAACCGATGTCCATCATAACATTAACTAAGAAAAGCAAAATCTCAGTAATGCCGTAAGCTACACCGTAGAAAATGGCCATCGCAATGACGGCCAAAATAACAATCGAAGTAGTTACACGTTTCATTTTACTAAATTAATCAAAGTTATGATAAACAAAGTCAATGCCATTACACTAGAAGAAAATACTGTCGGAGTTGCAATTCCTGTTACAAAACTTGCAAACAACCCAGCCCAAATACCACAACCCAAAGCACCCACTAATTTATTCATTTAATCAATCCCACATAAAAGAAAATTCGTTCTAAAGCCAATATCGCAATTCCGAAACACATACTTCCAAGTACTCGAGGTGGAGGGATTAGTCCCTCCCAGATGAATACCCCAGAAGCAATGAACAATGGAATCATAATAAGAAATACCAAAGCCCAGATTTGTTTCATTAGTAACTCTGTAAACCAAAGAGGAAGTTATCATTCAGCATACGATTCATTTCTTCCAAGTTCTGAAACGCTTCTTTGTGAGACTTAGTAAACATCAGAGAAAGCTGGCCTTTGTTATAACCAGTTGTCAGAACTTTCATTTTTGAAACCGGGACGAAGAATACATCATAGATAACATCATTACTACGAAGAGTACGGCCAAGTTGAGAACGGCCGCGGTTCAATTGAGACAGAACATTGCTGAATCCGCATTTGGAACGTTGACGACCTACATAAAAGCGAGCTGTAGTGTAAGAACCAGGATTCACCAAGAAATAAAATCCCGGTTCACTAAGAACTTCACGCGCAGGTTCACCATTGAACCAATCAGCATTTTTGATTTTGCCCAGAGCAGTCGCGCCAGCTTTTTCCAGAATAGACACAGTCAGTAAAGTTTTCATATTATTTCTCTCATTTGATTAAAGTTTTATGCTCCAGGAGGGCATATTATACCCTCAAGATATTATTCAAATCCTGCACTTCCAATTACACGATCCATACTATCGAAAATTTTGCATGAACCATTTTTAGATGAAGTAGCGTATTGATCTGCTGCCATTTGGGCATGGTCACCAAACATGTGGGTATCCCAAGTCTTGAAACGTGGTTCACCATCTTCCAATTCAAACCAAACCATGACAGTTACGCGAATCATAATTCAACCTCAATGATATCAAGAAGTTCAAGCTTAATCGCAAGTTTAACGAATTTGCTTATTTCATAAGACCATGAATCATTACATAGCCCTGAACGAATTCTTTCTAGTTCTTCTTTAGAACCAAAATAAGGCTGTTCGCCGTCAAAATCCAGAATTGTCCAATCACCTTCTTCATTGGCATCGAAAGTGGCAGTAACAATTTCTTTTGAAGCTCGATTCTTTAAGTAGTAACGTTCCATTTATTCTCCTTCAATTTCAATTAATTCATTAACACCAAATTCCATCGGGAAGTGCTCGAACTCTCCACAATCTGAATCGTAAGATTCAGTAGTGATACAGATTTTTGTACCACAAGGATAAATCTCAACATCTACAACTTCACAACCTTCGACGATGTTGCCATTTTTAACTTCCGATGCTTTGATTTTCATTTTGTTCTCCGTTAGTTGATTTCTAGTCTATAGTATACCACTTCCATGTGGATGTAAACGGCTGAAGATTAAATGTTTAAGTACCATCCAGTGTAGTTACTACGGCGAACAATTTTCTTTAGGTCTTCCTGGTCCCCAACGAACTTTAGGGTAAACGAGAACACCTCTGGTGAACTTTCTTCCACATCTAATATGATAATACAGTCTGCCACTTGGTGTGTCAAGAAGGGCCCTAGGTTAACCCCAGATCCATATGGATAGTCTCCGCCATAGCCGGTAGTGACAGAAATCCACTTAGCGTCAGACTGATGAGTCTTGACTTCAATTCTCAATCCTGAGTATTTTGGATGAGCTAAAACATCCCAAGCAAATGTCAACGGATCTTCGTAATCTGCTTTCATGTTCGCAACATATCCATCAACCCAAGTTGCAACCGCTCGTTCAGCCATTTGAGCTATCGTGCACCGACGTTTAACTTGCTCCGGGTCTTGTCCTGAATCTTTTTCCATCGAGTACCGGACAGTGTCTTTTATCTTGACTTTATCTTCGCCGGTGAGATCATTCTTCGACCGGGTAAATGTCGGAAGACTCTTCAGTCTCATCAACCCGCAATTCGTCTTGACCATAAATTCCTCTGATATGTAATTCGCCTTCATAGATGCGGTCATCTTCTTCAAGATATTCTGCATCATGTGGAGGGATTTCATTTACTACCTCGTCACAGTGCAACCACGCGTAATGAACATCACCTGGATGCTTCACTAGCTTTCTGCAATAAACTGATTTTGCATAATGAGTTCCGCGAAGATTAGTGACCTTAGAATCTGAGATGTTAAATGGGTTGATCATAGTAACCTCAAAGAAAAAGCCCCGAAGGGCTTTAATTAGAAACGCTGAATACGAACGTTAAGAATGCGATTGTATTCAACCATAATGGTGAGCTGTTGTTGCAGATAGTACTGGTCTTGCTTTTCCATAGCATCGAAGACGGAGCCTCGAGTAGCAATGAACGCGGACAGTGCTTCAATTTTTGTTTCGAGCTCTTTCTGCTCGTCAATTACGCGTTGTTGATACGGTAACATTAGCGAACTCCCCATTGTGCAGTAACATCTTCAAGTACGAGATATTCGCAAGTACGCATTTTAGCATCGCCGTAATCAACCGGGATACTTACTACATCACGTGGATGCACCTTAACGGAAACGATGCGATCAGAACCACCCTGAAAGTAAGAGATATAGCTCTTGGAGCAAACATGAAGACCGGCAGAGCAAGTTCGCTCATCGTCTTCATCTACCTGATTGCGTTCCATTTTAACAACTACGCCAGGAGAGTTATCAAAACGACCAGTACGACAGTCTTTGTAATCTTTAGTAACTACTTTCCATGCGATGAAATGACCATCATCAGTGATTTCAATATCGTTCGCTACCAAGAAATCAAACAAACGATAAACAGCTTTACGGCTCGGATTCAGCATCAGGTTTTCCAGGAAAGGCAAATAACGTTCAAAGTTTTCACCTTTTTCCATAGAGTCCAGAATACGTTCGGTCAAACCGGATTTGATTTCGATGTCTTTAAAGAACAGAGCACCATTATCAATTTTAACGTTGCCTTTAACGAAAGTAGTCAGACCTTTTTCTGCGTTGATAATTTCCAGTGCGCCAGGGATGTCACCATCAATCAGACGCTGCAGAGCAATTTTAAAGCCCTTTGTCTTGTGATCAGCTGGATAAGTCTTATGAGTAGACAGATCAGTGATGCTGATGAATTTATTTGACGCGTTCCAGATATATTGGGTTTCTGGAACCAGGGCTTCAACTTCTTCAACTGGTTTCATTTCTTTCAGTACTCGACGAACGGTATCAGTCGAGCAATTGAAGCGATTAGCAATCCATGTGCGAGTATAACCGGCTTCGGCATAATCAACAATGGACATCTTTTGACGATCAGAAAACATTTGTACGGCCATATAAACCTC